CGTAGTTGATGGTGGTGATGTCTCAATAGAGTAAGAAGTTGCGTACAAGGCTGGATTCCATATCAGGTCGACTGTGGTTTCCGTTGGGTTGGACGCCACGAAACCAGTGACGGCGTCCGGAAGAGGCGAAGGCGAAGGCGAATTTACTATACTTAATATTTCAGTTCCACCTTCTTGGAGTGTGTACAGAGAAACACCATTTCCTTTCGAGACACTGAACAAGTTGTACGACAGGGCATATATTCTGACCGAACGAGCAGATGCGCTCGACGTCAAAGTCAACGTGTGTTGCTGTCGATTGATGTTTGTCATGTTGATTTCACCGGACGGCTCGTTCAGTTCGGGTTCGAGCGCAAATGAATACATGTAGTACCGACCGTTCGGGACGCGCGTATGGAACTCCAGACCCTGAATTACTCGAAGATACTGCGCGGTTGCGTAGTCTGGAGTGATTCTATCAATCGAATTGAGTGTCAACTGGAGATTGACAAGCTGGTCGGTCGTTCCGTAATCGTACACGTTAGACGCGTTGTCACCCTGAATGACCCAATAGAGTTCCTTGACATCATTCACAAACGACGTCAAAAATTGAACAGACGATTGAGTGGACAATGACGGGACTCGAAACTGCATTCTCTGAAAACTTTCAGTCGTATAAATGAGTTCGTGGGACGTGAGATAATCCCGTTCGGCTTTGGTGACGTAGACGTACTCGACAAAGAGATCCACCTGGATTGGTTTCGTGTATGCAAGTCCATTGGTGAAGAATGTCGATGGTTTGAATACGACCCGAAACTTGGGCGCTTCATCAAGCGCGATGAGCGGCAGTCCCTTTTTTAAAATCGAAAAAGGCATCGGAATGTGATACGAAGCGAGATTGCTCGTCTGCCCCGTTCCGACCATATATGTCAAAGCAGCCTGTTTTGCTTGCGGCACACGAGTATCACCGAGCATGTACAGGTTTTCGCCGTAAATTCTTTCAATGAGTTGATCCTTGTATGAGAGTTCGACCCGGTCGATCATGGCTGTACCGGCACTCGGTTGGACGGTCGTCGGTGCGTCGGTCGGCCATGTTACCCGAAGGTACATGGTCCGGGCAATGTCGCCCGTCTTGGCGATCCATACGGTCATGTCGTCCCCCCAGTGAATATCTTTTGGAAATTGAAGTCGAATTGTCTGACGGGCAAATTGGGCTGGAGGTGTCATTCTACTTTAGAAAGCAGAATTAAAAAGAAGCCCGCCAATCCCATTATTTGCCTGGAAAACATTGTACGACTTGGAGTACACGCGAACATTTGCGGCGGCGGTCGGCATGTCCACGAGTTGAATCTCGAGCATCGGTGATGCTATTCGCGACATGTTCAATGATCCGGACGGTGTCAGTATTTCTGGGTCGAGTGCAAAGTTGACCACGGCCACGTTACTGCTTACGTATGTGTGACTTTCGAATGCCCGTATAGTCTTTGTAGTGACTTGGTCGTCGTCGACCAGGATTTCACCGTTCAGCCGAAGAATAAGCCGTTGGATGACACACGGATCATCGACCGAAATCCACAGTTCCCGAACCGGGTTGAGGAACCGAAGTTGGAACTCGCTCGTTTGTGCACCCGGTTGAATCGTAAACGTTTCGACATCCGTCTGACCGTAGAGCATCTTGCCCGTCCTGGGTGGCGTGGGATACTTTTTGTACTTGGCGATGATACTGGACGAACTGAGCACGTTCGACATTGTGACCGGATTGTACTGGATAAAATCTTGGTAACTGACATTAAAACCTCGTCCGTCAACTTCTGTAATGTAAATATATCTCGACCCTGTAATGAAACGCATTCTGTAAATTTGGCCATTATAAAACGGGCTTGATGTGGTCAAATCTGTTCGATGGACCAGCAACGCGATTTGAGGACTGGAACCATCCGAACCAGATATAGCAAGTGTATTATCAGAATTGATACGGAAATTGATCCATTCCCATGAACTAGCAAGGTTGAAAGGTTTTGTCGTATCGTATTTGTGCCACAACGTTTTTCTTGAAAAGTCCGTTTCTGGAAACGTAGGTTGTTGAAACACAGTCTTTGTATGATAATATACATACTTTCCGTCAAAACCACAAGGAATACTATATTCAAAATTTTGGGACCTAATTACCGTATCGCCTGTGTAAAATTCCCACGAGGCTTGTTGGTCGACATTTGACGTCGAATCATATCTTGAAAAAGTTCCGGGTGAACCCCGTGGAGATGAAGATGAAAAATACAAATACCGACCATCTGACATCAATGGTGCCCCTTCTAAATTACGAACTGGATTTGGTGTGATAATGGCACCATCGACTTGTGTGTACGCGTCCGTACTCAGAAAACTTTGAGTATCCAATTTGGCGATATAAGAACCCGCAGTTGCAAAATATATGTACCGACCGTCGAACGTAGATCCTAAATAAAAATTACTGTTTGTAATTTCAAAAAATGTATAACCAGGTAACAAATCTTTGATAGAGGCGGGAAGTCCACCGGTTGTCAGTGCATACGTGTAAGAACTTGATGAATTAAAATCAGCAGTCGTGTCGTATCGCATCCATATCAAGTTTCTGTGAATATATCGAAAATAATTTTGTTGAGTAGTTGATGGTATACTCGGATATGTTAATGTTCCGGTGACAAGAACATCTGACCCACTTTGGACCATCGAGGAAATCACTGCACTTGAAAATGCTCCATAATTATTTGTCCAAAAGTTCTGAAGGGCCGTCTGGTCCGATCCTGACAAAGGTGCAGTTGTATTATAAAATCGGTACACGAAAGTCCATATTTTTTGGGTTACGTCTGAAGTAACACTTACAAGACTCGTATACGTCGAACCGATGATGTAATAATTCACAGAGTACTGTATGTAAGCATAACGAGCATCTGTAAGAATAGAAATAACTCTCCCGTCACCATCCCCGTTCGCCGGGAATGCGCTAAAAAAACTGTATGTACTAGTTGTCCACGGTGTCGTGCTCGATGAAAGTATTGTCGAAATCAAAGCTTTTCTAATATATGTACCTGTCGAACCATAGAGTGTTCCGCCGTTTGTAGTTATGAATACACCTGAACCACTCCCGGGTGTCCATTTATAAAACGTCCCGTCATCCTGATTATAAAACCTGAATGAATTGTTCAGTAAAGGACCCATGATGACATAATTTTTCCAGCCGATTGCCCATGTAGGATCAAAGTTTTCAGTTCCGTCGGCAGTTATCGCCTGAAGATTCGATGTAACGTACGAATCACCATCGAGAAAACCATTTGACGTAATAACATTCGCAGCAAGATTCTCAAATTTTTCGTATTCGATATCGACCCTGACGTCGTGCATGTACAACTCACTCATGTTCAGTGTGTCCATGTTGAACGTCAACTTTGTATAGTATTCTCGAGGGGTCGACACAACCGACATATCGTTCTTGCCTTCGAGAATCGTTAGAGCGGCTTGGTTTTCGTAGGCGACGCAGAGGTCCTGTTCTAGGTACAGTCGCTCGCTCGTCAGACGGTCTATAACCTGTCCACCGACAGTCAACGTCGCATTCTTGACGAGTTTGGTCGCGACCGAGTCGACGTACGAAAACCCATTTGAAGGTGGCGGCGTAAAACCGCGGATCCAACCCGCTTGTACGAGCGTGAGTGGTGCAATTAACGTGCCGCCCGTAAAGTTGTACGCCGGATAGCCACCATTTATTGTAAAAAAGTCGGGATCCCGAATATCAAACCCCCAAAATGAGGCGCTGGCTTCGTTCTGAAAAAAGATGTCCGAATAGACGCCTGTGAAAACAAACTTGTTGAGCGTCGAATCGTATGTGACATTGATGTTCGAATAGCCGACAAAGTTTGTCGCCCATGCCGAAAGGAATTGTGTATTAAAGTAGCCAACGAAATCACCTGGTTGGATCGCGAGCGTATTCGTCTGGACGTAAACACCCCCGTCGACTTCATCAGAATACCGAGGGTAGACGTACCCTGGTCCGAGCGGTGTGTACAACTGTGGAAGTTCAGACCGAAGAGTCAGACGCCTGAGTAAATCATCTTTTGGTGGAATACGAGCTGATACAGAACCACCGAATGCAGGTACATTTGTATCAAAAGGAATCTCGAGCGATTCAGCAATATACGTATCACGTGTATCATACTTTCGAGAGAATAATGTGTACTGTGGATTTTGTGTAAATGTTCCTCCAGCATCAAGTTGAACACGCGCACCAGACATGATGCTCTTCTATAAAATGTGTTTTTTGTTTCGTCTACTTTGTAACAATGCTTTCCTGGCGAATTTTCAAAACACCCTTTTCTGTGATATAATCAACGATACTATTGACAATACACCAACGAATGAAATTCAACTGCGCAACCGTCGTCGTCAGACCCATAAATTCAATTCGCTCAGTTCGACAAAATGGATCAAAAAACTTTTTCGAATAGCCATCCAGTGATGACTTGTATGCCACGTGGACAGTAAACTGACGCCCCGTCGGTGTTGTGTACGTCACGTTCGTCTGACGGGAATAGTTTGTCACGAACCACTCGAGGTTCCTGAGAGACACACCGCGTCGATGTTCAAGAATGTCCTTCAACTGCTGAGCATGCTCAGGCACTTCGAAGAACCGTTTAAGCGCCTCGAGAAGCAAATCGCTCCTCGTTGCCATTGGAATTTCAGAGTCATTTGTTTTTAAGCAAGTACCACGTTGCTGCAGCGGCAACAAGAGTCCACGCCGTGATGTGATCCACCTGATTCATCACATCAATAGTCGCTTGATCGAGGTTGTTAAACTCATCCTTGTAATCTGGTGGCTTGAAAGGAAGCCATATGTACCGCCCGAACGGCACAACTGTTGGACGAAGTTTGTCTTGACACTTGTATGCCCAGTCGTACCACGCAAGTAAAATGTACGGGAACCAAATCAAAAATGCGAGGACCCACAGATTTTTGTGGGGGGCAAACCAATATCCAAGTGAAAGCATCAGGGAAAAGATGATACATTTGACGTTAAATACAAACGGACGACCTGGTAACACACCACCCGCCATCTACTTACGAGCCAACATAATAAATGACAATACAATTGAAGCGATCAGATACCAGAAAATGGCATCATCGCGCCAGTCGCCTTCGAGTGCACAATCGCATTGCTTCTTTCTGAGTGCTGGAATGTATGAAAGAATTGCTCCAATGTTCACGAGAGCTGCGATGAACCATACCATACCGAGCGTCATTACCGCTGGTGGTAGAGAAGTTGGACGCATGAACATGCTTCCGATGAGAAGTAAAACAGATACAACTGAAAAGTACTTCATGAAATCACGGCGCCAGTCTGTGCTACAATCGCATTTTTTTTCAATTTTGTTGATCCATGACAGAATAATAGCGTGAAACGTGAGAGCGGGAACAAGCATCAGGAGTTTGGAATTCATTATATATCTATACGAGAATTTTTCCCACGTTCACATGCTGGACATCCGGCAAGAAACATTGGCGGCAATGTATGCGTGTGCACTGTGTTTGGAGCCATGAGTGACAGTTGTGATCTAGATGGAATAATCACCCTTTGGATCGGCTTTTGATCCTTGTGACAGTGACAATACCCAGACCCATCCCTGACACCGCGTTTACACTTTTGCTTCGAAGACTTGCTCAGTCCGTGACACACGTTTCCGTTCCAGACACTCGTCGTGTTTTCACTCGCCGTTCGAAGCAGCTGTTGCAAAGAAATGTCATACGTACGACTAATCTTTTCAAGAGCTGTTGACATGCGTTCAACGACGCGGCGCTCCACCTCGTCTTCAATCAGTTGAAGAATTTGTTGCTCCATAGTTTCTTAGGGATTCTTGGGTTTAGGTCAATAATAACCATCCCAATCATCACACGGAGATGGTGAACGCGAAAAATCATAAACAGAATCGTTTTCTGTCTTATATTCAGGGTCGTTTACATCTACCCAATTGCAATTACACTCAATTACATAGTTGCAATCGCATTCATTTTCTTCCTCACAATAACAGCAGGGTCTCCAAGATCCACCTACTGAATGAAAAGCTTCGCACTTCTCTCGTGCATCCGAATTCACTTGATGAAAAATCTTGCGATTTTTTGAGATTCTTTTTCACGAATCTCATTAGACAAAAAATTTACGATTTCACCAGTTGAGTGCTTGAACCAGCAGTTATTATCTGTATATGATCCACCGGAGTATATTTCCGCTTTAAATTCAAAAGTTTCATGGCGAATCACGGGTTCCCCTTCTTCATCCTCTCCAGTATAGAATGTATGAAACCACTCACACTTACCAGGAATCGATTCATTATTACATAAAAATATCTGCTCATGTTCTAAATTCCAGTTTATTTGATAACTCATTTCGTCTATTACTTCACTTAATCCATCAGGTATGATTACCTTCTTTGGTTTGATACCAAACGCCAATCGCGAGTCTATAGAAAGTTCAGCCATTTCAAGAATGTACTGAATAATTTCATTTGGTAAATCCATTGGTCTTGTTTTTTTAAGGATTCTTGGGTTTAGGTGTGAAGTACGACGAGATTGACGGTGTTGTCAGATAGTCCACCGATTTGAAAATCGTCTGAAAAGGATTGGCGCCCACCAAAGGTTCCAACAAGTCACACACCGGTTTGACCAGCTGATGTTCGAAATAATACACGTAATCCAATGGAATCTTATTGTCTGTGACCCATACAGGGTCCTCCGCCTTGTCGCACAAAAGACCCGGAACCTTCGTGATGAGAAATGCGACTCGGTCTCCCTGTTGAGGTTCTGAACCCGGTGAACGTTTCTTAATCTTGTCTCGAACCTCGACGTGTGGAACGCGTGTCTTGTAGTCTGATCCAAGTTGTTTCGACATCATGAGTTCACTCGACTCCACCTTGCCTTTGAGAAGAGTTTTTGCAGATGCCCGTGCGTATTCAATCGCGGGTCGTGGATCCTCCGAATTGAGAACCAGATCCAAAAGGTGTTTCAGCACGCCTCGAACATACATACACGTGTCACGACGAACAACCTGCAAACCCTTGACGTCAATCTTCTTGAAGACTACACGAGATGGTTCACCATCTCTACCCCCCTTCTTCTCGTACATCTTAGCGGCGTACCGCTTTTTTGAATACAAAAAGTACGGACAGTACACCTTTTCCAACTCGAGGTCGTTCGGCGCCCGGAAAAGTTTTGTACACGCTTCAGCCGCCAGCTCACCCTGTGCCCACGAATAGTCGATCGCCTCTTGACCTTTGCGACCTTGGACGTCAAACTCAACCATGACCGAGTCGGTGTTTTTCACAATTATCTGCCCGACACCGGCTTGAAATGTACCTGCTCCAGTCTCGATGTCGTAAACGTAGCCGTCCCATGAGTCGTGAAGGAGGGTCACGGTATTTTCACCTGGTATGTCAGGGCCATAATGCAGTAAAATGGTATCTTTGTGGAGTTCATGTGGTTTCAAAATATTCAACTTGTTATCGAGTAATGAATGGTCTTCAGTCACGTCAACCGTGCCGTATGGTGAGGTTACTCGGTAAATTTTCTTGAGACTTTTATGTCGCACGACTCTGCGAATAGGTTTCCAACCTAGATGTGTCATTGCATCGAATATCATGTCTTCAGATTGTTCAGCCTGACCACTCTTGAAATGTTCATACGGAAACCAATTTGTGCACAAAGACTCTATTGTGCGACTTGAAATTTCCTCATTCCACCAAGACTTAACCAGTACAGGTGTCCATGGCATGACCGAATCGCCGTACCTCACCTTGGCGCCCGGAAAGTGTTCCTCGACGTAATTCTTCGTCTCATCAATCATTTGTCGTCCTCGCATAGTAACCGTGGATGCGATGGCGACGCACGGAAGCATCCCCTTAGTAGCACCAGTGAATCCGTAAATAGAATTCATTGAAATTTTGTACGCCAGTTGTTGACCGTTGTAGACCGCCTCCATGGGTGTTCCTTCTGCAGCCGCCATGAGTTTCTTCGCCTTTTTGCGAAAGGCGGCGAGCTCGTTCAGAATTGATGGAAGGAGAGATGGGACCGGAAGCATGGTTCCATCTTCCGCGCGAAGCGCCTGTGCAAACCGGTAGGGTCCGTATTGTTCATACTCAACACCCGGAATTTTTCCAAACCTGGGGTCAATAACCAACGAAGAGTAGCATAAATTATGAGCGCGCATGATGCTAGGATATAGACTAGCGAAATCAAGGGCGGTGATTGGTCCGTAGTAAGCGCCGGTTTGTGCATCGAGTACAGTTGCTCCTTGGTACTTATCGTCACTCGTAGCTTTAGAGTACATGGTCGGAACCATAAATCCAAGTTCACGCGCTTTGCGACAAATCTGGGAAAACACTTTGATTTGTTGTCCTCGCTCACTGAGGTAACTCAGAGGAACCCATGTCGCCTTTGCCATTTCAATGAGGTTTTGAATCAGACACAACTTTTCAGCAATTCGATGGGGAAGTTCAGTATCCTTGATACAGTATTCTGCCACCTCACCCAGTTTGTCTGGATCACCTTCACGGAACCGCGAAAACATCTCCTTCACGGGCATGTCAATCTTCTGATCGCCCAGAAATGTCTTTGAGACGTTATTCAAAGAGTACGACTCGAGTTTGTGTTCGCGCTTCACATCCTGAAACATGTCAAATACGTACCGACCAATCATGGGCACCATTTTCAAGTCGTTTGATCCGAGAGCGTTTGACGCAAGATGTTTCACGACGAGTTCATTTGGCAAACCGCGCATACGACCCCACATGTGTGCATCTGGTCCAGCGCCAGTCACGACTGCTCGCGTGTACAGATACTCCAAGTCAAACCCAAAGATGTTCCAACCAGTCACAATGTCAGGATCAATCTCACGAAGATATCGTCCGAGTCGTTCGAGCATTTCGCGCTCCGTCTCGAATGACTCTCCGCCCGACGTCTTCTTGACGCACAGACATTTCCGATCGAGATAACCCTCTCGTCCAAACTCTCGCGTCGTGATGGCAACCTGGAAGCACACATCCTTCTCTTTGAATGCATTTGGAAAAGCCCCTGACTCAGAGTACGACTCAATATCGAGGCTTGCGATGCGCAAAGGTGCAATGTCATCACGGTCAATGGGTTTCAGCGTTCGCCAATCTTTGACGCAAAAGTCGATTTGACATGTCGAGTCGTGTCCAGGGTTGGCATTTTCTGGCACTTTGATCCATCCCGTCGATTTGATTTCAGTCCTGTGCATAAACCGCAAAACAGGATCGAGGTTCTTTTCGTACACTTTCAATCCACGTGGACGACATTCTTTCATCTCTGCGAGTGTCCGGAATCCGAGTTTTAAAAACGTGCTCTCTTCTTGATTTCGAAATCCCCACAGATCTTTGCGTCGAATGACTGCAGAACTCGACGGCTGAATCTCTTGAATCAGCGCTTTCGGGGTACGATCGGGCGGTACCTTGACAAAAAAGTACGGCTCGAACGGTGTTTCAACATGAACAGACTTGCCATCTTCTGTTCGACCGAATATATGGACAGTGTATTCTTCGTCAGTATCCTCGCCGTGCCACGCAACAACTTGAAAACTCACCATACATTGTTAATGTTTTTTCTTTTTAGCCGCAGCGTACGTGATCGTGTTCAACCATGCGTTGAACCAGTTCTTTGAACGTCACCTTGGGTTTCCAACCAAAAGCCTCTCGCGCCTTTGTGGAATCACCTACGAGAACATCCACCTCAACAGGGCGGTAAAATTCAGGACTGATTCGGACGAGAATTTCACCGGTGAGTACATCCGTGCCGTACTCGGTGTCACCTGAACCATGCCATTCGATCTTTCGTCCAGTGCACGTAAATGCCTCTTCTACAAACTCACGGACCGAGTGGGTCTCTCCGGATGCGAGGACGTAATCATCGGGTGCGTCGAGCTGCATCATCTTCCACATACCTTCAATGTAATCCTGTGCGTGTCCCCAATCACGCTTGGCATCCAGGTTTCCGAGCACAATGGGAAACTGACGGGCGCCGATCGCCTTGGTGATTTTACGCGTCACAAACTCCTCTCCGCGACGCTCTGATTCATGGTTGAAAAGAATGCCGGTACACGCGTACATCCCATAAGACTCTCGGTAATTTTTTGTAATCCAATATCCAAAAAGCTTAGCGCACCCATAGGGACTTCTAGGGTAAAATGGCGTGGTCTCTCGCTGTGGAATTTCAGTAACTTTGCCAAACATTTCGGATGTTCCAGCTTGGTAGAATCGGAACCGGTCAAGTGGATATCCACAGAGGCGAATTGATTCGAGCCAGCGGAGGGTTCCGACTGCGTCAACGTTTGCAGTATACTCAGGCTGCTCAAAAGAAACTTTAACATGAGACTGTGCAGCCAGGTTATAAATTTCAATACGCTCGTAATTACCAGCAGCCACATCACGAACAACTGTAGCGAGACGCGAAGAATCTGTAAGATCGCCTCGAACGATTTTGAGACCCTGAATGTGATCGATACGCTCGCGCTTGTTTTCGGACGAGTATCGGACGAGTCCGTAGACGTCATACCCTTTTGAGAGCAGAAACTCGGCGAGGTATGATCCGTCTTGTCCAGTGACACCGCTTATGATGGCTACACGGGTACCCATTATTTAAAAAACCTTCTTCCTTTTTAAATGAGTCACTGAAATTCTTTGCACGCGAGAACCAACTCGGCAATTTGTTCTGTGGTATCATGTGATATATTGATGTCAACGGAATATGGGACAGTCTCTCCGGCATTGTCGAGACACTCGCAGCATATTTCATCCTCGGGGAACTCGCGCTCATCGTAAGCGGCTTGTTCTTGTTGAAGTCGGGCAAAATTCCATACAAGTAACTGGAGCAGCTTCGCCTTTTGGTCGAGTGTGAGTCTGTGACCACGCTTCCAATTGCTGACGAGTTCCTGGAAAAGCCAATACACGGCAGTCACTTTGTACACAAGTGGGTCGATGGGAACGTATTTTCGTGTGAGGTGTTCTCTCACCATGGGTTCGACTATAGTGTGCCATACTGCTTTTTCCATCTAGAATTAAAGAACCATTTTAGTTCTAGATGTCAAACATTGAAGATGTGTCCCGACTTTTGCGCGAAGTGGTCCTGCCTCGACTCGACGCACACGAAGGTGAACTTCGGGAATTGCGTGCCGTGACATGGCCGGTGTGTCAGGCGATGTGGGATCGTAAAATGCCATTCATGAACATCAGTATGAAGAAGCGGTTCTTCAAGTTTTTGGAGATTGACGAGCTTCGTCGGCTGCTCAAGTCCAAGTCGATTTACGCAGGTATCAACGATGTGACTATGGACCAGGAGGTTCAGATGCTCACTGAAATCAAGATTTTGTAGCTGTTATGTTCAATGACAAGAGATGTCCATTTTCAAAATCCATATGAGGCAAGTATGATTTTGAGTAATCATCGAAATCCTTTGGAAGGTATTCAAATGTGTTGTATCGTCGAGGGTTTTCAAAGTTCGTCTCAGTGAGGTACTTGGAAAGAGTATCGAATGTAAATCCAAATTTATGATAATCATATTCATCTCGTTGACCTCCCCAGAATTGACCGTAGAGTACACTCAGATCACCATGTTTTTTATAATGTTCAAATGCGCTGTCAATGTCTGGGACGGCTATATATATTTTACCACCCGATTTGAGTACCCTACTCCATTCTTTAAGTACATCCAGAAATTCATGACGTCCGAAATGTTCGAGAACGTGTGAAGCGTAAATTTCGTCAACTGAGTTGTCTTCGTATGGAAGACTTCGAATATCTACATTGACATCAGCATTTTCGTGCTTTATGTCAATATTCACGTAGCCATCGAGACGTCTGTGCCAACAGCCAAGATGTAGCTTCATTATTTTAAGTACAGTCGTTTTGTTTAAGTGTTAAAGGTTATCATTGATTAAAAAGAAATGTTGGCTCATCGACGGAATGTGAATTCACAGTTCGGTGAAGATGGTATGATTGAATATTTGTTTCAAAAACTGGGTATTTCAGATGGTGGCACGTGTTGTGAGTTTGGCGCATGGGACGGTAAAGCTGCTTCAAACACGTTTCGGCTCGTCAAGGAACGCGATTTCCGAGCTCTTTACATAGAAGGAGATACTGAAAAGTACAAAGATCTTCTCGAGACGTCTAAAGAGTTTCCTAAAATCACACCTGTATGTGAAATGGTGAGTAACAATCTTGATTTAATTTTCGAACAAAATAACTTTCCGTACGACATTGACTTGTTGTCAATCGATGTAGATTCAATTGACTATGAAATTTGGAGAGATACTCACAAGGTGAATCCAAAAATCGTCATCATTGAACCAAACAACGCCATTCCTTCGTGGATCAAGGAACCGGTGTATGATTCAGCAAAGGGTGCCAACTACTACATTCTCGAAGATCTCGGACGTAAAAAAGGGTACACGCTTGTGTGCAACACGAGTAATATGTTTTTCGTCCGAAATGATTTGTGCAACATAGAAACGGATGATCGTATATTTCCTTGGCATTTCGAGAATGACCTAAAACAACTAATTTTCCAGATAGCATTTGCAGCGAATATCGAAGAAACAGTTTGTAATTTTGTAAACTACGCCAAAAACGATCCCAATCATTTTATTCACAAGTATGTCCCAGCCAAGTACATGGACGATTTTGTCACGGAGTGTCCAAAGTATTGCAAAGGTGTTCGGCTCGGGTTTCTTGACATTACGATGAAAGTACCTATGTAGGGTTTTTAACGATAATAAACCTCTTTTCTCCGTAAATAGCCGCCATGTACCCAAATGTGGACAATCCCGGAAGTTCTGGGAAGTTACCACCTGTGACGATAATTTGAGGGCATTGACTCAAAAGGAAAAAATCAAGAAAAATACCGGCACGATCATCCGGATTGCACTCAACGTCACCATGAACGACTGCGATCCCTGTATCGAGTGTGCGAACATTGTCAGGAAAATACATTTTCGTCAAGGGTGAGTCGCTTGCAAGAAATACAGGACCGTTGACATTCTCAACCATACGAATCATTTGTTCAACAGCTTCATGAGAAGCAAATTTATCACTATCAAAAGAGACAATTTTACGACTATCTGGGGCGGATGCTCCTCGCCTTACATGGACCCCCAATTTGACATCATCAATGAGGTGCTTGTGTTTTTCGAGCAACTCGAGCAACTCTGGAGAAGGACTCACGAGTTTTCGGATAAGAGGATGAACATGTTGAATAGTGAACTGATTAATGAATATTTTTGATTCGTATACTGGTAAATCCGTGCGATCTGTCAACTCAAAATGAAATGTAAGCCACCTTCCCAAATCATAATTCTTTATAGATTCATGAACAAGACCATCGGGATTATTGTAAAAAAAGTCTGTAAGCATAATGAAAACATTTGCAAGTCCGTGATTCGTCGGGATGAAAACTTTTTTCATGTGATGTTATATAGACATCACATGACTTTAAATGGTAGGTTCCAATCACATGCACAATGTTCTACAAAAAATTTAATAGTTTCATCGTTGAACCATTCCTTCGTCGGATCTTCACCCTTTTTCTGTGTACAAAAGTGAAATGCTTTAACCTGCTTCCCATCCTGATTGTACAGCTTATCTCCTATAGGTTTCCACACATAGATTGGGCTAAACTCCCCAATCTGTGGACCATCGAGACCAAAGTGAAACTTTCCACTCTGGACACACTCTGACCCTAGCCACCCCTTTGCGCGATTGTTGTACACGACCCGTGAAAACTCATAAGGAAAATCAACAATCTTGATACGCTCTGGTGTCAAAAAGTACATGTAGTTCATCGCCTCTTGTTCGTGACACTTTCGTTGGTGGCACCATTTCTCCATGTCATTCACAATAGATGGATCATTAACACACGCAACCTCATTGTTAATAGTTGGCCATTCGAAAACACCGTGATGTGGCATGAAAAAGGGCTTGATATCAAAGTTGAACATTTCTTGTGGTATTTTATTTTTGTAATCCAATGTACACATCAAAGGCGTAGTGTTGTCATTGAGAAACTCGTCAAACCGAGAGCATGTGATGGTATCAGCTCCAAGTCCTATCACTTTCGTGTACCCCTTTGAAATCATAATGTCTCGAATGAAAAGGTAACGTGAGAGTCCGAATGAATAAAAGTGAGTTTTTATGTCATACGGCTTGAGAAGCTCATCATTGAGAATAATGACATCAATATCCGGGTGCCATTTTTTAAAACTCGCTATTGAGTTGTTAGCATAAAAAGGTCGTTGCTTGGCATAACCATCAGTCAATGAAATAACACAACACACTTTCATTGTATCCTATAGGCATCTGCTCTCTCTAATACGTATTGCCAATTCGTAATATTCACCTTTGTATCAAAATTCATATAAAACTCGAGCTCTATGAGTTGTTTCAGTCTTTTGAACGCGGGATGCTCTGGGTCTACAGGTGCATCTGGATACTCATGCGTCGTTCCCAGTAAAGAAACCACTCTCATTCCGTAGTTCTTCGTAACGAACGCCTGTCGGCTTAAAGTTCTGAACAAATTGAATCCAGTTACTCATCCCAGAACTTCCCAAACTCGAGTTTTTGGGTTCAAGTAAAGATGTTTGTTGAGCTACGGGAACACATACCAACGGAAATCCTGCGTGTCTTACTAAACCGTGAATCACTATATCAATCGTTTGCCGGACATCGACATTATCAAGCATATACTGTGCAAATTCTCGAGTCATATAGATCAGTTCACACCCCCCGTTATTTCCAATGACTCGCGGTTTACCATCTGGTAACATCGAAAAATTGACACCTACAGACATGTTTACATATGGTATATCTGGAATCTGAAAAGAGTTCCAATTTTTAATTAAAACTACGTCGTCATCAGCGAAAAAGGCGGACTTTTCATTTGATTGAACAAAAGTCCTAAGAGTCTCTAGCGTCTTTACGAGACCAGATGTAAAAGCTATATTTGTTTTTACGTCGAGTTTATTGTGAAGCCAAATTACATATGGATGATGTTTAGAAAAATCGGTCATCCATATTTGATTTTTTACATTTCTCGTAGCGAGATGTTTTTCGAGTGATTCACGTCTGGACTGACACGTCTCTGGACAATGTTTTATATACAACATTAATACTTAGTGTGTTCATCTTTTAAGATTAATATACGCAGGTGCATCACTGTATAAAAACTCATTGACAATAGAGTCATCAAGTACTTCTGGTTTGAAGAATTTCATGCTAGGAAACGCAGCTTTCACAATACTCTCGTCGTCTTCAGCCCAGTGCGTGAACCCGTTGCTTCCGTAGTCTTTATTCCGTCCAGTTCCAATAAGTTTAATGGGCACCTTTTCATGCTCGGCATAGTTTCGAATCATCTCGAATGGTCTGTATAGAACAAAAGGTGTTATAGAATAACAAACTGGAATATACCCAGAATAAGACAACCCTACAGCCATCCCAATCATGAGCATTTCACATGAACCAACATTCAACGCGCGTTCTGGAAAATCGGCAAGAATACGATCAAGGACGCCATATCCAAGATCGGCAGTAATTAAGAAAATTCGAGAGTCTTTCTTCATAAGTTCGTACAACATGTTTACAAACTCCTTCCTCATTTATATAATTTAAAATCTCCTCTTTATTTCCTTCGTTCATGACGTGGTAATGTGCTTGAAGACCCCTTAGAAAAGATACATCTGGTGTCTTTGTGAACCAAATTTTCGTTGACCACAAAAAGCTTTTGAGGCGCATCCATATATACAGTTTATCAACTGACCCATATGCAGAATACCCATTGACATTCACATGCACTTTTAAATTTTCAAGCTTGTGTGTGTGAGCAAATGAAAGTGCCTCCCACACAGATCCTTCAGCGCATTCTCCATCAGTGAGAACCACGTGCACGTCCCGAGAACGATTCGCGATAGCATAACCGACTGCGACAAGAATACCACAACCAAGTGAACCAGTTGAAACATGAATACCGTTTTCAATGTCACGATGTGGGTGAACACCGTGTTTCAAATACAAGTTTTCTGCATTTACATTACTCATGTACTTCTCAAGTACTGTGTACAGAGCTAATCCACCGTGTCCAGCACTTAGAATAACAATATCATCCGGTTTTTTATTTTTATAGATGGAATCTAAAATATTCACCATAGTGAGACATGTACTTAGATGCGACGTTTTATTTCTGAATGTAATGTCAACTATCCGTTCCATTTTTAACAGAAACGACTAAACGCTTTATACCATCTTCAAGCGACGGTATGAAAATATGATATTTATTATTGAGTACACACGTATCACATACCCACGACATACTGTCATATGACTTACCAATTTCAACCAATTCCACCGGGTAGACGTAATCCAGCTCTCGCTGAAAAAGTTTTACAAACTCCGAATTCGTAGTCTGCTTCCCTGAACCTATGTTCACAACATTAAACAATTCCGTCTCATTATAGTTCATAATCGAAATCAAAGCATCTACGAAATCTTCAACATACACATAATCACGAACAGCTTCATTCAATTTTAAAATCGACTTGTCGTTATACTTCTTAATCAATATAGAAGTGAATTTATTAGATTTTTCATCATATCCATATATAGTAAACGGTCTTACATATGTGATTGCTATGTTGTAAGTACGTGACCATGCACGGGCTAACATATAAGTTGCCGCCTTAGTACCTTCGTAAATTGTATCCGGAAGTAACGCATCCACCTCCGCCATTGGTTTATTTACTCGTCCGTATTCACTCGATGAACCAAATAAAAATAGTTTGGGTTTGTGTTCTCGAGCCCATTGAATAATCTTAAATGACGTCACTACATTCGTTTCAAACATGTCATCTTCATTGTAAAGCTCTGCACCTAAATTAAAAATGACGTTCGGTTGAAATGAATCTAACGCTGATATAATATCATCAGACTTGTCTGTTAGTACTACATCGTGTTCTGACAGCTTTTTACACAGATGTCTCGCTATAAACCCGTTTTTTCCCGTGATGAGAATCTTCATACATTAACGTACTATTTAATCTTTATACGCATAGATGGTATCAAAAAAATCAAAGTTGAACTTTTTGAGTTCTATTGTGTACCCGGCTCGTGACAGTGTTTCCATCATCTTCAGTCCACTGACGTAATGCAAGTTGTGTGGAGCCACTGCATGCACTTCAATAAAAATACTATCAATCTTATCAAACACAGGCTTGAGCGTATCGAGTGTCACAGCCTGCATTTCTGAACCTTCTATATCAATTTTACAAAAATCAATTTTATCCACGTCTCGTAGGAGCGTCTCTAGGCATAGACCGTTAACTGTAATTGATTTATCCGTCTTGTTCTCAATTGAATTGACTGTCGAGTTTTCGTCTGAAATGTAAAACTGAATATCACCATCTCGAGCTGCAAGAGCAGCTTTCACGAGCTTCACGTTCGGAAGGTCCTGTGTAAGAACCTCAAAAACTTTCTGGTGAGATGGTGTCGGCTCTACGGATATAACACTCTTTGCACAATCGTGTGCATAAATTGTAAAAAATCCAACATTCGCACCCAAATCGAGAATAGTCAGGTCTTTTTTGCCCTTAAGATACTTGTCATACAAACGCTGATTATTAATCTGATCGATTATGATATTTGCTGAACTTGTAGGATCGTTTATGTGATTCTGCACAGTTTCGTCATCTGGTATATTAAACTCGGTGCCGTTACAACAAAAAATCTTATTAGACATTGTTACAATTGAATGCTTCAAACTCCTTAAGCAGGTTACAGACATAATCAACATCATCGAGGCTCATTCCGTGGTGTGCCCCGAGTAAAAACCCATCACGCATCACACGATCTGCACCGTCAAACTCTGTGAGGTACTCGCGCCACGCCGGATGACGTGTGATGTTCCCTGCAAAACACACACGAGTCTGAACCCCGTGCTTCTCGAGAAACTTGAGACACTCGAGTCGGTCCGGACACATCAGAGGAATCGCAAGCCAGTTGGGTTTACGAGAGTCGTCAGGCAACAGATAGTACTTGGTGCCCTTCAAGTTCTCCATATAACGCTCAATGTTTGCACGACGTTTTGCCAGCAGTGTGTCCAACTTGTTCCACTGTGCCAGTCCAAAGGCGGCGTTCATCTCACACGCCTTCAGATGGTACCCAGCAACGCCATACAAAAACTTCCAGTCGTACGGAATGCCGTCAACCGAGTAATTGAACCGCTCAGATGGATCCTCGGCATTGTCACCAATGCGACCCCAATCACGAAACATCGTAGCCCGTTTCAGGTGAGCATCATCATTAAACATCACCATACCACCAACCCCTCCTGCCGTGATGACGTGGCTAGCATAGAAACTCGTCGTTGCAATGTCAGTCTGGTACTCTGGAGTCTCTGTCGGAATAGTATCTGCAGAGTCCTCGATCAGAATCACACCAGGAAAAGCCTCGCGGATCGCTGCCCAGTTGGGCACATTTCCGATGAGGTTTGGAATCAAAATCACACGAGTCTTGTCCGTGACAACTGCTCGAATCTGATCGACACTCGGGACGTATTTGCCAATTTCAGAGTCGCAAAACACAGGCTTGAGTCCACACTGTGTAATAGGCGCCACAGTCGTTGCAAATCCACACGCCGGCGTCACCACCTCGTCGCCTGGCTTGAAGTCGAGGGCACACAACGCCAGCAAAATGGCACTCGACCCAGAGTTGACAAAGAGACCGTGCTTCTTCCCGAAACGTGCAGCCACCTTCTTCTCAAACTCGAGCGTCCGTGGACCAAACCCGGCAAGCCATCCATCACGAAGACAGTCGTTTACAGCCTTGATCTCATCCTCTCCGTATGCCTCAAACTGATTCGGGGCGTACCAAACCTTCTTTTGCGTCGTCATGTCTAAAGTTTATTAGTGTCATTCTTTTAATATGAGAATTCTCGTCACAGGAGGACTCGGTTTCATAGGCTCAAACTTTATAGATCACGTACTTGTGAATCATACAGAGGTGACTGCTGTACTCAACATTGATCGTTGTGATTACTGTGCTCGTCGACATAACGTGTCACACACCAGTGACCCTCGGTACACATACGTCCAAGCTGACATTACAAACATGATGAAGATGAAACGTCTTTTTAGTGAGTTCAACCCTGATGTCGTTGTTCACTTTGCTGCACAGTCTCATGTTGATACGTCATTTGAAAACGCACATCAATATATTCATGATAATATCATTGGTACATATACCATACTTGAATGTGTCAAGGAATCTGGTTGTCGACTTGTGCACATCAGCACTGATGAAGTGTACGGTGAAGTTGATCTGAATGAAACAAGTCATCCCGTGACTTCTGTCCTGAATCCTACAAATCCATATTCAGCGACCAAGGCGGGGGCTGAACTTCTCGTCAAGGCGTACGGGCACTCATTCAAAATCCCATATGTCATTACACGTGGCAATAACGTATTTGGTCCAAAGCAATACCCCGAAAAAGTCATCCCTGCATTCGTGACTCGAATGTTGGCAGATGAACCATGCATCATTCACGGCAAAGGTATATCAAGACGCAATTTCATATATGTCGATGATGTATCACGTGCAGTCATGACCGTGATACAAAAAGGAGTGACAGGGACTGTCTACAACATAGGTACTCAAAATGAATATTCTGTCAATGAGATTTTTGAGATGCTCAAGCAGATGACAGGGACAGGAGTGGGGGAAAAAGTTCACGTGTCTGATCGTCCACACAACGACAAACGATACGCAGTTGATTCGTCTGCTCTCCAGGGACTCGGGTGGAAAGAAGAAATTGACTTTGAAAGTGCCCTCGTGAAAACAGTCGAATGGTACAAGACAAATCCTGATTGGTACATGTAGTGCGTCAGGATGGCTTAAAGTTATTTCACGTTATAATAGTAGACGCTCCAGTAGCTCAGCTGGTAGAGCACTCGCTTTGTAGTGGGAAAAATTTCCCCAACTGAAAGAGCGTGGGGTCGGGTGATCAACACACCCCTGGAGCACTCAATGGTTCCATCGTAGTACACAGGACTCTGAGGAAAATGGGTTTTCCGACAGCGGGCTGGAACCTATAACGACCCTGTAGCATAATCGGATAATGTACTCGCCTTCTAAGGGTGAAACTTCACCCGTACGCTAGCGAGAGAGTGCGGGTTCGACCCCCGCCAGGGCCATAATATTATCATGTGTTACATCAATGGAAACTAGCACAAATAAAAATAAACTCAGGGTGTGGCTTCGTCAAGAACAAGATAAACTGTCCGGTGTTTTGTTTAAAAACCCTGAGAATAACGCTAAAAGGCTTCTTAATGTTAGAAATCCATATCATCGTCTTATAACAGAATCCAGGCGACGACTTGGTAACAGTAAACCATATATCCCAAGAAAAACCAATGTTAAGTTTTCTAATAACAAAAACTGGTTTGTGAATAAAAACTATAATTTCACGGGACTTGCAAATGGTATACCTATTATTTTAACGACGAAGAACAATCGTTACTTGGGGCATGTATGGGTGAACGGCACGAAAGCACCAAACAGATCAACTGGTCACTTTCAAGGAATCCAGAAGACTGTGAACTTGAATAAACAATTAACGAATGCTATGAAAAACAAATACAAACCTAGTCTTCCATATATCAAGTTTACTCCGATTATGTTAAATGCCGCCGAAAAACACTTGAAAGGACTGGGATACAAAGCAATGTCGACTCGTTCCCCATTATTTAAAATGACTAATTATCTCAATAGCCATCCAAATGTATGGAAAAAAACGGGTCCTTCAGTTTATAAAAAGAATTTGACCTGAATATGTCACTAAACTATTCACGCATCTGACTTTGGCGCAGTGGTAGCGCTTCGGATTGTAGCTCCGGTCTGTGACCATTGGCGAAGCTCCGCTGGTCGAGTGTTCGAATCACTCAAGTCAGAGGTGCTCCTGTAACTCAGTTGGTAGAGTGTGAGGCTGTTAAGGGGAACATGTTCCCCGCTTCGCCACCTCAAAGTCGCAGGTTCGAAACCTGCCGGGAGCGATTTTTTTTCAATCGTCCAGCTCCGATTGAAAAATTATTTCAAACCAAGATTCTTAAAGTATGTGTTTTTGGGTATCGCAAATCCACTCGCTTTATTAATCATATTAAGCGCTTCATTTTTAGCCTTGGTATTACCCGTACTTTTGTAAATACGAATTTTGTTCGAAATGTTATTACGTAGTTTTTTCCACTCTTCTAGTTTGTTCTCAAGCATTTTTTCGGCTTTCTTCTGTCCACTCTTAAAGATCAATTTTTGATACGATGGACTTTTCATAAACGCTTCACTGAGTCGTCTTCGTCGTGCCTTTTGACGAAAACTTATCACCTTTGGAATTCCAGAATAAAATGAATTAAGTGACTGAGCGGTTTTGAGTAATGGAAAACTTTCAAATAAAGGTTCTACTACATGGTTACGGTATTTATTTTTAAGACGTTTTGCAAGTGTAATATAAGCTTGTCTCTCATTATATCCTATTTTTGCAATGTTATTCAGCTTGAGTGTTCTATTATTATTAACATGATATCTTCTAAATAGTTTAGATTGTTCTTCAGACTTACGTGTCATTTTGCGATACGCGTTGATCAACGCTCTGGCATTTTCAGGGGTCATATAATGTGCCATATATATACCGCAGAAAAATCGTGTAATGTGCACGCCAACATGCAAAAAACGTAAAAGAAATCAACCACCAACAACAGTACAAATGGCGTCTTCCTTTGCTATGATGTTTGACGAGATCCTGCGCCGTGAGATGACCTCCATGCTCAGCCGTGTCGCTGAGGGTGAGGGTCTGAACCTGGACTACCTTGTGAGCACCTACTTTCCTGCCGACCTGCCTCCCACGCCTGCGAAGGAGGTCAAGGAGCCGCCGAAGAAGCGCGCTGCCAAGGTGGTGACGACGGAGGAGCCCAAGACCAAGACCGCCAAGTGCACTGCGGTGACGGCAAAGGGCAAGCCCTGCTCTCTCAACGCAGTGTCTGGTGAGTGCATGTGCCGCGTGCACCTCAAGTCGGGGGGGAAGGAGAAGAAGCCCGCACCCGTGAAAAAGTCCACGCCCACTCCTGCCGAGAAGAAGAAGCCTGCCAAGAAGAAGACGGAGCAGCCCAAGCACACCCACGAGCTCGACACCAAGGAGCACGACGATTGTGAGCTGTGCCAGTCTCACGGCACTCCTCTTGTGGACACCGACGACGAGGAGGAGTTTGAGTTGGTCAAGTCGCCTCCGCGTAGTCTGAAGGAGCGACTGGCGAAGATTGTCAAGACGCAGGAGTACGAGGATGACGAGGAGGAGGAGGACGAGCCTGTTACACTCACAGAGGTGATCGTGGAGCCTTACTGCGAAGAGTCCGAGGAGGACGACTAAAAAAACTGGGGACTGACAACGATTAGACTCGCGACTGATATGACTGTAATGAATAGACATGCACTTTGAGACCTCGTTCGCCGCGGCGTCTGCTGATACACTGGTACAGGTACTGGTACAATTACAGATAAAGAAGGTGGGGATGGAAGGCTGGCACGACACATAGGACACTTGGTCAAGTAACACTGAATGTGAACTTGTTTCTTACAGCACTCCATGTGCACAACCGTTCCTGTTAAATTCTCTAGACACACCGGACACTCATCCATCTAGTCATAGTGTACAAAAATTTTATTCATGATGAAATCCTCAAACGTCAGATCAAACGTCTCACCCGAGTTGTCATCGTATACAAGCCACTCTGTACCGTTGTATGCAAATACGAGTCCCTCACGGTACACACTACGTTTCTTCGTCTCGGCGACCGTTTTGGTGATCCGCATACCAATCAGCTCGCGAAGAGAGTTTTCGACAATGACAGAGTTGATCAGTGTCTCCTCCATTTCTAAAAAGAAAATGCGTCTTGACTTTAATGTACAAACGACCGGTTCCTCGTCCGCAGTTCAGTGTCGACAGGAGCACACTGACATTTGCAGATGCCGAAAACAGCATCGTCTACAAACTGATTCACCGACGACAGATCCCCCCATACAAGCCACCCGTGCATGTACCGATGGTTCAACTCGAAAGTTACATCTTTGGACTCGAACGACATGGTGCAACTGCAGAGGAGATTGAAAAAGTCCGACTCCAGAATTACATTGCACCGACTCCAGTGAAGACACACAAGCCCAAGAAGAGTAAGAAGAAGATTGTTCATGACACTGATCTCGACAAGGTGTTTTCACAGTTTACAAAACCAACCGTGAAGAAGAAGGTTCTCAAAGCGGTTGTGAAAAAAATATAGTACCATTTCATGGAAGGACTTACAAAGTTCCAAAAACTATGGCGCGCAAAGCGCGTTTTTACAAATAACCAAGGTGCATGGAAATTGTCTAGCTCAAAAATAACAACACAGGTTGTTACATTCAAAGTAGATGTAGACTTTGGTGCATTTTTCCAGAATACACCAAAGGGATTTTCTGAAATTGTCGGATCCAAGACGACGTCAAAAAACACAAAACTAAGATGGACACCTGGAACGGGATGGATCGGTGATCTCGAAGGAATTACCAAGTTTACAATAAAAAAGGGACAGCATACAATCGTTCTCAAGTCGTCAAGCATCGATATCCTTGGACCAGGTCCATACGAACCCGCTTTATTATCATGTGTGAAGAGCGGTCTGGTTCCAAAGTCCATCCTTCGCGAAAAACCAACATACAAGAACATCAACGGAATATTCTACGTGAATAAGCCATTTCTATTAAAGGACCTGTCTGAGGAACTTCGCCATATCCCATCGTCAATGAGAGAGAAGATAATGCCGTATACACCCGAAGCCGGTGTGCCTGCAGTGATACTCAAACTTAAAGACCCCAAATGGACCTACCAGTTTTTTCAAAACGGCACGGTTTTATTCTCTGGTATAAAAAACCCGAGCGAGCGCGACGAACCTCGTAAGCTGTTCAAAAAGTTCTTCACCGAGTATGGTGTCACGCCTTTTCTCGTGATGAACCTCGGGAAAACCGCAGCCATAGGTAAACCCACTGGGAAAACCTCGGGTGAAAAAAAAGCGGCACTCGCAAACAGAAACCCGCTCGCAGGAACATGGAACGCGCTGAAAAAGCCACCACAAGGGTTTTACATTCGTCCGGGAATAAATGGAAAGCCACGCTTCTACATGTGGCACAAGATGGAACAGAACAAAACCACCAAAGAGTGGAAACCTATGGGTCCCATGAACCTCACAGCCGTTGCACCAAAGGTTGTCAAGGCGTTCAAAAATGCAGGGAGAAACATCCCACAGTCCACCATTAATGCATTTGAATCTGCTGGATTCCCTCTCACCAATGTGGCTGAAAAAGGAGGAGAAAATCGCCGCGCTCCAAGTTGGAACGCGACAAAACCAGGTTTTTACGTGAGACCTGGTCCAGGTCAACAACCATACTGGTTTAAGATACCATCTGGACTCGCATCTGGTCGCAAGACTGTGATTGCAACGTACAAAAAGGCGGGTCGCAACATCCCTGCAAGCGTTCGCGTTATTTTCAAAATTGGGGAAAATGTCAAGACGAATGCCAATACAGGCGCAAAGCACACAATTGTCATGGGTCTCAATGGTATGATTCGTATCAACGGACGCCAGGCGTCTCGTCTGACCAAGGCGCAGCTCATTACAGTCGCACGTAACATGAACATTCCACAGGCGAACGAATCGATGAACCCAGCCAGAATCGCCAAACTCATCCAGAACAAGGCGGGAGTCAAGAACATCGGCAACCGCGCATACAATCTGAAATTGAACGAAGTGTACTATCGTTTTCTGAACAACAGTCGCGTCGAAAAGACGCAGGCGAACAAAAAGGGGTTTGCTCAACGCACGACGCGCAACTGGTCGACGATACCAGTTGCAAATCAAAACAAGATTGCCAAGGCGTTTTTGCCTGCAACGTATCACGAATCGTACAATCTCCAACCAAAAAACAAAAAGTACGCCTCCATTCTCATCTACAAAAACTCGCTCAAGCCCGTGACTCCATCCCCGTCATCACGTGCGTCATCATCAAACTCGAACCTCGGAAGTTTGGCAAACTTTGGCGCTGAACTTGAGGCGAATATGAAAAACCAAGAGCACAGAAATGCATACAAGGCGCTCATTGGGAACTATTACAGGAACGAAAATGCAAACAAACTTCTGGTGCGTCTTTCCAAGTTGCCAGTCGGTGCGAAAAAGGCAAACGTGACCAAGGCTATAAAGACGTTTGCCAAGGAGGCGGTGGTGGGTGCTCGTCGCAACCTCATCGAGACAAATTACAAATCGAAAATTACTGTACCAAACTGGCTTCCGAATAATACAAAGAACTCGTATCGCACCGCACTTTTGGGCGCTGCGCTCCAAACAAACAACAAGGGCAAGTACCCGAGTCAAAAGGCTATAAAGGCTGCCATGCAATCGTGGGTGAATCAGCACGTACCCAAGATTGGCAAAGCAGCGTATAATAAAGAAAATGTCATTACGGGTGTCGCGACTCATGTGCCTGCATGGAATCCACCAAAGAATCCACGTCTCAACATTCCAAAACGCCTGAGCCCACCGAGACCAACAAAACCAAAGGCGGCACCCAAGAAAAAGTCTGCACCCGTCAAAGGCAAAAAGTATCGTTTGAATGAAAATTCAAACGATGCAAACAACATTGGATCGGCACTTCTTTCACTTGGATTGAATACAAAAAATGCATACACGTGGAACAACCTTGTACATGCTGGGATTAACAAAAAGTACAAGAATGCGTGGGCACGTCAATTGACTGCCTAAGTTGCGCCAACCGGGTGCCGCCCCCGGGTTGTGGGCTCATAGCCGAGAACCTTTTCTAATATTGTCTTCTGCCCACAAAGGCTGAAGATTTGACCAATGAAAACATTTTTTCTGTTCTTCTGGATTTTCGAGATCGAATGAAGCGCATGGTACAATATGGTCTATGTGCCATTTTCCATAATTTTCCCAATTCATACCGTCTGTAAATTTAGACTCGATATATGTCATTAAGAGTTCGGTTGTACAACCTGTCAATTCCATTGTGTTTCCGTGTTTTTTACTAACAACTTGCCACAAACGTGTACCTAAATTCATTCTTATTCTATTTTTAATATTAAGTCTACGTTGTCTTGACTCTTTAGCATATAAACCTGGTGTATTTTTATGTCTTTCACGTGATTTTTTATTCGAACATTCCTTACACATATAACATATACCAATTGAAGATTGAGAATTTCTATTAAAACACATAAATGACTTTAGTATATTACATTTTGAGCACTTGAAAAAACCAGATGTCGGGGCTTCGTGTGTTTTCTTACAACATATTTTACATGTTCCTCTGACACCGTATTGTCCAGTTTTATGTTTATTAAACATTGATGTATCTTTTTCTATATTACATATTTTGCATATTTTTGCAACCATGATATAGAAAAGGATATTTTATTTATGCTCTGTGTGGGGCTCGAACCCACGACTTCCAGCTCATAAGACTGGCATTCTACCGACTGAATTAACAGAGCTCGTGTGAGGACACTGTCCTCGACTTATTAACGTCACACCTCTTTAACTAAAAATTCATGTCATGTATGTGCCAAGTCTGAAAACAAATTGATCAAAGTAACCAAAATGAACGATCGACTGATGATTCAGCTTATCAGTCTCTGGGATCGTGTGCAGGAGTATGGTGCTCAGTCTGATCACTTTGAGGAACTCCACGGTATTGCACAGAACATCATTGGGTTGGGTCTTCCTATCGAAGAGCCTTTGCCGCGTGTTCTTGATGAGTTTAATGAGTACTGGGACAACTATGGAGCGGACTCTGGGAACTTTAATACGCTCTATGACTGTTGCATGGATACACTGTCTCGTATCATTCATCCTATTCTAGAGTGAACAGACGCTTGGAGACTAATGGAAAAAGAAGAACCGACGCTCGACTTTGTCAAGGTGGAAGGGAATGACGTATTTTTCTACTGCGACGTATCGACAGACTCTGTTGCTGAACTGTGTACTGTAATGAAAAAGGTGGAACGTGATCTGTTTGTCAGCATGTTTGGTCAAGATGCAACGCCCGTGATTCGTCTTCACATTAACAGCGAAGGGGGGGATTTGCACGCAGGTTTTGGCTGTATGGACTTTCTTCGTTCACTCAAATGTCGCGTTGTCACAATTGCCGAGGGTATATGTGCGTCTGCTGCGACATTCATGTTTCTCGGAGGTGACAGTCGCATCGTTCGTCCAAATGCATATCTGCTCATTCATCAACTCGGAACCGAGTTTTGGGGCAAGTTTGAAAACATGAAGGATGAAATGCTTCAGTGTGAAAAGCTCATGAAGCGTATGAAGAAGATTTATCTTCGTGAGACGAACATTCCAGAATCAAAGTTGGACAAGCTGATGAAGCGTGATCTGTACTTGTCGTGTCGGCAGTGTATCAAGTACGGGATTTATTTGGAGTAAAGTCCGCCGCCGCCCGTTGGTCTATTAGAATAAAACCGCGCTCGTATAATAATGGATGTTGGAAAGTGCACCAGATGTGCACGGCGTCAACGTCTCATGTTGCCGTGCACATCGTGTACAAATAAATTTTGTTCATCGTGTATTCAACTCGAAGTACACGCATGCCCTGAACTTTCTGCAAAAAAAATGCTCGAACGCGAAAAACTCATCAAGGGGAATCCGGTAGTGGTTTCATCTAAAATCGTCAAAATCTAACGAACGCGTTCGTTGAGGAACAAAAGCACAATCAGTATTAAAATTGCAAGCAAAAGCAGCATCTGACCCTTCTGAGTATCTGAATACTTTGAAAAGTCAGCTGGGGATACATAGTTACGAGCATCACCGACGAGAATCTCACGTCCCCATGACGTTGAGCCGTCGTCGTACTGATACTTGCGAGCTGGATACATAAAGGATGTTGCTGGATGAGTGCCACCTGTTTTCAGGTACATGTTTCCAGCGTCATTCAGTTCCAGTTTGCTGAAATGATTCTTGGGAACACCTTCATCGAGTCCTGCACTGGGCACAAACATCAACTGATCCTCCTCCACCGCAGTCTCCAAAACTGGTCCGGGTGGAGTACCGTTCTTGTACCCGCCGTTGTACGAAACTCCGAATGTTTCTGATAACGTGTATGGATTGATTCGATTCATACTCATCTGATCATTCAGAAGGAAGCTCGTCATTATCTAGTGTCTACTTAGATTTTATTGTAGACTCTCTCCTGAACCTTGACCTTGTGCTTTTCCCACATGTCGTCGAGGTCAACTCCGAGCATGTACGCGAGTTGGAATAGATATGAAAAAACATCCCCCATTTCAGTCGTTACATCAACGCCTCGGTCCTTTTTGAGACCCGTTTTGCGAAAATGTCGCTGGTACTGACGAATCGCTGACGCGAGTTCTCCTATTTCTTCTGTGAAGAGTAACCACACAGTACTCACAGGGGCTTTGTCCCACCCTTTGGAGCGGCAAAGCTCAAACGTTTCATTACGGTACTGATTCATCGTGTCTTATAAACCACTCAGCGTTTTAGACGGCTCCACAGAATTACAAAAACCATCAACATAATCACAGTCTCCACACCTGACCGGATCTTTTCCGTTTTCATGTCATCCATTCGTCGAGTTTCAGATATCCAAGCGCTCGCAAAGCGCGCTGCCCGGTCGACGATGAAAAAAAGCAACACACCAGCGAGGAGCTCCTCAACTGGCTTCATATATTTTCTGTAGAGACAATAAATGAACCAGGTAGAAAAGCCAAAGTGGCGCAAGAATCTCCCAGTTATAGCCTTTACGATTGCTTTGGTCGCGCTCACTTTTCAAATTTTCGTATTATATCCATGGCATATCCAGCTCTCGAGACAAATTTCTCGTCTCAAATAAGGAATGGCGCTCGTAACTGTATTTGCCATGTCAGTTGCTGAAATTTTCGGCAACTTTCATCTCAAGACATTTGCCGCCAGCAACAGCAAGCACAACCTGGTATGCGGCGTCATGGGGTACTGTGGCGTTTTGTATTTTCTCATTCGCAGCTTTGCCCTGGGTGGGTCTTTGCTCTGGGTCTCAGCAATGTGGGAAGGTATGATCACAGTGATGGGAGCCGGTGTTGCTTTTTTTGTACTCGGTGAACGATTTAGTCATCCAATTCAGTATATTGGATTACTCATGGGTATTGTTGCAATGCTCATGGTTCATTTTGGCGACAAAGCGAGTCACTGAGCTCTGCCGTTGTTGCCGCTACTCAAGTTCACGTTTGTCCTAGGAACAGCATTCGGACCCTTGTTCAAAACACCAAGACCATTGGCTGTTGTTGGTGCTGCTGCTGAAGAGCCCTTTTTAGCTCTTATTACGAAAAAGGCAATCAACATAAGTAAAACAATAATACCACCTACAGTCAGACCGATGATCAAACCGGTGTTGGAGCTCGTTTCAGTCATCGTTGCAGTGTTAGAACTCATTGGAATGGGACTGCAAACTTATCATTACCACTTATTTTATTTCCGTAGGTTGTTGTGCTGACGGGCATGGCAAGTGGGACTGGATTACGTGTCACATAATCCATAAAAGACAACTGTTGCAGAACACCCGTTTGAATGGTCTTGGTCGCCTCCTGGATAACCAAGTCATTCATACGAGACACCTGAGGCGAAATGGAACTCACGGTATACGGGTCAACAATAACATGATTATATACTCTGGTCATGAGAGCACGAAGGTCGCCATCACTCTGACGATCTATGTTCATACCCGTCTTTGAGCTGACATTCTTTACAATGGCACCGTGAAGATACTCCGTGTTGAAACGAGAAAAAAACGACTCACTCACCGGTGTCTTTGGTGGCATATAGTTCGCCATATTACAATCAACTGAGATAAAAACTTGACTCGCTGTAAAACAAAATGAAGGTTGTTAAGAGGTCAGGGAAAATTACAGAAATGTTGTTCGACAAGGTGACGACTCGTCTTCAAAAACTTTGTACAATGAAGCCCGCGCTCACCATTCAGGCGGACAAGGTGGCACAAAAGACGGTCACGAGCATGTATGACGGTATCTCGACTGAGGAAATTGATACACTCAGTGCCGAAGTGGCAATCGGTATGATTACCGAAGACCCAGAGTATGAAATGCTCGCAACACGCATCGTCGTTTCGAACATGCAAAAGACGAGCCCAAAGTGTTTTTCTGACGCCATGATCAATCTTCACACCAATGGTATCGTTTCAGATTACTTCATGAAGTGTCTGAAACTCGAAATGGATTCATGGATTGATCATCAACGTGATTACACATTTGGTTATTTTGGAATCAAAACGCTCCAGCGGAGTTACCTGAACGTGGGCGAGACGCCACAGTACATGTTCATGCGTGTCGCTCTCGGCATCCATGGTGACGATTATACCCGCGTCAAGGAGACCTACGACCTCATGTCTCAAAAGTTTTTCACACATGCAACACCCACCCTGTTCAACGCCGGTACGAATCACCCACAGATGTCGAGCTGTTTTCTGGTGGCGATGAAGGATGATTCGGTCGAGGGCATCTTCGAAACACTGAAGGAGTGTGCACACATTTCCAAGTGGTCTGGTGGAATCGGTATCCACTGTTCAAATATTCGAGCGAACGGCACAACTATCAAGGGTACGAATGGCAAGTCTGATGGTATTGTGCCCATGCTCCGTGTGTTTAACAACACTGCACGGTACATCAATCAGGGTGGTGGGAAGCGAAAGGGGTCGTTTGCATTCTACCTCGAACCCTGGCATTCTGACGTCATGGACTTTCTCGAACTTCGTTTGAACCAGGGTGACGAGGAGATGCGCTGCCGCGACCTCTTCACAGCCATGTGGATCCCGGACCTTTTCATGCAGAAGGTGCAGGATGACGAAGATTGGCACCTCATGTGTCCACATGAATCACCCGGTCTGCCGGACGTTCACAACGAAGAGTTTAACGAGCTGTATCAGTCGTACGTTGCACAGGGTCGGTACAAGAAGAAGGTTCGGGCTCGTGACGTGTGGGACGCCGTGCTCAAATCGCAGATCGAGACGGGCACGCCGTACATGTGTTACAAGGATGCAGCCAACCGAAAGACGAACCAAAAGAACATTGGTACAATCAAGTCGAGCAATTTATGCGTTGCACCCGAGACGATGATTCTAACCAAAAATGGATACCAAAAAATATCAGATCTTGTCGGGCAAGTAGTGTACGTATGGAACGGTGAAGAGTGGTCCACCGTCACCATCTCGAGGACGAGTGACAAGAGTCGTTTGGTCCGTGTCAATTTCAGTGACGGCACTTTCCTCGAGTGTACCGAATACCACAAGTTTCATCTACAGGTGGGATATGGTTCAAAGACGGAAATCAAGCCAACCACGAATCTTGTTCCAGGTGACCGCCTCATCAAGTGGACGCCCCCCGAGCCAATCGAGTTCACGGATCCAGAAGATTTCAGTTATCCGTATACTCACGGGTTTTTCTGTGGTGACGGAACCTATCACTCGACATATGCAGGTTTCAAAACGATTCCAGCAGTGGCACTTTACGGTGAAAAGAAGAAACTCGTAGAGCACTTGAATATTAGAACGATGTCTGGTAACGAAGACGCGTCTGGTCGTTTGAACGTCCAGCTCCCCTACGACCTCCCCAATAAGTTCAAAGTTCCGCTACGGGGTACAGTGAAAACCCGGCTCGACTGGTTCGCCGGTCTATGTGACGCCGACGGTCATACACAGGGGTGCCCCGGAAATCCGACACAGAAGAGCATCTCGGTCGCGTCTATCCATCTCAGCTTCCTTCGAGACATTCAACTCATGCTTCATACACTCGGATTGAGCTCTGTAATTGGTCTCGTGCACGAGGCGGGTGAGACTGAGCTCCCGGACGGAAAAGGTTGTAAGAAGATGTTCGAGACGCAAACGTGCTGGCGTCTCGTCGTGTCAGCCCTCGGCGTAGAGGCGCTCATCAACGCAGGGTTCGTGACTCATCGTCTCGATATGAGCGACTTTACACCCGTCACACGGGACGTTCGGCAGTACGTTCGGGTCGTTTCAATCGAGGATAACGGACGCGTGGATGCGACGTACTGCTTCAACGAACTCAAGCGTCACATGGGCATCTTCAACGGTGTCATCACCGGCAACTGCACTGAGATCATGGAGGTTTCGACACCTGATGAAACGGCTGTGTGCAACCTCGCAAGCATTTGTCTTCCGACATTTGTGCGGGTCGACAGTCCCTCATTTGACTTTGCAAAGTTGTGTGAGGTGACTGGCGTCGTGACACGTAATCTCAACCGTGTCATTGATCGTAATTACTACCCTACGGAGGCGGCTCGAAAGTCAAATATGCGTCACCGCCCCATTGCCATTGGAGTCCAGGGTCTTGCTGACGTGTTCATGATGCTTGGAATGTCATTTGACGAGCCCAAGGCGCGCGCACTCAACAAGCAAATTTTTGAGTGTATCTATCATTCCGCCTTGTTTGAATCGTGTGAGTTGGCAAAGGAGGATGGACCGTATGAAACATTTGCAGGGTCACCCGCCTCACAGGGGATTTTGCAGTTTGACATGTGGGACATCAAGCCAGATCCTCCATTCGATGCACTGAAAGAGTCCATCAAGACACATGGTCTACGCAATTCGTTGCTCGTTGCGCCAATGCCGACCGCGTCAACGGCTCAGATTATGGGCAACAACGAGGCGTTCGAGCCGTACACCACTAACATCTACCTACGCCGAACTCTCGCCGGTGAGTTTGTGATGATCAATAAACATCTCGTCAGGGATCTCCAAAAATTGAACATGTGGAACTCAGTCATGAAGACGGATATTATTCGGCACGGTGGTTCGGTTCAGCAACTTGACGTTCCCGACACACTCAAAGCAATTTACAGGACTGCGTGGGAAATTTCTCAAAAGTCTATTCTGGACATGGCTGCTGACCGCGGTGCATACATTGACCAAAGTCAGTCGCTGAACATTTTCATGGAAAATCCAACCGTAGCAAAGCTGTCTTCGATGCACATGTACGGCTGGAAGAAGGGTCTCAAGACTGGAATGTACTATTTGCGAACGCGAGCCAAGGCGAAGCCGCAACAAGTGACTGTACCGGTCACCCCGACCAAGGAACAAATTTTAGCGTGTTCACTCGAAAATCCAGAGGCGTGTGAGATGTGCTCTGGATAAACAATTGGTACATTCAAAATATATGAAGTGGTCAGACGTTGATACTTCAACTCTGGTTTTTGCTGGAAAAAAGGGTGGTGGCACAAAGGTTACAAAAACGGATGGAACACCGCTTCGATTTCAGATTCCGACGGGACGCGTGATGTATAACGGTCTCTCTGATTTCAAGTCTGTAACACTCGAAGTGCCAGCTGATTTCATACAGTGGTGGCAAAAGCTCGATCAAGAGCTTGGTTCTGGATGCGAGCCATTTCGTTCAAACGTAAAAGACAATGGTTTACGTGTGAAGGTTGATAGCGTGACGCAATTTTTTGATGAATCCAAAAAGAGTGTATTTCCTTCACTTGATGAAGGTGCCCTTAAGGGTGATATACTCACGTGTATCATCGAGGTTTCTGGTATGTATTTTTTTCAGGAAACATATGGGCTGACTGTGCGCGCCCATCAAGTTGTCATCCGTAAGAGGAACACTCCATGTGAAGTGGAGCCTCCAGCCGAACAACTGAAGGGGTTTGCATTTATTTAGACTTGCGACGAGGGGACTTTTTGTTCTTGTTCTTGTTCTTGTTCTTTTTCATAAAACGCTGGCTTGCAACTGCTGCTGCAAGCAACGCTGTTGCGCCTGCCAGTGTCAGTTGACCTGATGAATTGATCATAAGGGGGAAGTTGGGCATTTATATAAGTCGAGAAAATTCTAACGACGAGCGAACATGCCATACATGCTGGCGTAGGCATTACGCATTGGTCTGGGTGACGCGTACTTGGCGATGGGCTTCATGCCGTGTGGCACGGAGTGGTGCTTCTTCACAACGCGCTTGCCGTGGCTGGTGTCCATGTGGCTCACCTGAATACCAGAAGAGCGGTAGCTGCGAGCGCCGTCTGGGCGACGCACAAACAGCTTACCAGTCTTCTTGCTCTTAAAGAGACGCTTGCCTGCGGAGGCGTAGTACTTTGTTGGGGCGTAGTTGGGCATTTAATAAGTGCCAACATTTTTACTTCTTGGTGAGTTTCGCCTCAATACACAAATCAAGTTCAGATCCTTTCACGGCTGGTACAAAACCCTCGAGACCGAGTTTTTTGTAGCACGCCTTGAGCGCTTTGCCGCGCTTGGCAACAACCTTCTGCTGATCAGTCTTTGGCATTATTACTATTAACCAATATTTTTACTTTCTTTTAAGACCAAGCATAACCGCCGCTGCGTTGTATGTATTATGGATAGTCTTTGTGGGTTTGGCAACGCTTGCAGCCATCAGAGCCTTTGCTGCATTTTCACGTGCCTTTGTGTTCAGTTTTGCTGCTGCATTTGCCTGTCTTTTAGCCTCTGCCATGCGTGCTGCGGCAAACTTATTCGCCGACATAGAGCGAGCGTTAGGGGTTCCTTTCATTTTGAAGTATGAAAATATTTTATTTTTTTCGTTTCGCCTGGCGTTCTTTGACGCACTCGTACAACGCCTTACCATCCTTACCAACATTAAACAGAACCATACCTTCAAGCTTCAAATCACGGCGACACAAGCGCGTGTCTATTGCCCACGTGCTCTCCTTCCCCTGTTTCATTTTGGCTTTGCTCACAATTTCACCACTCGATTTGGACACTGTCAGTTTATTGGACGTGAGACCGCCTGCTGTTTTTTCTTTTTTCGTGTGAAGAACTACTGCTCGTGAAGCCATCTCTACTATTACACCTGAAAAATCTTTGACGGACAAGGGACAACGGGCTGCGCGCGGACAACGGGCTGCGCCCGTTGGATTTAATTACACCTTAAAAATCTTTGCAATGGTCCGAAATGTGAGACTCGACACCGTCTTTTTTTCACCCAGAATGTCCGCCACCACCTCCGACTTTTTCTCCTGAAGATCAACCATAAACTCCTCGATCGAGTTCACCCCCGGAAACGTACGGTACACCATGCGAATCACGTGTACCGTACGCGTTTGACCGGTACGATCTGCACGTCCAATCGCCTGCAACTCCGTCGCTGGATTCCACGCCGGACTCGTAATGTAAACCCGCGAAGCCTCCTGGAGGTTCAGCCCCACACCACCTGCACGAATCTGAATCAGAAACACTGCATTCTTTGGCGCCTTGCGGAATGCCTGAACTCGAGACTCCCGTTCATCCTTGTCAGCAACATGCCCATCGATCCGGTACACCGGGATGTCCTTCTTCTTCAGCAGCTCTTGAATCTGATCCGTCTCGACCGTAAACTGCGTGAAGACGAGCGTCTTTTCATCAGGATGAGACAAAATACTCTCAATGAGCACTTCGTGCTTCTTCGACCGACCAGTGTACAGCTCTGGATCCGTGTTGTTCTTCACAGCGAGACCGTCTGTGAAAAGTTGCGGCCAAGTCATCACCTGGCGCAGGCGCAGGAGTGCCTCGAGCATGATGATTGCATTGTCGGTCGACTCCAAGAGACCCTGTCCGTACTGGAACGCCTGCATGTACAGGTCCTGCTCCTCGGGGTACATGTCCAGCTCGAGCGTCTGTGCAACAGAATGCGACTCTTTCGTACGACGAAGTACGTATTTTTCCCGAACCTTGTCATAATCTCTCAGGACGTTCCCGCGGCTCACGCCCACGAATGAGCACAGGGACACGAAATCCTTCATCGAATTGAAGACGGGTGTACCGGACACGATCCACTTGATGCTTGCATCCAGAGCCGCCAGGGACTTGTGGCTCTTGGTCTTTGCGTTGCGAATTTCGTGCCCTTCGTCCAGGATCAGGCGGTCCCATTGGTGGTCGTGCAGGAGGCTGTACTCTGCCATGACCGAGTACGGCGCCAGCACAACACCCTCAAACGTCGATAGGTCACCAACGCGCTCAATTCGGTTGAGACCATCGAACATACGAACAGGCATGACTCCATCCGTAAACTTGGCAATCTCAGAGCGCCACTGACCCACGATGGACTTGGGCATGACAATGAGCGTCTTTGGGAGAGGGTTTTGGCACATCATCGCCACCAGCTGAGCCGTCTTGCCGATACCCATCTCGTCACACAGAAAACCACCACGGACGCCGTCGTCCTTCTCGCGCTCCAGAAGCCACTTGACACCAGCGGGCTGAAACGGGGGAAGGAGAGTGAGAGGCATGTTTTTGATATAGCTTCAGTGTATACCATGTATTCTAAACCAGTACACGACACCTTTTTTCCTCTGGACCTAGTAGAGATGGAGTCGCGTGAAAAAGTAACACATAGAGCAGAACTTCGTTCTGCTGCACGAAAAGAACTCAATCGTATAACTGAAGCAACTCTGACGACTCTCAAATCCAATTTCAAATCAGCAGATGAACTTGAAGAAACCATCAGAAAACTCGAGCAACAAATCAAGACAACATATCTCAACAAAACTCATCTAACATCTCCCAACAACAAAACTCGTCTAACAGGTGCTCGGAAGCGTGTAACCAACATGAGAGCGCCAGTGGCACGCGGGGGTGCTTTCAGACGAGCTGGACTCATCGCTATGGCGTCCCAACCAACCGGTCTTGCTGCTTTGTCAAGTCACCCTTTGAAAAATCCAGCTGCAAGTACTAATATAATTCCTTCGAAAAATAAAATACCACTCCCAACAAACACATGGACAATTTTGAATCTTAATAAAGAAAAAGCAACAGTCGATAATGTGCAACAAAAGTATCGTGAATTAGCATTAAAACATCACCCAAACAAAGGAGGAAATGAAGAAAATTTTAAAAAAATTGGAAAAGCTAAAAATAATGCAATAAGGTATATTACTGAAAAAGAGGCTGCCAACAAGGCTGCAAAGGCAAAGGCGGCTGAAGAGAAAGCGGCTGCAAATGCAAAGGCGGCTGAAGAGAAAGCGGCTGCAAATGCAAAGGCGGCTGAAGAGAAAGCGGCTGCAAATGCAAAGGCGGCTGCAAAGGCAAAGGTGGCTGAAGAGAAAGCGGCTGCAAAGGCAGCGGCTCTAGCAAAAAAAAATGCCAACAAGGCTGCAAAAGCGGAATTACTTGGGCAAATACATCAACTTTTGAGCTCTGAACCACTGAATAATATTAAAGCAGGAAAGCTACTTGCAAATTACAACACAAAATACGGAGGACGTTTCGCTATAAACACTGCAAATGTGAGAGCCCTTCGAGCAAAACTCAAGGCTGTTCCTCCTCAGTTTAATGAGGTGGCTGTACGCAATGCACTTTCAAAATATATCGTGGCAACGGTCAAACCAAAGTACAACAAGGCGCTCGTGAATGCAATTCTTCGTCAAATCCCGAACCTCGACAAAAACACAAAACAACAGTTGATACGTTCCCAACAATCAGTACCGAGAAGAGCCCTTGGTACCCTCGGTACCCTCGGTCGTCGTGCCGGAACTGCTATAGGTGGAGCTACTGGTATCCTCGCAGCTGGAGCACTCGTAGCCGGAGTCGGTCTGATTGCAGTTCCTGCGATCCTGGGTCTGGGTGCAGTCGCGACAGTCTATCAACTCAGAAAGATATTGTCAAATCCAAAGGCAACTCCTGCACAGAAAGCAGCGGCTCAAGAAGCACTCCAAAATCCAACACCACCAACGCAAGCACAACTTGCAAATGCACCCCCATCTATACCATTTTTACCGGGTGCACAAATTCCTCTAGGATATTCATTACAAACAAATAATAAAGGTATAACGGCATATGTTAAAAATAACAAAGCTTTGCAGTCTCAGATTGAGAGACTCATCAGCCAAGCAGGATCCAACAAAGGCGGACCCAGAGGCAACGGAGGCGGACCCAGAGGCAACGGAGGCGGAATCATATTCAAGCCTCAAATAACAGTGGGTGCAGCGCGTATTGGTGCACAGACCTTTGGTGGAACGCGCGTCGGTGGTCAGCAAATGGGCAGTCAACGTACATCCACTGGTAATGTAGGTGGGTCACGGGCGACGATGGGCAACGTAGGCGGTCCACGGGCGACGATGGGTAACGTAGGCGGTCCACGGGCGACGATGGGTAACGTAGGCGGTCCAGTGGGTGGAGGTGTCGTGACAACCACACCAGAGCAGCTCATAAGAACATCTGGTGGTTCCGAGGCTGTTGAAAAAGCAATCGTGGCTCTCCGATCAGCAAATGGAAATGTAAACAAAGCTCGTTCCATTTCACAACTTCCTCTAAAGACATTCACAAACATTTACGCGATGGGAGGACCAGTGGCGGCAAAGAAGTATGTGGAGCTTCGCAGACGGCGCCGGACGGTCGCCTCGAAGAAAAAACGTGTTGTGCGCAAGCCTAGAAAGCAGTACATCAAGTTGACACCATATCAATTTAAACGCCTCACAGACCACATAAAGAAAAACAACCTTCGTAAGGTATTGGTTAAAGAGATTACACATTAATGGCGACCAAACGATACATTGTGACACTGGATGCGATTCGACGCAGTTACCCGGTGTCCCCGCCATCATGGATACGCATAACAACAATCACTATGTTGTGTAAATTTTTGGGTGACATTGACATTGAAAAAATCCGTACCGCGTTTGCGGATGGACCAATTCGTATACGTCGCAAGGGGGCGCTTACAAATGGGTTTGAGTGGTCTTTAAAAAATGCTGCATTTTACAATCAGGTGACGATTGGATATCAGGATCAGTTTTCAAATAAATCGATAAAGGTGTTTCCAAATGGGTCGTTTCAGGTGGCGGGATGTTCAGATCTACGTGATTGTAAGCGCATCGTGCGTCAATTGACGCATCTTGTTCAGCATGCACTTGAACTCGAAAAGCCTATGGAGACGGAAAAGTTTCGCGTCGTCATGATCAACACAAATTTTTCGATGAATTCTCCAGTAAATCTGATGAAGGTGATTGACGTTCTCTCAGCGGAGAAGAAGTTTTTGGTTTCGTTCAATCCTGATCGGTACTCTGCCGTCAAGGTGAAGTTTCACCCAGCAGAGAATACGAAGCAGGTGACGGCGAGCGTTTTTAGCACAGGAAAGATTATCATCACGGGCGCGGAGACTCTTCGTGAAATTGCTCTTGCGTACGAAGTCCTCAATGAAAAGCTGCAGACGACCAAGATTTTCAGTGAGGCGATAACAGTGGACACATTCGACACCATCAAGGGGAGCAAGTTTTCAGACTTGGTTGCAAAGTTGAAGCAGGAGGGTGTGAAACGGTGGTAAATAAATTGTAGTCTATATGTAAAGATGTCTACTCGTCTTGGTATGGGCGCTGACCGGTGCTTTAAAGTGTACGAGTCCTCCCGTATTTACAACGACATTGTCATGCAGAAGCAGGGCATTGCGTACGAGGACAACTTGTCCTTCCGTCGTTATCTTCAGGAGAAGGGACCAGACGCGTACTTTGTGCCAGCTGATGCGGCGTGCCGTCCACCTGCAATGAGCTCCCAGGCTAACGCAAACTAATTGCAATGTACACGAGGAGTACTAAAATAATCATATTGTAAAGAAGCCATGCACCAACGTATGGCACAAACGCGTTATTTTCCCATAATAAACTAAGGATTTGTTTCGTAAGAGACTCATCCTCATCAGAATCGCTTGACATGGATAGATTTCTTACTATGAAATCAGAAAAACCCCAGAGCCCATGTGACGCGACTTTTGCGACTGGTCTCTTGACGTGTGTCCACGGAAAACCCGGCATTGGAAAAACGACACTCGTCAAGCAGAAACTTGGTCATTGTATTTTTCTAGACCCCGATGTATTCAAGACTCGTCAGGGAACCCTGGACATGTTCGAACGCCTCAGATATTCTATTCTTCCTATTGTGATTGATGATTGGGAATCCGTATGTGACCTCATCGGGACACGTGAAATTCAGGGTTCTATTTCGTCAAAGAGTCCGACAATTGTGATTGCGTTTACGCCAATCAAGTTTAGTAATCAAACGGTGTTTCACGAGTGCAAAGGTCCTGATCTCCGACGTGAAAAACTCGACGTGTACGGAAATGCAAACCCAGATGATTTCGAAACACCAAAGGATTACGTCCACCGACTTTTGCGCGGGGACTGGAAAAACGTAAACATAGGCGATGTTACACACGAGCACGGTCACGTGTGGAGCATCGTTCAAGAAAATTACCCGGATCGAGTCAATGGAAATTTGGACACACTTGTCGGAATCGCAAACCTCATGTCCGACGCAGACATACTCGATACAAAGATATATGATCACTTTGAGTGGGGAACTGTGATGCCATTGTTCACAATCATATCATGTATTCAGCCATGTCAACTCATGAAACCAATGAACAAGGTTCCACGAACCGGAAGTCTATGGACAAAGTATCAAAACACATGCATGCGTCGCAAAAAGCTCGAAACAATGTTTCGACGATCAAACTTGTTGACACGAGACGCTCTTGACTCTGTCATTCGTCTTCAGTTTCTCAATGGGGATTATTCAGCATGTCGTGAGTACCATCTCGAACCATCTGATATTGATGTCCTAGGACACATCATAGGACCATTCAAAGCCAGCGTCATCAGTCAGGCGAAAAAGGCTACATCATCGGCTGCTGGGGCATCGGCGGCATCGGCTGCTGGGGCATCGGTGGCTGCTGAGGTGTCATTGTCTGAATAGGAGGCTGCGTCATCATTGCTGCTCTCATGATGATGCCGAGTTCATCAGAATACATTCTGTGCTTGACATCTGGAGTCGTGTCGTTGGTCATGATTGATGTTAACGTCGACATCTTGTTTGAAAGTTCCGTTCTGTAATCCATCTTTTGCTTTTCAGTCAGCACAGAGTACTCCTGAAGATCCATGAGAGAAATTGGTGCACCAGTAGAGGGTGTAAATCCAGAACGACGCTGACCGAACAGTACAACGACGATGATGAGAAGCAGTACGATAGCCCACAGAGCAATGCGTTCAATCTGCTGTGGTGTCAGCTTCATTAATAGTACTCAACATTAAAATTCGGCGCCTTTATAAATGAGAGAAGACGTCTGGCATGACCGCGAAGAGGCGTTTCTTACAAAAATTGAGCAGCAGTGTAACGAGTACAATGCGCACCACACAAAAGACTACATGTACTATAATAAGTTGTCGACTCGATTTAATGTTCCCATTCTAGTTCTTTCGTCAGTTAATGCGTTAACCGCCGTGTCTCTCAACTCATTCATGGATCAGGAGTTTGTCAGTATTCTCAACGCCGTCCTGTCTGCGTTCTGCGGTATTCTTGGGTCTGTCCAATTGTACATGAAACTCAATGAAAAAATGACCAACTCTCTGAGGGCGTCAATTCTTATGAAACGTCTCGCGTTGAAGATTTCAAAGGAATTGAGTGTCGATAGGGAACAACGAGCGACTGAGGGTCAGGCTTTTTTGCAAGAGTGCTTTTCAGAGTTTAACACTGCGCTCGAACAAGGAAACCCGATTGAAAAGAAGTTGAAAAATCATCTGTCTCTCATTGATTCTGGAAAGATGGTGAAGAAAATGTCGCTCATGGATTTGGCGGGAGCTGCGGCGACGCTTGTGAACAGTTCACCTCGTGTCGCCTCTCTGTGGAACGAAGCGACGGGTGGGTCGGTTTCACCCACTACTTCGGAGGTATAGGGACATGAGCCGTCTCGGTCGCCTTCTTGTCACGGTAGCGCTTGTACAAAAAGAACAGCACGAGAAGCACAATCAGTACTGCAGTGATGTTGAATGGAGAAAACAGAGACTTTGCAATCGCCTCCTTCACTGGTGTTTCGATTCGAACCTGACGAGACACATCGACGACTGGGGGTACGGGGTCCATCTTAACAAAAAAAGATGTTTTTTCCACGTCAACAAAACGCGCTGCTGGTAAATATAAAAATGAATATCGACGAACTTTTTTCTATTGCGGAAGAGTGTCGACCCAAGTGCTCGGAACCTCAACAACTCATCTGGACAGAGTACAGGTGTAAATTCTGCCCAGATGATGGAACTATGGTGAAGCACGAAGACCAATGGTTTACGTCTGGATCGAGAGTTATGAACGAGGATGGATTGCCCACGTGTGTTTCCTGTGGAAACAGTGACATTGCATTCATCTCTGATGAACCAGAGTGGAACGGTGGTCCAAATGATCAGGGTGATGATCCTTCGCGTGTCGGTGCACCCGTCAATACGACATTGTTCAGTGCATCATGGGGATCCGGGACTATCATGTCGGTTCAGGCATCTGGAACGTACGCCAATAAACGTCTCGCTCGAATCAATTTTCACACATCGATGAATCACAAGGATCGTGCTCTTCATCATGCATATGAAGACCTTGATCGCATCGGACGTGTGGTACTTAACCTCACTGACTGTGTGATGCTCCAAGCCAAGATTATGTACCGCAAGTTTAGTGAAAACGTACTGACACGAGGTGCAATCCGTAACGGTATCAAGGCGAATTGTATTCTTCGGGCGTGTCAAGACGCTCACGTGGCTCGCACGACACAAGAGATTGCAGACGCCTTCAAGATTCCTTCCCGTGACATTTCACGAACGGCTGACATTTTCCGGGAGACTATTCCAGTGGTTCAAACAACAATCACAAAATCCTCTGATCTCGTGTCGAGAATATTCAATCAGGTGGTTGTCCCTGAAGAGTCACGGGGTCGCATTCGTCAAAAGACTATTCGTATTTGTGAACAGGTGGAGTCTCATCCAACACTCATGGGAAAGACTCCAAAGGGGGTTGCAGCGGCGGTGCTTTTTTCTGTCCTGGCAGAGTACGGAATGACAAGAGATTCAATTGCTTCGATGTGTGAGGTGTCTCTTCCTACGCTCGTCAAGTTGGAAAATTTGATGAAAAAAATTGTTGTGTGATTTTAATGAAACAACAGACTATTGTATTATTTTTTGCTGTTGTTATTATCGTCCTTGCACTCTTTGCATACCGTCGTCGCACCGTCACCACAGAAACATACGTCCTCCCTGATTTCAATCTTGTTGGTGTAACGTCAAACATTTGTCCAGAAGGGTACATACTCGTGTGTGTTTCGAGCAACCTCTACGGTATAACCAACACCATTCCATTTCCAGCGTCTCTTCCCAAGCCGTGCACTGATGAAAATTTCCCATCAACGCCTCTCTGCATCCCTCACCCGAGAAACATACGTCCACCCATCACTGATTACCGCCCAGGTGGTGCACTGAATAAGTAAAAATATCAGCACTTATAAATGGTGAATCGTAGACCCGTTCTTATTTTCGTCGCTATCCTAATTGTGTTGTACTTGCTGCTTACGTACTCGTACGCTGGTTACCGCCCCAACTTCCCAGAGGAGACGCGCAACCGCGACATTTACCAGGGCAAGGGCTTTGTTCTCGAGACTGACAGCGTCGCAGACCGCGCAGTCGAAAAGTCAATGTAAAGAATTTCACACATTGAATATTAATGCAGACCATTACACGTCCACCTACTGTTCTCAAGACGCGCCAGGGTGACAAGCCATACTTTACCCTTCACAAGTACCCAAATTCGATCATGGCGTGGAATACATCAACATCAAAGATGGCTGTAGTGGCATTTGCGCGTCATAATGATGTTCGATTCATGGGAACGACAATCGAACATCATTATACACGTATGCGTGAATGGCCTGATTTCAGTGGCGACATGAAACTCGTCGCAGGCTCGGGCAAACCAAAGCCTCTTGATATTCTCGATATTTGTGAATGGTCCAACTTGGATGAACTGCGTGTTTTTTGCGTCCAGAAATATTTCGACTTGATTATAGTTGATAAAATTTCAGACACATTCAACATCACAGGCTCAGTTTACACCCTGAGCATTCCTATGGAAGCACACGTACCCCATCTGGAACAACTCTTTGATATGGAATAAGTAACAATGCCAGTTGATCCTCTTGCAAAACTTCTCGCAGGCACACCGCTTGCCAAAAAAAATATATAACGAAGCAATGTCAGCTGCTAAAAAGTTTTTTACTCCTCAGTAACTGGAGTGAGTTCTGAAGCGGATGCGACACGACCAGTCGCTGGAATGACCGCCTCGCCCTTGAGCACCGCCTGAGTGTACTTCATGGCGACACCAAAATGAATTTCGACCCACATGAGAGCATCACGGTGGTCGAGCTTAACCCCCATTGGGTTGGAGTTAATCTCGGTTACGAGTGCCTGATGACGCTTTGGATCACCAAGAGTCTCTGCGATATCAGTCATTTTCTTCAGCCACACGACATGATCCTTCTTGGCTGGCTCAAACGCCTTGATAAAAGATGACACGGTAGCCATTTAAATTAACACATTGTTTTTCTCTAGATGTCGTCTTCATCATAGTCCTCAATGTCATCCTCGTAGTCGTCGACTTCGTCTTCATCCTCAATGTCGTCCTCTTCGTCCTCTTCGTCATCATCGGTTTCGTCTTCACTCGGGACATAGTCGTCATCTGATTCCTCGTCGACGCGAATCCATCCACCGCAGTCAGTCTGTTTAAATCCAACTTCTGTTTCATCATCAGTGTCGAGATAATGAGTTATACTGTCGTCGTCAATTTCATACGTTTCTTCTTCGTACCTGTAAATCGTAAATCCGTGCTTGTCCTTGTCTTCCGTCGGACTGAGATATTGAATAGTAAAAACAGCACCTTTTGTGTCTATGATGCGTGCAACCAGAGAAACATTCTTACCAGTACCAATATCAGTCCACACTCGAACAATCATTGTCAACTGGTGAAACCTTGCACATTTTTTTTATCAATATAACGCAGAGATGATTGAACATGTGAAAAAAGGGTTTGAAGTTGGTGTTTTCGGAAGCAAAATTACACTCATTATTTTGCTTTTGATATTGTCATTCATCAATGCCGATATCAGTTTCGTCAAAGAAAAACCACGTATGTTTTTGTTCGAGTCTGCTGTCGTTGGGTTATCAGCGGCTGTTCCATTCACGTACATTGCCATGAATCGAGGCAAAAAGTTTATTGACGCCATTTCACTCGGTTTGACTGCGTTTCTCATCTTCTTTTTGTTCCACATCGTCATGGAGTTTTCTGGACAGAACCAAGCCATTGTGGACAAGTCTCAACTCACCGAGTCTGAAAAGAAACAACAGGCGTTTATCGATAAGGTGAAAAAGCTTAAAGCGACGAAATGGATCATCTTTGCAATTGTACTTTTAGTGATTGTTATGTCAGTGGTTGTCCGCGACGTTGGACCAGGTGTTGGGACCGTCACCAGAGAGGCGTTCCTGATGGCAATATGCGGTGCTTTGCCTACTATCATGATTTCAATGAATCGTGATGATAAGCATGTACTTAAAGAGTTTGTGGTGTACTTTGGACTGTTTTTCGTTGGTCACTATACCTTGCAGCTCGGTGGTTTCTATTCCAATCTGTTACCAGAGAAATCCAATAACATCTCCGTTTGATTGAATCAGTTGACCGTTTTCGAGCACACCGACCCGATTCGTGGTGAGAACCTCTTCCTCGACGAGGTGAATGAGAACCGGACGAAGTGCGCTGTGTTGTATCGTCGGGGCGCCTTCCCCGTAAAAGACTCGCACTTGACCTGGTTTGTTATAAGAACGGCACATGGGACACCGGAGATCGCGATCAAACCATTTGTAAATACAGCCGCCGTGAAACATGTGTCCGCATGCGAGTCTCACAGACTCGTCTCCAGACCCATTTTTTACAAGACATATGGAACAGTCGGGTGCGTGACTGATGCATACATTGAGACAATCGAGGGACGGGAGACGACACCGACGGCGTCCACAAAAGGCTGAGCACCTGGGGTTTTTCATTACAGAAAATAGTATTATAATCTTTAGCAGAAACGCCATCGGTGACCACATAGGCAGCTGCAAAAGTTTGTCACGGGCTCATCTGCACTGCGCGTCTGCATCTGGTAGTAACTCGTCTTCTTCGACTTGCACTTGGGACAAGTCAAAAGTCCCTCATACTCCTCGTCGTGCTTCGCCTTTGCGAGCTCCATCTTCGTTTCCCTTTCACGAATCTTCTTCTCCGCCTGACCCACCGGACCATCGGGCCACATCTGACCCGGTGTCAGTGTCTCGAGCTCCCTGGGCTTGATCTTTTTCACAATGTCCGGATTTTTCTTAATGTTGAATAGTATACTCATCAACCGCTGTTTGTACCGCCAGCGAAACGTCCGGTTTTCCCACGAAGGCTCCTCCTGTTCATACTTTCCCTTGACTACAATTCGACTTTGCATAGTTTGATGCACAGCCCAGTTGTACACCGCGAGCTCTGCATTTCGCGGCTTGATGCTTTTACCCGGGTACACCTTCTGAAACTCACCACGAGCATAGTCACGAAGAGAGTGTTCGGTTGTCATTTGTTATAAACAAAGTACTAAATGGTACATTCTTGAGCTGGACATTACAACTTTTTTTTAATATGATTCCTCGTCGTCAAGGTCCGCGGCGACATCAAATGCCGTCTTTTCAGCATCGCTCAAAAACTTTTTAATCGCCTTTTCAAGTTCTCCGACCGGACCGTCTGCCGCGGCGAGAACGCGAAGTAACTCAGGTACGATGACCCGGTAGGCGTTTACAATCTCGTCCGACTTGACCTTCTTCTTGGTGAGTTTGTGGAGCATGATTTTGTGAAGATTGTTCTTCTCGTCTGGAGTCAGTTCGTGATACGATTCAGCTGCGTACGATGCCTGGTCGCGCAAAACAGATGAACCATATTCCTCACCCGCGTCAAAGCCGCGGGCAATTTCACTCACGTCGATGCACTCCCATAGAAAGTCGCGAGAGTGAGGTGGAATGCCATTTTCAAAATAGTCTTCAAAAATTTCAGCACCGTACTCGTAGCCGGCAACCGTGATGCCGTCCTCGGTCTGGTCGTAACTTGTGTTCGGGCTCATCTTGTGTTTTTAGGGACGGAAACCTTTATTCAATCCTAGACGGGAAGCTAGACGGACCCGTTCTTCAGTAGGAATTACAAAATATCATGGGCTCTGTGACTCTAAATGTCAAAAGACTCGAAGAGTTCGTCGACCGGCGTCTTCGTCAGACCATCCTTCCCCATGATGCCTTCGAACCACTTACCATGTGGACCGCACCGTGTCTTGTCAAGACGCACAAACTTGGCGTAATCGTGATGAATCTTTCCCGGGGTTGCCGCGACCGCAGAACGAACACACGTCTTTTCGACCGAGTTATAGTACATACAGACCTTGCAGAGGGCGGACATGCTCATTTACTCTTCATAAGTGCACAGTCTCTAAGATCATTGAGTTTTCAATGGGTCATTAACTGGAAACCACCAGTCGATAATCTCGCCCGCGCGAATCACTGCGTAAATAATGGCTGACGAAACGCGACCAGACATGACGGTCTGTTTGTCGAAGATGCTTCGGTACGAGAGGTCCTTGAGCTCAACGGTGTTACGCGTAAAGTCCATCTGATCTATATTATTTTGTTGTTCTTATGTAATGCCAACCCCGACCGGCTTTGGGAGCAAACGTCGGACTGCTCCTCATAACGGTCGCAGTAACGCTGCGAAACGTGCAGCCGCCGCTGCCGCAAAGAAAAAACGCAACAACTATGCGACATTTCTTAGCGCCATGGCTTTTGTTACACCGTATCGTAAAAGACTTGAACGCAATCAAGCCTTTAACAACACCGTCGCGAATGCTAGAAGCAATATGACACAGAATACCATAAGTTATTATCGTCAACACAGGCGCGCACCACTTGGTCTGACACAGCAGCAATGGTATGCTCTTGCCGGTACTATGATTGCGATTCAAAGACACCCAAACCACGTGCGAGCTAATCTTAACCCCATTGTTGCCAGAGTTCGTGAAACCGGTCGATACACGAATGCAAATCGCAACGCGTTAATTGCATGGGCTCGTTCACGTTAGTCTACGATTCCGAACTGCAAGCATTATATTTCCATTTGGATTTACTACGAACGTGTGACGAGGCTTTACATGAATCCCCTTTCGTACAATACGTCCTCTGTAGTGTCTTTGGATGGTCGTTGCCGCTTGTCTGTGTTTGCGTCTCAAAACCATGGCTGCTCTCATTTCGTTGAGACGCTTGTTTTCTTTGTTCAGTTCTTTACGAATACTAGTTATATTTTTTTTGATGATCATGTTATATAATATTTTTGCCTTGTTTGATAACTCATTTCGTTTAGTATTTTTTAGGGAATTAATAACATTATTTCTTTCATTATTTTTCATCGAACTGATGATTCTCATCAATTGGATAAGACCAACATTGTTACTCATTTATTAAAGACTTTGAAAAAAAAGTGCCTGAGTTTTTTCCGTCACCTTGATGAACTGTAAATCGCAATCCCACCACCGACGACTACCAATATAATAATGAGCCATACCCACCATGGTACACCACTCTCATCTTCATCCTTGGTTGTCGCTGTCGTTGAAGTGGACGACGAGGACGTCGTCGGTGTGGATGGGGACATACCAGGAAAGTGACTCAATAGACCCATTTTAATTTATACCATTAAATTAAAATGAAGCAAGATGTTGCTCTGGCATTTCTGAGTATCATTCTGACTGCTCTCGTCTTGAATCGAGTCCAGGAAAAGTATACATCTGATGACCGAACTAAACTTAATACAATGTTTACAGCGGCAGGATACACTGGAGTAACTCGTGATAACATGCGCAGGTATCTTATAAAATTAATCATAAACGAACTTGAAAATGATACGACCAATCAACTTTCGAACGTAAACTTACTCGTCGATACACTAAACACCGGAAGGACTAATCAGTGGGCACATTACACAACTGTCAGTGAACTTGACACAATGTTTGAAACGGCGTACACGTCAGGAGAATCCGGATTGACAGCTCGGGACCGAATGGTTCTTCGCGCAATTGCATCCCCTGGTATAGAAATGACTAATGAGAGTTTATTAGCACCCATAACATATACGAGCGAAAGTGTTCCGGACTTTGCTACGACTATTATCAATGAATCTGGCAAAACTTCAAAGGAAATGATTTTGTTTTGTTTTAAAATTATTGATAAACTGTTTAATGAACCCGCTGGTGGTGGGGTTCCATGGACACCTGAAATAATCGATTATATAAACTCGTATATTCCTAATAGCTTTGCACCAAAGTATGACATAAATAACACATCAGAACTGGACCAAACGTTTAATACAAGGTCATTGAGTGATGTACCTGCAAAAGGTATATGGTTATTGAAAGCCATGACACTCGGTCCCGCATACCTCGCCAAAATCGCCGAAAACAAGTGGCGTCTCGATCTCGACTGGACACCACCTGCCTAGTGTGACATCTCAGCGTCCGTGGTACTCGTGAAAATACCGAGCTCCCACAGACTTCCAATCGTAGGGCACCAGTCAGACGTTTCCTTGTCTGAAAACAGAATCGGATGCCAGTTGGGCAACCACCGCGCCGTCTCCAAATTCTTGAGCGTGTCATCTACGTAGATGTGCGTGTGATGGTTTGCAAACCCGGCATACGCCGCCATTTCTGGTTTGAGTGGTGACTCTGTAATGTTACTTCCCGGACACACAACATAGACTTCGTCACTGATTGCATGCGCCACTTGCCCGGTCCATTCAACTGGTGAATTGCTAAAAAGTGTTACACGCCACCCGCGCGCTGTCAAGTTGTGAATCTCCTTGGCGTCCCGCTGAAAGTCCGTGCTCGACAGCACTTCCCACAGATGAGAACGAAGAGGAACATCATACACTTCGCGATTAAAGTCTTTTACATCAATGCCGTGATGACGCTGAAGACCACGAGCAGTGTGACCTGCCGACTCTACAAGAACGCGATTCATACGCACCGGATCTTTGCACCGAGGAAGCTTCTTCTCGACATACCGGACACAGTTGTGTTTTACATGTTCAAGAAGGTGTTTGTCGCGAATGATGACACCGTCAACATCAAGTACAAGCGACTTGAATGCCATGTTTCTGTAAAGGGGGTTTCCTTTAATCAACTCACCAATTTGGATTCAAAATTGGTGTATTTGTCCGTCAAGCGTTCGAATTCATAAACAGTCCGAGCTCCCACACAGAACTTACAGTCGGAAACTGAACATCAAACCCTGGACCCTTGTTTGTATTTTCATCAAAGTGAATCGGTACCCAGTTGTACATGTACCCAGCCGTCCATAGATTGTTGATTGAATCATCAACATAGTACTTTTTCACGTCACGTGGAAACTTGGAGTAAACACGAGGATCGGGCTTTACAAAGAGATGGTCGTGTGAGACGCTGACGCCGAGACGTTCTGCAATTGGAAGAGTCCAATCGAGAGGAGCATTTGAAAATAAACGTGTATCCCATTGATGACTCAATTTGCGAATAATTTCAGCATCACTCTTGAATTCGTCAGACATGAGCACGTGTCCGAGATGAGTCAAGAGACTCTCGTCATAGACGAATGTGTTGAAATCCTTCGTGTCAATACCAAATGCGTTGTGTAAACCGCGAGCCGTATGCCCATAACGGTTGTACAAGAGCTGATTCACACGAGCAGGGTCTTTTGCGTCAGGCAACTTGGTGCGCACGTACTGCACTGCATTGTACTTGACGTGTTCGAGAAGCAACTTGTCCTTGATGATCACCCCGTCCACATCGAGGAGTAACAAGCTGTTCATTTATTTGGAATATGTGTCATTGTTTTAGAAGCTCATTTTTTGGAGTGTTTTTCTTCTTGTTCTTGGGAGCGACCATTTCAGCGGCGCTAATAGTTTTTCGACGTTCCGGGGGAGGCCAGTCCTTCGCCTTGGGGAAGAACTTTGCCGCTCTTTCTGAGAACTCCTCCATTATTCTATTATTAATCCAATGTTTTAAGGGTTGAACTTGCCAACATCCAATTTTGGTGTCGTCTGTTTTTCATTTTTAACAAGTAATTACGCAAAAAGTCCCTCACTGCTATATAATAATATGAAAGAGGTTCAATAGTCCCTCTCCAGTTAGGGTCCGATAGGTGAACACCTGATACAGACTCGACCCAATCCTCAAACTCATTGTATTTTTCCCATCCAGATAGTTCAAGAAATGGAAATAGACGTTCATGCATAATGAGAAGTGTCAGAATCGTCAGATCATGAATGTTCATCATTTCAATCTCACCTCGGCGTTTTACACAAATAGTATCTGGATAGTCCTCTTTGTTTTTCAGAACTATGCATTTGTTTTCATCGAGTGAAAATACCTCATGAAGCATAGCCCGAACCCAAGACTCTTTTCGACCACCAAGGTTGGGTCCAGTTACATGTGTTAGACTGATGTCATCAAAGTCATTGATGACGACATCCTCGAAGAACTTTGTTGGTGCACGTACATACGTATGATCTTCTGCTGGTACACATGGATTCTTGCGAGCCATATGTTTTTTAAATATTGAAGTCCCGAATGGTTTGAGTCTAAAGTCTATGTGACACATCGGGCACACGAGGTCCTCCTGGGTCCTAGGTCGACCCATCTACCATGGACGGAGAAAAAAGTTTTTGGTAATTTCGTTAACCCCAAGTCATGTAATTGAAAATACTAGAAAACATATGACATGTCATATGACATGCGTTGATACAAGTTCAATTTTTTCTCACGTACAATTAGAAAATGAATATTTGCCCGACGACGTTCGGACCTTATTTCTGGTCAGTGATTCACATGGCATGTCTTAGTGCTGGTAAGGATGTATCAGACGAAAAGGCGGGCGCAATGACCCAGTTTTTTGATTCCATGCCGAGTATTCTGCCGTGCAAACAGTGCGGTAAACATCTTCGGGAAAACCTTGCTCTGCTGCCATTCGATCGCGACGATCCGTTCAGATGGTCTGTCGACTTGCACAACTTGGTCAATTCACAGTTGAACAAACCTGAGATTGACTATGAGCATGCATTGAGATATTGGTCCACAAAGTGCTCAGGGGGTCCTTCCAGGCAAAACTGGACTATATTTGCCGTCTTAATCATAATAGTAGTCCTGTTTGTTTTTGTAAAAAATATCAATATGTAGTATGTCGTACACGCAGACGAGTTTAAAAACATTCTTAGGAAAAGCCATATATCTAAAAAATGGTACAAAATTGTACTACACTATTGATGCTACATCAGGTGCGACAAAAAAAGTCCCATTATCAACTCCTGTGAAGAATGCTAGTGGTGAAAAACTCATACTAAGTAATCACGGGAAGTTTAGTCCAACCAATCTGACAAGTTTAAACGGAAAGAAGGTTTATAAAAAAATTGGATCCAAAAATTACTATACAAAAACAAATACAGGCGCGATGACAACACTTATGATGTTTAGTCCAACCAATCTGACAAGTTTAAACGGAAAGAAGGTTTATGAAAAAGTTGGATTAAAAAAGTACTATACAAAAACAAATACAGGCGCGATGACAACACTTATGGTTAGTTCAGTTGTCAAGAACGCGGCTGGCAAAACTATGACAATCGCCAATTACAAGAAAAAGGGTGCGACGCCAAAGCCTGTTACAAATGATACAAAGAATCTTGGTGCGGGTAGTAACTTGAATAAAGTTCAGAAGGCGTTGATAAACAAGGCACCTGTACCTGCTGGCTGGACAAACACGGGAAAATTGTCAAACAATGGCAAAAAGGTTTACAAGTTGGGACAAAATTTTGGTGTTTTGAAGAATGGAAAAATGTCAAAAACATTCAAAGGGAAGGCAAAACTTGTAAAACAACAGGCAGTAGCGTCCGTCATGGCGCCATCTGCGCCTGCACCTGTTGTAGCCGTGTCACTGGCACCTGTTGTAGCCGTGTCACTGGTACCAGTCATTAGGCCTGGACCTGATCACGTCAAAGCAATTGAGACGAAATATGTCAATTCCGTTACAAAGGTGGCTGAAAAACTGAAAGAACTTCACGAGGCAACCGGTGGAACTAACACAACTAATTTCAACAACTATGTCGCCAAACGTGGAAACATGGGTTTTGTGCATATGAATAGAATGAACACTGTGATTTACAGAACAACAAGTGTAGAAGGTTTTCATGGGGCATCTAGAATATGGAAACAGTCTCTCGACAAACCAAAATTTATATTCAAAAATAGATCTGTTATGTTAAAGTATACACAGTATTTGGCTCATAAACAACTTTTATTAGTTTATGGAAAAAATGTCAACTCATTTGAAAATGTTCGTATGAGTGATATTATTGATACCAAATGGCTTGTTGCTCAAGATAAATACATTCGGTCTTTGTCATCACGACAACTTTTCACCATGTTTGGGTATTCACACAGAGGTGACAGCTGGGCTCACGCATATCTCGATGGAAAATTCTCGATGTCGCAGTTTAAATCAGGTGTTCCTACAAATGGATCTTCAGATTATTTTGCATTCTTTTTTCAGGCTCGAGATTATTACAAGATAAACACAGGTGATGCAATCAAAGACTATCCAATTGTACTTAACCGAGTCAGAGATGAAAATAACGTGAAAAACATCGAGAATATCATGAACATGTTCATCAATGAACTGAATGAGATTATTCGCAAGGCTCCAGCAGTCACGCGCACGTTTATCGTTTTCAGAGGACAGAAGGATGATCGGTACATGTCTGGTATGATTGGAAATACGTACACAACCGAGCGCTTTTGCTCCACATCTATCGATGGATCCATGTCGGCAGAAAATTTTTCAGATAGTCACACTCTTCAACGTATAACCATTCTCAGAGGATCAAAGTGTCTGCTCATGTTTGGCACAACAAAGTTTGACAAAGAGTTCGAGATTCTTTTACCACGTGGTTCAACATATCAAATTGTAAAGAAGCGCACAAATGTCAAATCATACAAATCTACAAACCTATTAAATCCAGGTTATCCAACTAGTATTCAGAATCTTGTAGACATTGTGCTCGTTGGTAGCGTCCAAGAGGCACCAGCATCTCAACCAGTTCCAGTTACCGTCATACCTCAGACAAATGTGAATGTTATGCGAAACATTGTAAAGAAACAACATGGATGGAGTCTAATTAAAGTAACTGGTCTAATTGGTAAGGGTGGGTACGGTGCAGTGTACCAGGCTTCTGATCCCAACTTTGGTAACTTGGCTATTAAAATTCAGAAAAAGAGTAATAATTCAAACGCTGAAGTAAAAGCACTCAAAAAACTTAAACATTCTGGTATAGCACCCAATTATTACAATAATAAACTGATCAAGGCGAACAATAATATAGCAAAACTTGTTCCTAAAGGTGTTGCACCTGGAAATAATGTATCAATTATGGTATCCCAGATGATCCGCGGGACTCCACTCAAGAAGTGGTACACCGGTGCACCGCTTCCACAAAATATAAAGAACAAAGTGACGAATGTTGTTTCAAATATGCACAAAAAGGGTGTTATCCACGGTGATCTGCACAAGAACAACATCCTCATAGGAAACAACGGCAAGGCGTACGTGATTGATTTCGGCAAGTCGCTCGTGACAAACAAGAGTTTCAAGACGACGAACGAGGCAAACAATTACCTCAAGAAACTCACGGGTAAGACGAAGACGTCTCACTCGAAAGTGTCATGGTATTCAAATAACAAACGGACACACTTTCTGAATGGCAACTTTTTGAGAAGAATGACCTAAAACAACTTCATCTGAGGAGGCTGTGGAGGTTTGGGCGCCATCATGGCGGTAATCTTTTCATTGAGAGGCTTTATGATACGTAGATATCCTAGGTATAACACAACGACAAGCAAAACAAGTATGACAATGACCCAACGACCGAGGAGTTGCTTCTCCGGTGGAGGTTTGGGTGGTGGTGGAGCGTGCTGCAGAGCATCCACAATACGGTCGAGTTCGACATCTCTGAGCGGTGGTGGAGGAGGATCCGGTTTCACAAACACACACTTGAATCGCAGTGTGAATGCGTTATTATCAAACCCATTGAAGTTCAGGAGTTGACCATTCTTGTCAACCCAACGTACCGTGAGACGATCGAGTTTCACAATTGGATAGTCATATTCGACATATTGTTTATAGTCACTCGTTTCTTTGTAATTTTTTATAGACCCACCAGGTACATCCATCGGAATCATACCAAACGAACTCCGTATGGATGAACCTTCTGTTGTTCCGTTGACCAGTTTCTTTGCATCAAGAACGCTCGTCGTGCGAAACTCTTGAATGTCCAGAAACACATATTCATTCACAGCCAAGTCGATGATGTGATGCGACTTGGCAATCTCAAGTGCTCCGTAGACTGGGTCGTTTGCGTACACTGGACTCGTCGATGCTGCGTAGGAAGTGACGCTCGTCAGACCGAGAATCTTTTTTGCTTCTGAGGTGAGTGCAGTAACCGTGAATGCTGTCGTGTTGGAAAAAATATACTTGCCTTCGTCACACAAAAAGTCGATGGATATGGCTTCGCCAGATGAATTGACAATGGCGGCTGCGAGACCGTTTGCAGAGTAGTACCCTGGTGCAATGGACACGTCGGTCCCGCTGATGGACACGAAATTGTTGCCGTTGGTCACGTTGTACATTGTGTTGGGAACCTTTGCAGCAACGAGATCGATTCGAACGATGCTCTTGACTGGATTTGTCAAGTACAACGTGTATTCACTCCCTGACGGATAGAATGTCACGTCTCGATTCGTCGAGTCTGCATACACGTATTTAATGATTTGGGAATCATCCATCTATTACTATTAGTGACTGTATTTTTTTACTCAGAAATGAAGTGACTATGGTCAACATTATATTCACTAAGAATGAAGGATTTATGATTGTAATTTTTTGGAGAGAATCAGAGTACTTTGATGAAATAAGACGTGCGAGACTTGTTGCTACATCAATCTCTATCATGTGCTTGTATGAAAATCCTTCTGCATCAAATATCCACATCCATTTTTTTTCAATTTTTGAAAGAACGTTGTCATAATGTACAATAATACCATCGCGATCCCAGTATCGGGATGCATCCGCTGGTTTGGTGTACATGATTACAGTGTCTTCATCAAACATGCCAATCTTTTTTAAAGAATGACTTGTCGGATCTCGTGCACATATCGGACAATCCTCCATTAATATCTCAACGAATATTAATGGATATTATTTTACATCGATCAACACAGCTCAGCATCATTGCACAGGCTTTATCAGGAGCTGTGAATGTAAACGGGTTGACCAAAACAGGTCCTAAACTGTTTGTACAAGCTTTGCGTCTCGAAATGCTTGTGACGGTTATACAATTCACTTTTTATGTTGCTTTGATCCGTAATCTCAAAGTCGAGACGATGGCAACAACAAGATACTTTGACTGGTTCCTCACAACTCCCATGATGCTTATCAGCATGTCTGCCTACTTTTTGTACAAAAAAGGTGAAGATAGTTCCATAATTGAAATGATAAAAAAGTACAAATCCTCATTTGCACTGATTGTGTTATCAAACTTGGTCATGCTTATTGCTGGCTACCTAGGCGAAATAGGCTACATATCAAAAACAACTTCATTTATAGTTGGAACAATTGCACTCATCGTCACATTCAGAACCATTGACAAAGATATGGATGGTTCTAAAAATGCTATTTTCAAGCCAATAGCTGCAGTATGGGGACTTTACGGGTTAGCTTTTATGTTGCCAGTGTATGAAAAGAATATAATGTATAACATGCTCGATGTCGTTTCAAAGAACTTCTTTGCAGTATTCCTTACAAGGGAACTATATACCCTCGTTCCAAAGCGTTGACGCCGTTCTGGACTCTACTTGATTCCCAAAAACTCACGACCCAGTTTAGAGCCGACGAACATCATGGCAGTACCCGTCAACGCCACTAACGCGTGCTGCTGCATGTTCGTACGCAGAAGCTGGATGTGGGTCAGAAGCAAAATGAAAAAACCGAGCCAGAAGATGGTCGCGTAATAGTCCATTACTATACTCTACTAAATTAGTTTGCATTCGTCCGTCCCTGTTCCGCCATCCGCTCGCCACCAAGAATGTGACTGCGAGCCACATTCGTTTCTCGCGGGCTTGAGTCCAACGGACCCTTCATAGGAGTTCCTGCCAACTCAGAAGAACATCAGCATCGACGGTTGCCTGTGAAGTGTTGTTGAAAAATGCAAGCGTAAATATATCGCTCGTCTGCGTGAATGAATTCCGACCAATCTGTGAAAAGTACTGACCGAGCTCCAAGACAGCCAATCCAGAGGTTTTCCCCTGCGCCGCAACCAGACCTGATGCCACCTGTTGACACGTCGTTGCTGAAAAGGCTGTCGCCGACTTGTCCACAAGGATGCTCGTACTCGGTGGTGCCGCCAAAAAGTTCTCACCCGTCAGGTTGGCCGCTGTGACATTACTCCACAAAGCCCACTGTACGATGTCATCCGTCGACTTTATCACCACCTCGACCTGCTTGATGGCGCATACCGAGTCGAGGCGATTGGATGCGAGTTGGACTGATATGACTGGAACCCAGGTTCCAGCACCCACGGTCGCACTGAACGTGGCCAAATTGGAATACAGTGTGAGGGGTGCGTTCGAACCACCCTCTGACATGACGGTCGAGCAAATCTGCGTCAGGTTCGATGTTGCCGGCGCCGCTCCGTTCAGAGTCTGGATCTCGTACCGGACAGGCAAACACGCGGTTGTTATGTACGCCCCTGCGACCAAGTTGGCGTGATGGAACGTATGGCACAGGATGAAAAGACCGTTGATGACGAACCCCATGCGAACCGAGCCGACGCCGAGCCATTCCATATCGATCCAGAGAATTTGGGATTTTGTAATGTCCAGCGTCAGACCGGATGGACCAGACCCGAGGAGCTTATCGCCGTTCCAATTGACCTGCGCCACGTTTGAAAGCGTAACGGTTCCGGTGACGTTCGAGCGCTGGACGAGCTCGAGTCCGTTCGCCAACTCGACGTAAAAGCCGTTCTCCGCACCGAAGTAGCCGACGCGCTGACGGGTATTCCCTGGAGAGGCTGGCGCCATCGTGAATGTCATCAGCGTAAGGAGGGATTTACCAGGTTGATATCTGAACGTATACGCAGACTCGCGCGCCGCAAATGAACCAGTCGTATTGGTCACTGTGAGATTTGCAGAACTCTGGGTCGGTATGAAGGTCACCGAGCCACCCGATGCGACGTTCGACCGGAACGACGCGTCAAGGCCGAACCGCTGCTGAGAATCAAAGAGCGTGAAAGGATTACTGACCCGGAGACGGCCGAACGCGTCGAGTTGGGGTGTCGCCTTGAGGGTCACGTCAGAGTTGAATAGGTATACCATCCTAATATATACTCCAGAAACTTCCTGTCCACAAAACACCCACTGCACCGTAGTTTAGGGCAATGATGAACGCCGTCTGTCCGTCTACGAGATCAGACCCGGACGTTTCGACCGTTATGCTGTACAGCGCACTCACATTAATGAGACCAGACTCGTCTTTCACGACGTACGTCTTGCCCTGAACAACACTTGTCCCGAGTGGCAGAGTGATCGTGACGTTTGTGCCGTTGACGCCGATGTAGTAATCGTATGGCTGTGCGGCATAATCACTTGAGACACCGGTCTGTATCGGATTGACACCGTACCACGGCGGCGGCGTTCCTGCAGAACGAGTGAAGCTCATATTACTAAAGTTGTTTGATATAAAAAATCCATACTACTTGATTCCGAGAAACTCGCGACCAATATTGGATGTCAGCGCGGTCGCTGTATGTTTCTTCGAAAAACAATGAGGTAATGTCTTACATTATTTTTCGGATGTTACAGTATTATGAATTTTATTGAAACATATCAAATATCAGACGAAGACTTGTGTGAAAGAATTATACGCTCGGAAAAAAGAAACCGAGAAGATGGCGCAGATCAGATGAATGCTGGCCCTTCGTTTTTTTGATCGCCTCTGAAAATTCTTGTGCTTCTTTTGCAGTCACTAAACCTTTAGTAACTTTGTAAAGACCTCTCATTAAGTTGTTTGTTACTCGACGTACTGTATCTTTAAGAAACCTGTTCCTGTTCCCGTGCGTTCTCAACATATTTCGCAGTCTGTTCATCCTGGTTCTGTTTTGCGGTGGGTTGTGTACAGTTCATCACTATAGTATCCTTATCTGCAGGAATACTAGTCACTGTTGGATCTTTTATCATTCTTTCGACTTCATTTTTAGCAACTTCCTCAATTGCTGATAACGCCCGAGAAGTTGCTGCATTCTGAATCCATTCTTCTGGGGAATAAGCAGCGTACTGGAATGCTTTGTATTGCACTGGAGTTAACGTTACAGTAACGGCAACGTCTGTCATTTACTATTGACCAGATAAATAAACAGCATGAAGTGACGTACGTGCGTCTGCTGCTGTTGAACTATCTATCGTAACTGAAACTGAAGGAATTCCAACCACGCTAATAGAGTCGTTTGTGTTCAAAAATGTCACTATTTGGCATTGTGCAATCTGATATGAAGCTGTAGTGGTTTTTCCTACATAAGGAGTAGACCTGTCTATATCATTTACACGAATAGATGCACCTAGATAGTTATATGTACCAGTTGAAGTCTGTAAACGTGTGTGTATCAAGTAATAACCAGATGGTCCATTCAGGGTAAATGTATCAGTAAGTCCATTTATTGTCCATTGTGAATTAGTAATTGTACCTGCAAACACTATGTCGGCGGTACCTGTCCCCACAACCTGACTTGTCGTTTTATACACAAAAAGGACCGGAAGTGAACTCTGGCGAATATTTCCAGTCACTTCTAGCTTTACTCCTGGATTCGTCGTCCCGATGCCGACGCTGCCCCCATTCGGGTTGAGGAGACATGCATAATTTGTAGCATAGTTGCCTATAGACCTAGACTGAAGCCATGTAGATCCGTCTAGAAGGGCACCTATATCCAAAGCGACACTTCCAATTTGAATACGTGCAGTCGCATTTGGATCGGTGGCTGATCCGGAAGACGCCGGAGACCCACCTAGCGGGGTGGATGCGGCGTGAAAAGGCTGCATTGGGGTCGCCGTCCCGATGCCGAGTCGACCGTTCGTCTGGTCCCAATGCGAAGCTGTAGCAGCCGCAGCGACACCGGAGGCTGAAAGGTATACGAGATCACCTGCATTACCTGTTGGCGCTGGTCCGGTTGCTCCTGTGACGCCCGTTGCACCTCTTGCTCCAGTGACGCCAGTGACGCCCGTTGCACCTCTTGCTCCAGTGACGCCAGTGACGCCAGTGACGCCCGTTGCACCTCTTGCTCCAGTGACGCCTGTTGCACCCGTCGGTCCAGTTGGTCCGGTTGCTCCTGTGACGCCTGTTGCACCCGTCGGTCCAGTTGGTCCGGTTGCTCCTGTGACGCCTGTTGCACCCGTCGGTCCAGTTGGTCCAGTTGCTCCTGTGACGCCTGTTGCACCCGTCGGTCCAGTTGGTCCGGTTGCTCCTGTGACGCCTGTTGCACCCGTCGGTCCAGTTGGTCCAGTTGCTCCAGTGACGCCAGTGACGCCAGTGACGCCAGTGACGCCCGTTGCACCCGTTGCACCCGTCGGTCCGGTTGCTCCTGTGACACCTGTTGCACCCGTCGGTCCGGTTGCTCCTGTGACGCCCGTGACACCCGTTGCACCCGTCGGTCCGGTTGGTCCGGTTGCTCCTGTGGCACCCGTCGGTCCGGTTGGTCCGGTTGCTCCTGTGGCACCCGTCGGTCCGGTTGCTCCTGTGACGCCCGTTGCTCCGGTTGCTCCGGTTGCTCCGGTTGCTCCTGTGACGCCCGTTGCTCCTGTATTTTTTTTTACACATTCAGATCCTGTGTTCTTAATCGTGTACATCTTCTACTCTTTTACGACGATAATTTATAAACAAAAGGATATCCGTCTAAACAAATATCAGCCTTATTTTTATCATTTGGTTGATCAATCAAACTTGGAATTAGATCATTACTCAAAGTATCACTTTCTTTTAGTACATAAGTACACTCAAAAACTGCTGGAATGTTTGTTCCACAAACTGTAATCATTGGTGAATAATTATTACCATGGAAATGAACTATTTGATGAGTACGTGAAAGTTTGTAAAGACATGTCCAATCAATCGGTGAATGAAACTCAATGACCATTTGTTTTATTTTCTTCATGTCATCTTCAGACATTGATTTTATCCATTCATATTCTCCTCCTTCAATATCCATTTTAATGAATATGTTTGAATATGTATCGAAACGATCTTTCAAGTTATTGTTAGTATTTATATTATTGTGTATAATTTGAACCGTTGATGAAGACGGTACAGTGGCTTGTCCATCGTATGCAAAACACGGAACATTATACAACTTTAGAAACTCTGATTCAAAAGAAATGTCGTCAGCCACACCACCCGACAAAAGCACATCATACTTACAAGGAATATCTACAATTACATATCCACCATCGTTATCTTTGCCTATTCTCTTTTTAGGGTACACTGTCTGAAACACTTCGAGTGTCTTGAGTTTCGGAATAAACAAAATTTCACAAAAACCAGAAATTTCCCCTTCGTATATGAAACGTTCAAATATAGAATCAAACCTATGAACGTTTTGATCTTTCCACCATGGTATATGAAAACTCATATGCACAGGGACACCAAATGAAAAAACCTCTTCGAATATATTCTCTTCGTGACCTTCTATGTCGCATTTTATAAAACATACATCATTGAAACCCTGAATAATGTGTTTTAAGGTAATTGTTTTGGTCGTACTGTCAAACAAAGTTGTTGTTTCATCTTTGATATAATTTACAGTAGTTCCTGTATTTACGTTAAATCCAGAAGAAAGCTCTTCTCGTGGACCAATCGTAACGAGACGTTCAGAGTTACTTACTGGATGTGGTATGACTGTTATATTGTCAATGTCATTGATCCGTATATTCTTTCGAAGACGCTCAATTGAAACTGGATCACATTCAACTGATACAACGTGTTTAAATTGACGCGCAAGCCATAAACTTGTTGTTCCTATCCATGCACCTAAATCAACAGCCGTTTTGTTTTTGTCCGTGACTTTTTCAAAAGCTTCGAACGTATCTTTTTCCCAATCTTGATAATTACTCAAAAAATATCTCAAATATCTGTTTTGGCGCTCACATTCAAATTTAATAGGAACTCCGTTTTTCATAGTCTCGCATATAAACGTAGGATTTTCATACTCTGTCTTTTTTGGACTAAATCCCTTTTCGAGCCACGAAAGTTGTCTTCTATTTTTGTTGACGTGATAAAACCCTTTTCCGACATACACATCAATGATTGATAAAAAGTATTCTTCATACATGGATGCAATTTTATCGAATGAATAATTTGCTCGTGCCCATGAATAACAATCCCCTGGGTTAATCGTGTCTATGTTCTGAATAGCCCATGTGATATGATCAACATTTCGACATCTAAACCCAGTGACACCGTGAATTATATTCTCACTCGGTGCTCCCCAATCAAATGAAATGACAGGAGTTCCAGACATGAGACTCTCAGCCATGACACACCCAAACGGTTCCATGTATAATGTCAAAAATAAGGTGGCCTTTGCACCTGCCAGTAGTTTTTTGCGCTTTTTCAAGTCTGCACAACCAACGTATTCTACATGCGAAGGCCATTCTCTAAATTGACCACCAGGTCCAGACACTATAAGCTTTTTTCCAGTACTCTCCGTCGCCTGTATAGCCAATTCAATACCTTTATCAAAATTAAGTCGACCGATAAATAAGAAATAGTCGTCTTTTTTTATTCTAGGTTCAAAATCATCAACATCAACTGAACATGGTATAACAACATGATACGCGGGCATGTGCTCATTAACATCTGTGACGTGAGAATGTAAAAGAGCATACGAAGTATACACTCGGAAATCGGCAAAACATTCCTTGTATCCTATGGATGGTTCAACGACAACAATATATTGATCGTTTTTAAAGTGATCTGCAATTGATTTATGTCCAATACCCCAAAAACACAGTAAAAAATCCCCTACAATACGCCGTTTCTGAATCTCTTGCGCAACAAGAATATTGAATTCATCATCAGGTCCAAACTGCGCCAATGCAGTTGTGTGATCATAGCTTTGCCGGCGCGCAATAGGTATATTTTCAGTACATTCAACCTTAGAAAGTGGGTCACCATAGTGAAACACGTGGTGTCCGCGCCGAGTCATCATTGCACAAAAATTGACAATTTGTTGTGTGAAGGCACACACAGTGTTTTCTTTGGACGTGATATTATAGTGTATACCAGGTACATGGAACCTCATAATAAACCTTTAGATTTTCGTTTTTAAGCTATACAACTTTCGAATCCCAAACCATTCATTAATTTTATGAAACTCAAATACGTGTTGAAAACGCGTCTGAACATGCAAGAATATAGCTTGTTCATCATCTGCAAATCCGGCGTGATAAAATGTATCAAGTGAACGTCGATACTGTATTTCTATCCAATCAGTAAGTTCCCGTGGTACTATGAACAACCCACCTTGAATAAAGTTTGAACCAGATTGACAGATGTCCTTTGGAGAACTAAAAAACGGAAGACTATCAAAAAGTGCAAAATGGATTCGTTTTCCTAAAAGCGGCGCTAAAAGCCATTGATTGGGGATGTCATCTTCTGAACGAAAATAACCAAAGTCTATCCATATGTAATGCGTGTATTCTGGAAACATACGTGCAGCTCGAGCAACAAAATTCACTTTAGTATGAGTCACTGACGTATACTCTGGTCGACAGTGTTCTGGATAGTGTATTCTATCAGCCATGAGTTTCTTGTATGTTTCACTCTCCATACATTCACGGTCTCGATCGATGAGAGAAAAGAAGGTTTTATGTTCTTCAAATGGAAGAGCTCCTTCGATTTCATCTGAAAAACACACAAGGGGTTTTACGGCTTTTTTAAGGTGTTCGTACCATGAAAAGTATTCCTCAGCAGGTCGTCCCCACGTGTCGCGCCGAATATTCTTAAAAGCCGTCACAAACAAAACCTTCTTTTCGAAGAATCGTTCATGCAAATACACATTATCAGTTGGAATATATGTAAAATGTGGTATATCCCCAGATGGAGACGTTGCGATACAATCAACTCCAGACAAGTCTTTCTCAATAAGATGCTCACACGAGGGTGTTTTCAAATAGTTGATATGTCCAGTGATTTTTACAAGGTCTTCGATAGCAATTGTCATTGCACCATCTATAACCTGTCCAGACGTTTGACCAAGCCGTACCGGGAACCCTCCGTGTAAAGAATACGTTTTTTCAAATGGATACTCTTCTGCGTCAAGAGTGACACATACTTTCTTATCGATACAATCAGGTATCATCATATAGAATCATCTAACATAATCTTAAACCCCTTTTCACGAAGATGTCTATACGCTCTATTGAATTTCTCGGTAGCGTTTAGGGAGGTTGCGTTTTGGTCTGTACCGTACGTCCATGCTTTTTCAGGAATGCTTCCAAACATTTCAATGTCGTCGGACGGGTGTGGTGGAACATATGTACCGATGTTAGCTTTTTGAAGTGCATATGATAACGACATGTCTTCACCGCAATTTGGCATGATTGAATAGTTTGGTGTCACTGACCATAAATGATGAAGCCATTCAGTCTTGAAGAACCAAGAATGACCAACCGTGTCAATCTGATGAATTTCGTTACTTGGTGAATCCCATCCATATCGTCGTGTAAATGTATATTCGTTTCCGCTACTAAACCTCCAACCAATTGCTCCAACAAGCCCGTTTACTTCACGTATAGTATCATAACAGTTTTGAAACCATTTTTTACCTGGCATTGTGTCATCATCAATTACACATACATACTTTGTAGTTGCAAGTTGAGCAATCCCAAACCGACCCCATACACCAAAATTTTCTTTTGTGTGAATAACAGCCACGTCATCTGGAATGTTGTCTGGAACATCACATCCTGATATCCATACAATTATTTTTACAGGTGCAACGGTTTGTGTTCGAATGGCTTGTATCTGTTCTTGAATTAAATGAGGACGACGATACACACTGAGAATACATGTAATATCAGGTGTTTTTTGTGAGTGACCGTGTGTATGTGAACATATGATCTTCGTATGTTCATGATCTGGTATACCATTATAAGGACGAATATATGGATGTTCTTTAACCAATGAATCTAGAGTTGACCCAATATCTATATACTGTCCATTTGGTTTAATTTTAAAAATACGCTGAATCATTATTTTTGCCAAGGGACCCATTGAAAACAAAAATACACCTTCGCGTTGAATAATCCATCGCTCAATGTCTACGAGTTGCTCCTCTGTCCAGTGTTCGACTAACTTCTCGTGTATAAAATATCGATCCGTTACAAGTGAACATTCCTTTGTCCCAGACCCAATATAATACAACGGACGTTTTATGCGGTGAAGATGTCTAATGGTTGCTTTAAAATTTTTATTACAAAAGATACACGAGTATGTAACCTTTTTGAAGTTGTATTTTTTCATACAATACTGAGCCATATCAGGGGAACACCCGGGACACGGTAAACCGACATATATATCAGGGTCAAGTTGACAGAGAGACTGATGAAGAGCAGACGTTATTTTTTCATTTGACGACCACTGATCTATGTTTATAAATTTCTCACCACGTAATATCATAATTTCACCATCTCCTAAACGAATTATAGATAATGGTTCATTGTTATACACCTTGTCAAAAATCATATGAAGATGATCATTTGAATCTCCTTCAACATCGATACGTACGGTGGTTTGTGTCGACGATGGGTACACTTTATTCAACCAGTCAAGTTGAGTTCGTTCGTTGTCAATAAGAGTCCATCCAGATTTGTACCATACATTGTGTATCATATTGAAATATTCTTCGTACATACATGCAATTCTCTCAATTGAATAGTTTTTTTCAGCCCATTCACGGCATGCTTTTGGGTTGATTGAGTTTATGTTACGGGCAGCCCATGCGATGTGATCCATCGTCCTACACCGGAAACCAGTTGTCCCGTGAAGAACAGTTTCACTAAAAGCACCCCAGTCAGTTGTAATAACAGGGGTTCCGGAAAACATACTTTCAACAGCAGCCCCACCAAAAGGCTCAGCAAACATCGAAAGAAGAAAAAACCCCTTGGCGTTCTTCATAAGCGTTTTTCTCTTCTCTGTATCTACATACCCGACATATTCAACATGTGGTGGCCACTGCGTCAGGTTTAGGTTTTCAGGTCCGCCTTGTCCCCCTATAACAAGGCGAGCTCCAATTTGACGAGTAACATCAATAGCAATATCAACTCCTTTCCCGTGACCTATCCGCCCTACAAATAAAAAATAATCCTGTTTATTTTCTTTGTATTCAAAATCACCTGGCTCAAAATAATTTGGAATGACGACATGATACCAATTAATATTACCAGCTGTAATAACATGTTCGACGCCTAAATGTGCATGCAGAATCGCGTATGACTCGTATACGCGAAATGGTGCAAATGATTCTGCGTATCCAATTCCAGGCTCAACTACTATCAAGTCTTTGTGTGCGTCACATATAGTTTTGTGCCCTACACCCCACCATGCAAGTAAAAAATCTCCATGACGTTTTCGTTCTTGAATTTCGCTAATGCAGCGTTCGTTAAAAATTTTACACACTTCGTTATCAATACTATACCGAAATGGTTCTTTACGCCAATCATAATCACCGTACACGTTATTATATTCTTCTCGTGAAATGACAGTCACGTGCTCTGTACATTCTACTCTTGAATCTTGATGTCCATAATGAAAAAGTGTGTGACCTCTTTTTGACATCATTGCACAAAACTTGAGAACTTTTTGTGTAAATGCACACGCTACATAATCCTTGTGTGTTACTGTGTGAGGTACAGCAAGGACATGAAATCTCATATGAATATAAAAGAATTGTTATCTTTATAAATGGACTACGCCTTCCACAGTGAAAGAATCAACTGAGCCTTGGTCTTCCCCGAGTGCGTCAGCCCATACTTCTTTGCCAGATTCACAAGCTGGTCACGTTTGAGCCCCTCAAGGAGACGTGCACCAGTTCTCACGCGCCCATTTGGACCCTTTGTGAGCTTGAGGTTTGTACGGCGAGCCACCACCTTGTTGGTCCATCTCTTTGCCCACGCACGAGCCTCCGTCTTGGCATTTGCCATGGGGTACCCCTTGTTCTCCAAAACCTTGCGTAGGTTACGAGTTGTGATTAACGACACATTCTTACCCGACGTGTACGAGTTCAAAATGTTCTTTGCTGGCTTTGCAGGCGTCTTGAAAAACTTGTTCAGATTGTAATTGGGAGACTTTTTGAGCATTTTAAGGTAGGCGGTTGCGTTCGTCTTTTTAGTGGCGGTTGCGTCACCCTTGATCTTTGTAAACTGCATCACAGCGGGCTTTTTCACAACGGGCTTCTTTGTCGCCAAGTACGCCTGCTTTGACTTTGGTGACAATTTCACAAAGTTTGCCGCCGAAAGTGGCGCTTTGGACACCGAGACTCCGGGTAGGTTTGCCAGTGCAGCGCTTGCAATGTTTGCAGCGTCGACACCATTCTTTGTGGGTTTGAGAGACAACTTGGATGCAGGTAATTTTTTTGTACGAGCAGCAATTGCAGCTGCAAGATTCTTTTCCTTGATGAATGGAACCAACATGCGAAGCATTGCATGTATACTCGGTAAACCTGGATAGTCAGGGAGTGCGTACTTCAAACGACCGTCCTTTATATAGGTATCATCTTTGCCTCTGTATCCCTCTGGAATGACAACGTTCAAAAACTTGTGAAGCTTTGGAAACCCACTTGAAACTGGACGAAGAGAATTCAAAAACATATGAGCGTCGTATCGTGAATCAGTTTTGGGACCAATTCCATTCTTTAAAAATAATCCTTGGTCCACGATCGGGCTCGAGAGAGCCGGTGTCAGTCTTGACAGTCCAAAATCAGCAATGGCTGCGCGTGGACGGTTCCCCGTATCATCGATAAAGATGTTCCCGGTGTGCAAGTCATTGTGACGAAAGTCTGGATACTTGTACTGAATTGTCACGAGTGTTCCCAGAACCTGACGAATGATATCAATCATATCATCTTCTTTGATGCGAGTTGCCACCTTTTTGATCCATTTTCTGAAATCACCTCCGTGGAAATATTCGGAAAATATAACCGTCTGGTGTCTCGTATTCATGGGACCAGTCAGACGACTCAAATTCGAAGCAGGAACAAAATCCATCAGTTTCTCAATCGACATGTAGTTTGGGATGTGACGAGGAGCAATTGCGTGCAGCTTTTGTCCAATCATAAATTCAATCTCAGATGGTTGCTTTCCGGTTGGAAAGGCTTCGTCGAATGGAAACACCTTGATGGACAGTGGTTTGGTTGCCGCTGCGTCCGTGTACCCAAGGTATACGCTCGCTTGCTCACCGCTTCCAAGACGAGCAACACCGAGACGGACCGACTTTTTGCCCTTGGATACATTGTACATAGTACGAAGACCCCCAGCCTTATTTAAAGACGTGAGAGCTGGTCCCGTGCGTCCGTTGTTCGTCGAATTTTGGAAAAAGTTGGCGCGCTTCGATCCCGCCTTTTGCCCTGTGAGGATAAATTGAGTCAGATTTGCATTCGCCTTTGCGCCGAAATACGATTTGACGAACAAATCAATGTTCGCCTTTGATGGATGCTTCAACGGCATCAGTTTTGAACGCATACCTTCTGTGACGAGAATGCGTCCATTTGGCATGGCATTGACCCGAATGAGTGCCTTTTGTTCTTTTGACGCATAGTAACGCTTCAAATATTCGGGGACGTTATGTGCTTCAGACTTTGGGACGCGAATGGTGAGTTTAGGTCTACCGGGAGAATAATGTATTACATTCACACTGCCATTTGCTTGCGGGTATTTTTTGTACTTGGTCTTATTTCGCGTCCATGCGGGGGGAGGCATCTGTTACTCTATACCAGGAAAAAAAGCACCTAGTCGTCCATGAACTTCATCTTTCATACATCAGCAGAGTCCTCGTCATCCACAAGCTCCTCATCTGATACCACCTCAGAACCCGCATCACTCGTTGGAGTCGGTGCAGGCTGATCGATGAAACCAAAGCCCTTCAGCTTGTTGGTGGGTGCCAGGAGCATCTGCTGCAGACGCACGCTGATACCAAACTTGTTGTCGATGAACCAAATCTGATTAATCTCCACAATCGTCAGCACACCCTGACCCTTCTCCAGGCTGTCAGGCGTCATCTTGACCAGCTTACGGTTCGAGTCGTACGCCTCGGCAGTAAAATCACCGTTGGAACCAGTCATCATCTTCAGCTTCAGAGTCGGGGCATAGTCACCCTTACCAGGCGCCATGGGAGACTTGTACAGCGCCTCGCGCATCACCTCCTTGTTGTACTGCTTGCCCAGGCACGTGACAGAGTTGGCGTGCACAAACTCAATCACCTTGTCGTCCAGCTCCTTGAGCTTTGTCACAATCTCAGGGTTGTCCAGAGACAGACTCAGAGAGTACGACGTCTTGCCAGATGCAGCGTCAGTGTACGTGCTCAGACCGTATGGAGCGCGCAGCTGAGGCAGCTGGAAAATCAGCTTAGAATTACCAGCGCCGTTCAGGTAGACCACCTTGCCGCCCATCGTGTTCTTGCGCACAGCAGAGAAGGTGACATCGGAAGCGGAAAAGTCGGAGATGCGACGGACAGTGAAGGAAGCCATGTTTCTTGTTCTACTTTGTATGGGTCTCTTTGCTTTAAGTCTGTGCTACTGCGGACAAGACATGTTTTTTTTGTGCGTCTATGGTAACAATGTTTGGATTTGGTAAAAGACCAAATGCTCCCCGTGTAAACCAGCCTTTTAGTGAAAATACACTCAAAGCAGCTTCTAACCAACTCGGTACTGTACTGAACACAATTGCGAGCCAGCACGTCAGACGGTATGCAAACATTATTCGTGCAAATGCAACACAAAAAGCTCGTAAAGGGTATGTTTCACAAGAAAACATGAACAAAGAAAAAGAAGCTGCTGTAATGGCAAAAACATCTGCAGAGGCTGCTGCAGCTGTGGCACCTGAGGCACAGGCATCGCCAGCTGCACAAGCAGCCGAGACTGCAGCCATGAAAAATGTCGCCGGTCTTATTCAAAAAATTCAGAGAGGTAATTTTAACAATAAATTGAATAACCTTACAAGTAACAAAAACTACAATGCTAATCGAAAAAATAATATTAACGCGGCTGTTCAAGAAAGGAGAGCAGCTCTTGCAGGTCAGTTAGTAGTAAAAAATAATTTATAAGTTATTAGTAAATGGATCCCGTCAAGAAGATTATTCCCTTTGCCACGTTCGTTGTTCTCGCCAGCCCCCAGGCGTTCGAGCTGACCCGCTCGATCGGAGGCGGCTGGATCGCCTCAGGTGAGGGTGTTCCCAAGCTGGGCGGTCTGATTCTGCACGCCCTCGTGTTTGTGATCTTGACTCACTTTCTGTGGCTTTTCCTCTATGGTCCCAAGACTGCAAAGACCAGCTGTGGATGCGGGGTTTAAATATCACGTTGTAATAAATGTTTGCGTGTTTTAGAAAACCGTGTGTCAATCTGACGAATAACCAGAAGGCGAGGTTTAATAACTTTAAAAAACGATATGGGTACGGTATCACTCCCAATCAAATTTACAATCAACTTAAAAGAGAAAAGGAACACAGCTATACTCCGAAAGAAAAGAGTCTAGTTCATCATTTTATGAAAACACAGAACATGACAGCCATTCAGGCGCATAATAAAATCCTAAACTTAAGAAAACCTGTTGTCGCTGTGTTTGGAAATGCAGGTCGGGCTTACACACACAATCATTAACCGCTTAAAAACAGCACGCTCTAAAAAACCAAGAAAATGTACATTGTGTGTTCCGTCTCTGGTCCTCTGAGCGGCAGTCGCTGTCCCGTATGGGGCTGTATCGAGTAACTGCAGCTGCTGTGCCGAACGACGTCTTCTCGCACAACTTCAGCAACAAGCGAAACGTGAAGGAATCAAACCTGCACGTTTCTCGTGTTGGACCTACCGAAAGTTTGGACATCTGGTCATTCAGCGGACCCGAAAGGATGGACTTCCTGGAATCTCTCTCCCTTGTGTCATCTGCCGTAAAGCTCTTGATCGACTTAGAATTCCGTGGATGTGCCATGTAGACGAAAAGTGGTACAGAAGCACAGATCCAGATGTTCCGGATTCAAAACCAACGAATAAACAGAGGAACATGTTGCATTTTCAAAACAGTTTAAAGAGGTGACCGACTCTAGTAATAGAAAATGCCTTCACACGCAATCAAGTGTAACGACACTGTGTACATTCTCGACGGTGTTCGCTGGTTTGAGTACAGCGATCGTCATCGTGACCTGACGCTGTTTTATAACGACGGCGCTATGGAGACGATTCGTCACCAGAATGTTCGCAAGATTTACAATGACCTGCTCCTCAAGTACAGCGTCATTGACACTGACGCTCGCGACTACGATTAATAAATCCATGCATCTAGATCCGTGTCAAACGTGAGTTGACGAAATTCAACACAATCACGATTCTCAAGAAACGCCCATACGCGCTTCGCCTTCTCGAGACTCGTAAACACTAAAGTTTCTTCAAAGCCTGCACCGTCGTGCGGCACAAGCATAACCACTTGTTCCTTTTCAACTGGACGACCAAACTCGTCCATTCGTGTAAACTAGAGACTCGTCATGTTTAAGTTTCAATGTGGCACTTCATCGGTGTAGCGCTCAGGACGGTCTCGCTCACCGGACTCGTTGGTACGGGCGTCGGCGTCGGGTACTACTTGGTTAAAGTTGCTGAGCGTGAGAAAGAAGTGGACCCCCGAAGAGGAGACGTGTCTCATCAATGAACTAGCCTCAGGTATGACTATTTTAGAAATTTCGAATTTACATGGTCGAGCAGTTGGAGGTATTTCAGCACGACGATGTCATATTGCGGCGGGATTCTATCGTGATGGAATGTCCAATGATGAAATCATGAACCGATGCCGGATGACGAAACAAGGACTCATAATGACTCTGAGAAACAGGGGATTGATTGACGGGATGGAGGTACTTAAAATAAAAAATGTTTGGATACGTAACAAAATGACTTCATCTTCAGAGCGTCTCACCAAAGTCAACGAAGCCCTGAAGTATGCAGCAGGCATTCCCCAAAACAAATGGGACTACGGAAAGTATCGTGAAATGTACGAAAACAACATCACTGAAGCCATGAAGCGACTCGAAACTCACAAGGCTAAAATATCCGAATTCGAGTCCAAGTGTCGTCTTCGTGGAGTTGACGAAACTGAAATTCAAAAAGGCGCCTACCAGTCATTTTCCCATCAACATATCCAACTTCTAGAGGCGGTAATTTCTACCAAGAAGGCACTGGCGATGATGGATCTTGGAGCTGTAGAAGAACTGACGCGTCAGAAGATTGCTATTCTCGAAGAGTTGGCTTCATCCTGAAACATTCCCACAGATGGGACGTGCGTTTTGACAACTGTGAGAATTCATCGATCGTGTAGTGATCCCCCATAGACCTGTTGCATTTTGAACAAATGGGACGAAGGTTGTCAATGTCGAGTGTACCGCCTTTGCTTTCCGGGATGTTATGTCCCACCTCAAACATGAATGGCGTCATGATGTTTTCGCACCATGTCACGTGACACTTGTGTTTGAAGTGCTTGTCACCACAATACAAAAGCCAAACCTGTTCGCGCAACGCACCTGGTATCGTCGCCTTCTTCATATGTCTTTAATATGTTTATTTTGTTTAAGTAATATTTTCATATAAAGTTTATATTCCAATGTAAAATATTATGTATGAAGCCCAGTGTAAAGGTGGTTGCGGTAAGATGGTATACTTTGGCTACAAGTGTGACGATTGTTATAAAAAGCCTTGTATACAATGCAATGAATCCATTTCTTACAGGTTCAGTCGTTCTCATCTTTGTGAAAGATGTGAAGAGGGTTTACCTCCCCTCACTCAATCAAAAAAATGAAGCAAAATTAATTGATGCTTCGTGTTAAGAAATGGTGTTCTTGGGTAGAATAACATTACGTGCTGGTCCCATACGCCATTTGAGTGCCGCTTTTTTTGCTACGCCAGTTACTGGTGTGCGAGGGGGTGAATTGTTATTGTTTGCTTGTACTACAACTCCGGTGACAAGACGTGCGCCCGTTCGATCGTCGCGGTGAGCAAGGGAAAAAGGTGAGTGGTATTTTGTCAAGGCTGCTCGCATGCTTTAAAGGTTGATCACTTGAAAATACTATTGTGGAGTGCCTCGCGGTACGCCACCACCAGTTCATCGTGCTCTCCGTTCATACCCTTGAACCGAAAGCTCGAATCGAGGTTCTCTAGGATTGCCCGGTCCTGCTCGACTATCGCCTTCCCCATGAGCACAAACAGTGATGAAGGGAATCCTAAATTCTGACTAAACCCGACAAACATCTTTGTCGTAAATTCGTCCAGTGGACACAGCGTCACGTACGTCATGAGCACCTTGTCTCCGTGGACCACCACGTCACTCCACGTCGTGTACGGGAGAACAAACGCGTGAAAGTTGTGCGTCGTGCTGAGCCCGAACAGTTTTGTCGACAAAGCTTCGCGGTTTGGCACGTAATCGAACTCGATCGTGTGCCCCTTGTGCACGACGTTCGTGGGCTTTTCACCCGCCGTCCCGAACCCGAGCGGGTTTGCGTGGACCCACGATGCATGACACGGATCGATCCCGTTCTCGATAATCATCTGAGCAGACTGTTTGATGGTTGTTTCAAACCACATCGTGTTGAATCCAGGGTCTGTCACGTAAGGCACCTCCGGTGGATCTGGTCCATCCAGACCTTTGGGACGAACCCACAAGAGTCCATCTTGATCCTTTTTGTCAAAGTCAATCTGAAGCAGCTCGGCACAATTCTCGGACCACGGCTTGCACAACTTCTTCTCGGTGTACTTCCAACCGTGGTACGGACACTCGATCGACCCGTCTCGAAGAACCTTGCCACCGGATAGTGACGCACCTCGGTGACGACACGCGTCAGACGTGATGTTCACCTCATTCTTGTGATTCCGCCAGACGACATAGTCACGCTTGGAAAGAGTCACTTTGCGTGGCTGGGTTCCGAGCGTCGATGTGCGCGTCAAAGCGATCCAGCCCTCCATACTTTGAATACATCAGATGTTTTTAAGGTGCATGACCCTTTTCTTCCGAAAATGACTTTGAAAACTCAGGAGGGGTACTCTCGTTGGAAATTCCAAATTTTTGATACAAGTACTAGATTATAATTTGTTCATAGAAAGTCAAAGTCACCAAAGGTCATCGATGTCATTGACATATCGATATGTAAAATTTTTTATGACTTTGAAAACTCAGGAGGGGTACTCTCATTGGGAATCCCAATTCCACCAGGACGACCAAAAGTGATCGATGTCATTGACATATCGATATGTAAAATTTTTTATGACTTTGAAAACTCAGAGGGGGTGCTCTCGTTGTGAATAACAAATTTTTGATACAAGTACTAGATTATAATTTGTCCAGGACAATGTCCATAAACCTTTTAATGTTCAATGTCATATGCATGTTCAAAATTTTTTATGACTTTGATTTTCCCGAAATTATAATCTTGTACTTGTATCAGAAGATGCTTTATATTCATAGGTATGAAAATGGTAAGGCGTCAGTAATACGTCATGTAAAAATCAGTCCTATAGACTCTGTTATACTAAATCTATATACATGGTACGAAGACTCTAAATCACATCAAATATTTGCTACGTGTGATGGGAAACGTACTTATCTACAAAATATGATCAAAGAACCTACAAATGGAAGATGGGTTCATATAAATGGTGATAAATCAGACTATCGCCGTGAAAACCTTATAGAAGTTAGTAAATCATTCAGGACTGTAAAAAATAAAGAAAATTCATCGAAAACCGTAGGTGTCTGTTATGTAAAAAGCAGGGACAGATGGAAAGCGACTTTATCAAACAAACTTTTAGGATACTTTAAAACAGAACAAGAAGCTTGTCATGCGAGACTAAAGTCTTTATTGTTAAGTAATCCAATGATAAACTTCATTCGAGAAGGTACTGATCCCAATGGTCCAAATGAAATGCATATACCAATATCGTATAGTGAGTATGGAAAACCGGATGCGTATTTTGATTTAGATGACGTGGAAATGTATCCTATGGTAACACACTCTGTGTTAGGAAGTAACACAGTGAAACACAGAGAGTTTGTAGCAATTCCTCCACCGCGTATGGATGTTTAAAGTAGTCCGTCCTTGACCATATATGAAGTCACCCCTTCGGTACCCCGGGGGAAAAACGCGCGCCGTGAAACTCCTCACGGAAAGGTTACCGAAAGATACCAAGACGCTCCTGTCACCCTTTTTCGGCGGTGGAAGTTTTGAGCTTTCGACAGGACTCGGCGTCAAAGCCAACGATCTCTTCGGTCCTCTGTATACATTCTGGTCCGTGCTCAAATCAAATCCCGAAGAACTCGAAAAGCGAGTCAGGACTCTCATGCCCGTGGAAAAGGAGACGTTCAAGCGACTTCGAACGACAATCATGGATATAAAAGATCCTGTTGACGTTGCAGCTGCATACTACATCATCAACAGATGTTCGTTCAGTGGTTCGACATTTTGCGGTGGATTTTCAAAAGAGGCGTCGACAGGACGACTCAACGAATCATCACTCAAAACGCTTCGTAGTCTAAAGCTCGATAAAGTGACATTTTCAAACCTCGACTGTTGTGAGTTTTTAGAAAGAAATCCAGAGTCACCGGGAACGTTTGTGTATGCCGATCCACCGTATTACATTTCATCTTATATTTATGGGAAGGATGGGGACATGCACGAGTCTTTTGATCATGCAAAGTTTGCAAACACAATCAAAAAACGCAAGGATTGGCTCATGAGCTACAACGACTGTGAGTACATACGTGAACTGTACAAAGACTGTATCATAGAATCAGTGAGTTGGTCGTATGGAATGAATGCTTCAAAGCCTTCATCAGAAATTCTCATACGAAGCAAGACTTTTCAGTAGAGTGTTTAAACACAAGGGATGCCATAACAGATCCGGGAACGGACGACTTGCCGTGCTGTTTACACCGAATACGAACACGTGTATTCGCGAGAAACAACGGGACTCCAAATGCACATGGATCTTCACCTGTGTGATATAATCCCTTTGTTTCAATGTAAATATATTTTGAGCCCTTGTTTGAATAGTACATTGTCACTGCATCATTTCCAACGGGAATGTACTCCCCTTTGAAAAGATGTTTTTCTGTGATCCACGTCTCGAATGACTTGTCGCCTTTAAAAAAGGATGGCACTTTTCCATTGAACGGTACATAGTCACCAATCAATGATGTAAAGTACTCGTCATCCAAATGAAGACGATCGTCACGAAACTGAAACATTTTTTGTCCACCCTCTGAAGCATTTTTCGATTTCACCTCAACACCATACTGTTGACCGTTGTGAACAATCACAACATCGTGTGCATTTGTCGATCCGGCAGTTTGATCGAGTGCATGAATGCCACGACTTCGAAATAAATCACGCACCCGAATCTCACAACTCTTTCCAATGGTTACCGGTTTTGGTGCAACGAATGTGTTGTAGACAACCACTGGTTCTTCACATACAAATTCCTTTTTCGTCGTACGAAAACAACAACACAAATAGTCCATACTGTTCATGAGACTAGACTCTCTAAATCAGAATTCCTCGTCAAAACGTACCCCGTCGCCCTCTGCCATCATGTGCTTCGAGTAGTCACCGACGCGCTTCTCGAAAAAGTTCGTCTTGCCTTCCAACGAGATGGTCTCCATCCAGTCGAAAGGGTTTTTCACACCGTAAATAGGTCCTTCTCCAAACTGGGACATGAGGCGGTCAGCCACAAACTGAATGTACTGCGTCATTTCTCCAGCGTCCATACCTATGAGTTTGCATGGAAGCGCTTCTGTGATGAACTCGCTCTCCACCTCACAAGCCCACTGAACAATCTTGTGAATATCCTTGGAAGGGCATTTTTCAACAAGGTGTGAATAGAGCGTCACTGCAAACTCCTGATGAAGACCCTCGTCCCGAGAAATCAATTCGTTGCTGAACGAAAGACCCGGCATGAGTCCACGTTTTTTGAGCCAAAAAATAGCACAGAATGACCCCGAGAAGAAGATTCCTTCCACGCACGCAAAAGCTATGAGACGCTGTGCAAATGAGGCTCCAGGACTCATCCACTGCATGGCCCATTCTGCTTTTTGTTTAACTGCGGGCGCCGTCTCTATGGCTCGGAACAGACCCGCCTTCTCCTCCTGATCCCGCACGAGCTTGTCGATCATGAGCGAGTACGTCTCGGAGTGGATAGACTCGTTGAATGACTGGTACGCGTAGAATGACCGAGCCTCTGCAATCTGGACATCCTTTGAAAAGTTCATGTCGATATTCTCCATCACAATTCCGTCCGAGGCGGCGAAGAAGGCCAGGACCATTTTGATGAAATGGCGCTCCGAATCATTGAGCGAGTCCCAATCCTTGAGGTCCCCTGCGAGGTCAATCTCCTCGACAGTCCAAAACGAACCCACCGCCTTTTTGTACAGCGCCCACAAGTCAGGATAACGTACCGGAAATGTCGTGAAGCGAGCCGTGCTTGGGGTGAGAATAGGATCCTCCATGTTCTAATGGAGCACGTGATTTTTATCTCACCCTTTTTTCGGATAAACACGTTTGACATGAAATCCTATAAACCACGTCTTATTGAGGGGGTGACTCGACAGGCGTACGTTCTTGTGTTTGCGAGAAGGAGATGTCTGTCCTCGTAATACAAGTAGATGTCCACGAGTCAACATCTTCTTTTTGAGTGAGTTATTTATGGGCATTTTAAAATACGGGTACAAATTAATTCAATGGACCTGAAACGTCTCGCCATGCGTATGAAGCTGCACAAAGTGAATGGTACTGTCGTTCATCACTGTGCCCTTTTGAAGAAAATTTTGAATGAACAAGGTGTCAAGGCGTCTGTCATTCACGGGTATTGTATCTCACCCGGTGAAATTTGCGAACACTACTGGGTCAGAACCGATGACGAGGGACTCGACCTCGACATTGGCTACGAACTTGCGTGTTTGTACAGTCCAGAACTCTTGGCGATGAAGACGGTTCTGTCTGAGAATTTTCCAGAGGGTCTGAAGGGGTCTGACGGTAAGGAACCAGAGGTTCTTCGCCAAGAGGACAATCAGCGTCTCTTTGAGTTGTACGAAACCGATCCAGTGACTTTTTGGAAAGAGTCTCCAAAGGGCGTGAAGATGTTTCGTTAAGGACTTGTTCGCTGTAGTTTGGCGGCGGGACCTGAAGCAAAAAACATTTCAATGTATTATGTTAGTCATTGGGCGCTCGGACGATACAAAATACACTCCGATCATGTTCACTCCGTGGTCATTGATACACGTGATATCCGGTATCATGTTTGCCATGTATACCCGAAATTTAACCTTCAGGCGATCATTCAGCATCTTTTTCACTCTGCACGCTATCTATGAAATAAAGGATGTGAGCACGGGTGATGATAACTCAGTCCTAAATAGTATAGGTGATCAAATATCGGGTACATGCGGTTTTCTACTAGGACGAACCCTTGAAACACAAAAATTGATAATTCTTTCATTAATTCTTTTTGCTATATTTGTGAACCCTTTATTTACCAAAGATGGTGAAAGCTCAAAGGTGATGAATCTGTGGACTTCCAGGTCATAAACGTCAAGGATGAGGCTCTTCAACAAGTGGAGATTATAGCCCGAAGGGCTATCCCAGATACATCTTCTTGTATTGACGCACTTGCGCTCTGCAGTACGGACACATGTTGAGTGCACTTCGGTCAGAACACGTCTTACAAATGACGTGTCCACATGGATCGATGAACACATCCACTGGGCGTTCAAGGCATAAAAAACACATGTAGTTTGACATGATGTCCGTATCTGCACACAGTGAAAATACACTGCGCATTGCCAACATCTTCTTCGTCATTTCTTTCAGTTCTTCAGCATATTTGGTGATGCCCTCATCCTTGTCAAACTGTTCGATGAGTTCAGCGAGTTGTTGAACGTAGAGGACATCCTTGTTTCCAAGCTTATCAATTATACTAAGAATGTGGCTCGCTTTTTCCTTCTTGTCCTGGAGTTTCAAATATCCTACGAGAACTTCGGGAACAATTTCGAGATATTCCTTTTTAAGTGCATTCAATTGGGTCATAATTTCATGTGGTTCAGTTTCTGAAAATGTTTCATACTCGAGTATAGATCTCAGGCGAAGAAGACGATCGTACACACTCATCATACGTACTTTTGTATCATGATCGTCTTCTTCACCAAGTTCGGCAAAGTTCATCTTTATAAATTATTATGTGTACTCTTTATAAATGAACGCATACGCCCAAACGAACAACTCGATGTCCAACCCGGCGTTTGTTCTGAAGCTGTCCATGGTTCTGTTCCTGGTTGTGCAGGCGATTCGTCAACTTGTTTTGGTAAATGGTCAGTATAACGCCAAGACCGAGTCACGCGCCGGTCAAGTGGCGAGCTGGATGACAATCACAATGACATTGATTATAGCTGGTTTGTTGTACCCTTCGACTCCACTGTCTACAAAGACGACAATGGGCGGACTCGCTCTGCTCGTGATAGGTGCCATGGGAAGTGGTACTTATATGATTTATGATGGTATGAAGAACAAGACGAGCCAAGAGAAGAACAGATTGTGGTTTGGCATCGCTCACGTCGTGTTTGCGATGATTATGTTAGCATTTCTTTTATATTCACTTAGCAAGTAGAGAACCACCGATGCCAGAGTCGATTGTGAAATCGCGCTCCTGGTTACGCACAAATTCCATATCCTTGCACCAACCACCTGGAGTAAGGGACTTTGAATAATATGCAGACTCTGGATTAAACCCGCTTGCCGTGCATTTTACATCATGCTTCAAGCCAAAGATGCTCGAAGGACCGCCCGACATACCCTTGCCTGGGGTTGTCGTGAGGGCAGCACCGAACCCGCTGACCCCACGACCCATCAACAGAATGACCAGAATCAGAAGCAGCAAGCTGATGATAATAATCTTAGAAGTCTTCATTTATTAGTAGGTGTGGAAAAAAGTCCGTCAGTGCCTGATGTCCGTCACGCGTCTAAAGCATAGGACTTCATTTCTTAAAGGATTACAGGATGGACCTTCTACCAGACTCGGCTCCTGTGACGCTGACTCTGAACGACGAAGAACGTCGTTTGATGGATGACATTTCATTTGCACCGGCTGAAAAGGCGGTTCCTGTACGCAAGCCCCCCCAGACTCGTCCGTTCCGTCGCGGTCCGTCTGCACCAGCTCCATCCCCTCAGGCTGAAACGGAGGGTCTGGACATGTTCACCAACCCAGTGAAGCGTACTGCACCGAGTGCACCCCAGCCTGAGATGTGGGACGGTGGTGAGCAGGAGCAGGAGCAGGAGCAGTATGGCGGCGAAGAGCCGCAGATGGGCGGTGGTGGTGGTAACAGCGGACCATCTGAGGGGTACAAGACTATCGAGGATGAAAAGGCGGATCTTCTGAACAAGATTACCCGTCTGGCGAAAAAGGGTATGCACACGTCGACTCGTCTGACGTCTTACAGCGACATTGAGGAGATTCGCACAGAGTACAAGCGTCTCATTTATGCCATCGAGGCGGAACGTGCCATCAAGTTTCAGAAGCGCATACTGATTGCTTGCGTGACTGGTCTGGAGTTTCTGAACAAGCGCTTTGATCCATTTGATCTGCAGCTGGATGGTTGGTCTGAGAATATGATGGAGAACCAGGATGACTACGACGGTGTATTTGAGGAGCTGTACCAAAAGTACAACACCAAGGTGGCGGTTGCACCAGAGGTGAAGCTGATTATGATGGTTGGTGGTTCTGCGATGATGTTCCACCTGACAAACAGCATGTTCAAGTCTGCAATGCCAGACATGAACAAGGTGCTCAAGCAAAACCCAGAGCTGGTGAAGAACATGGTGGATGCGGTTCAGCGCACACAGACACAGAACCAGGCGCCTCCTTCAGCCGGTGGCGTTTCAGCCGGTCGTCACGAGATGCGTGGACCCGGTCTCGACCTGTCCACGCTTATGGGTGGCATCATAGGTCCCCCTCCACCAATGGGCACACGTGAGCCAGGTCCCCGCGATCCACCAGCAACCCAGGATGAGGATGCCATTTCAGACATTGTGTCAATCGACATGGGCTCTGACACAAAGGAGGTGAGTTTCAAGAAGCGCAAGTCGGCGTCAAAGAAGAAGGAGGTGACTCTCTGAATGGAACAAGTCCCAAAGGACTTGGTAAAAATATAGACTCTTAATAAATGGACCTTGAGCCTGCGCCAGTAACTCAAGTGAGTGACAACGACGTTGTCGGCATCGATAACGATCACGGTGCGGATATTGATGTGGAACCTGTTCCCAAGACGTCATTTGGTGACATTGTCACCCGTGGTGGGAACAACCCAGACGGGAAGTTTTTCTTAACTTAAATTAGATGGGACTGTCTTATGCACCCTTTGACACAGAAGAACCCCTCCCTCCACCTTGGAATCCTTCAAAGGTGTCCTCAAAGGTCAGTGGAGTCCGCCGGGACGGGCTCTTCGTCTTCGGTGGTCCTGATGTCACTGAATGTAACAACCTTATCCTTTTTTTTGTTCTTGGGGTTTTTCTTCTGACTCTTGTCGACGCTATTCGTTAAAAGAAACCCAGGCTTGAGTCCAGACTCTGGCTCTGTCTCTGGATCCACTTCAGAAATTTCGGATTCAGGAACAGCGACTGGCTCGGGCTCATCCTCATGCTTCATATGGTATGAAGGCGCAGGTGGTCTGTTATCCTGCTGAGGCTGCTGAGGACCACGAGGAACCTGATTCGTCAGCTGCTGAATAACCATTTGTTTCTGCTGATGACCCATGTGCGCCCATTGCTTCTTGAGTACGGCGGGATTAGGCATCATAGATTTTACAATCGCGCGGAGCTCGCCGGGTAAGTCTTTAAACTCGGCGAGGTCAAGCATAGACAATGTTTTTTTGGGACGAGTCTCGATAATGAAGAATGCCAGGAGACATACGAGTGCCAGAGCAAGCACCACAAAGGCGGTTGTCATTCTACTCACAGTAAACATTTCCCTTTTGGGAATTCTTGCGCACTGGAGTCCAACATGCGTGGGGTGTCCGAGTCACTTGTACCAAACCCAGCCGTTTTGTAAATCACACACCGTTTACGATACATTGAATTAAAAACTGACCAGCGGTCAACAATGTCAATGATGAGTGGAGCATTCACCTTGCCTGGTGTTTCTCTCATGATTCGACCGACCGCCTGCGTCACGTCTGAATGCGGTGTTGTCATCACAAGTGTGTCGAGCACTGGAATGTCGAGACCTTCTTGAGCCATCGAGTACGTCGCCACAATAATCTTAGCCCGAGATGACACCTCGAGTTCATTTTCCTTCATACCACCGAGGTACAATGCAGCCCCCTCCAGGTGTTCACACAACCAAAAACAATGTTCTCGTCGATCACTGAGAAGTAAAACCCGTCGACTTGGATCAAGCCCACGAACGAGACTGAGAATCTTTTGGTTTCGAGCTGCAATCTCTGTGAGTTGGGTCACCATACCAGCCATGTTAATCTTTCCAAATCGAGAGACTGGTGGTGCCTCGCGAAACACTGGATCGTCAAAAAAGACAGTCTCGACCCGAGTCGTCGCCTGATTCTCACGCTGAACCCTGAAAAACTCGGGTCCCATGAACCAGTACAGAATGTTCGTGAGTCCATCCTTGCGTTCGGGCGTTGCTGTCAACCCCAGTGAATACCTGGGACACAACTTGAACATGGTTTGTGAAAATGCAGCCGCTCCGATATGATGTGCTTCGTCAACAATCACAAGCCCTATAGAATCAAACGCCTTGGGGTCATTCTCACGAGAGCACATGGTTTGAATCATACCAATGACAAAGTCGTGTTCAATGTCAAACGTGTTTTGTTGGACTCGACCGATGGTTGCTCCAGGGCAAAACTGTTGGATTCGCTCCTTCCACTGATTTGCCAAAAATTCTTTGTGGACTATTACCATCGTACGCACCTTGAGATGTGCCGCATATGCGAGTGCCATCGTTGTATTATGAGTCACTGTAAAATCACCAAGAACGAAACGATGATTTCCATCAATTTCAAACCCATAGTATTCCCCGATGTCAAGCTTTTCCAAGTGAATACCTGTATGAAGTGTATTTTTAATTTGCGTTCTAGGTTCATGCTTTTTACGAATAATTTTACACGGCACGTCTTCGATACCAGCTCCCGAAATACAACATCTGAAATATGTACCAGTCATAGGACCATTAGGTGAGTTTGTACATGTCTTTTGACATTTACTTTTGTAGCATGAAAATCCTAATGAGCGAGCCAGAAACAATATGTCATCAAATAGCTTTTCGTTTTTTTGAATAATGTCCCACCCACCCTTTACAGCAGATCCATCAGAATCAATAAGACCAGCAAGAACTTGAAGTTGTATCTTACGTGAGTTAAGTTTGTAAACGTCTGGGATGTGTTTATTATTTATGACGTTGAGTTCTTTTAAGGTTTTGTAAAAATAAGCTGGTTTTGGTCCGCGGATAGCATAATCATACTTACTTTTATAAGCGAGATGAAGTCCATACTTTCCGAGATTTCCTGAAAAATAATGAAGTACAGTTGAATCTTGGCTTGTTATGTTTGCAGCTGCGGAACAGCCGTCACCAAGCCAGTATCCAAACATATAAGGATCCAGTGGCACGTCTCTTAATGGAAAGGTTATAGGAACTCTATATCCTTTTAGTTTATTTTTGGTTGATGGATGTAATTTAATATAATCACGTGTTGATATATCAATAATTTTATTATAATTTTTACTTTTTTTATCATTGCATTTAAGTGACAATATATGAGATTCATTAACTACATACGAATCACCCTTGACGGGTACAACTCTGTACAATTGTTCTTTTCCAGTACACGTTGAAAGAACATTACGTGGCGTAGAGTCGTCTCCCATAATTAATTCCCCAGTACGAATATGTTGGACGAGCTTAATACTACCATCAAACATCATGACCGGTGTATCTTTTCCAAGACACTTTCCAAACCCCGGAGGGAGCGACAGTACACCACCGCCTACTTTCCGAAACGCCTCGACACCGGCTCGAAACGCCTCGTTCTGTCTCGTCGAGTCCCTGAGGGTCCCGTGAAACTCGATAGACACCGACACTGGTTCCTGGCGTTTGTCGACGGTAGCATAGTCACCAAAAAACCGGGGAATGTACAATGAACCCGATTTTCCTTCACGGAACACCTTGAATGCAGGTGGACGAATCCCCATGGCATTTTCCACAGCACGAACCGTCAGTTGTCGTTTCATGTCCGAGTTCCCAGGAACACATTTTCCGTGACGAGTCAGGTGGGACAATGAAGATTCATTGGACATATACTCTTAAGGACGTAGTACTCTAGACCGTCCCACTTGACGGTGCGTATCGTCGCCTTGACTCGTGTCCCAGTAGGCATGTCTTGAATAGGTACGTGACCTTGGACGTCAACACCAGTAACTCTATTGTAACGAAAGGGTACTTTGACCTGAAGACCATCCAGCTCAATGTACTTGCGACCATGTATATCAAAGTAAGACTTGGTGACTGTGAACATTTTCTAGTACTAGTATTAGAATATAATGGCAGGTCCTCGTGGTTTACCTGATCCCATCACACCTCGACCCAAACCCAAAGTGACAATGTCTGACCGATTAAAAAAATTAAGAGGATCTTTTGTGGCAGGAACAGGTGCCATTCGTGTGAGAGTGACAACAAAAGCAAGAGCTGTCCTTGAACGAGTTAAAAAAAGGTTAGGTCTTGGTGGTACACGTGATGATGGGGCGGGTTCAAGAGACCAGCCAACAGACGGAGATCAAGCAACTCCTGAACAAAAACTAGCACAGAAAAGAGATGATCCAGACAGTCAGCATTCTCAAGAAGGACAAGTACGAACGAAAAAAACATTCATGGAAAGGGTGAAAACTGGTGCCATGGGTGCACTCATGATGTTACCACTTGCTATACTTTTAGCAGCTATTGTTCAAGGTGCGATTGATTGTGCTAATATCGACAAAGCTGAACTCGACATAACAAGTATTGACACTGCTGCGTGGCCAGAATATCCTGATTGGTGGCCTGAGTGGGCACCATCACCACAAAGCGACAAAAATAAAGTGTGGATTTCATACACTCCAGCTATTCATCTCTTAATGACAGATACAATCAATATCAAGACATCAAATTCAGCCGGTAATATCCAAACATCCATAACAGGTGAACATAGTATTTTGAATAACGATGATGATGCTATGACGCTCATTCAACTTGCAGACGCTTTTGATCTGAATGAAGATTTTTCAAATGTCGTTGCAAAGTTTGAAATTTCAACAGACTGCATGGATCGTATGGCGTATGCAGCTGGACAGGATTTAGAACAGATTGTTGAAACTGGTTCTAATGTTTTTAGTGGTTTTGCTGAAGCTCTCCCGTCATTTACGACTATAATGTATGTCATTATAGCTATTTTGGCGGTGTGGCTATTCATAAAAGGTATTTCTATAGCCAGATCTTAAAACTTGGCATCCTTGTAATCTGTAGAAGAAAGTGTCGTCCATGTATAACTCATCATATCTGATGTAATAACTGTATTTGCTATATTTGATACAAGTTGGCATGTTTTTGCTGTGGTAAGGTATGAGTACCCTATACAATTAGATTCCAACTTTTCGATACACTTGAGAGCACAATCTGGGATTGTGGTTGCAGTTATAATGTCACCGAGTCTCTGCTCGACGTTACTACTGAAATCTTTACCAACGGGGGTAATGTATCTGAAACCAGCTATTGGGTGATCAGCATCCTTGTTTATGTACGTCGCACCTGTTGAATCGGGTATGAGCAAGAGATTTTTGGTGTCATCACCTGGTGTCTGATAACACTTATCGTCTCGCCACACAAACCCGTTACACCCGTACGTCTTTGTACACCATTTGGCACATGTATTTGCAGACTTTACATCACTGTCATCTATCAATTCACCCTGTACTGATGTTATGTAATCTGTATACTTGTCATACTTGGTCCCTGTTCTTATGATACTATATACGGTCTTTGAACACTTGCTGTTATCTGTAGCACATTCGTATGCTTTGTATACCAGCCATATAAGAAGACCTATGATAACCAGCTGAAGCCCGAGACCAGCAAATGCCATAATTTTTTCCGCTGTGCTGCTACCACCTTCAGCCATGTTAATTTTGTCCGAGAAAAAAACTTTTGATATAATAGATGGGCGGTGCTACAACGTTAGGTTCAACGATAGCAACCGTCATAATTGTAGTCATTTTATTCTTGATATTTTATCAATTGTACAAAAAATTCACTGAAGAACCATCAACAACCGGAACAGGGGATGAAGGGGATACAGGTATTGATGTTGCGGGTCTTGGCGGAGGTCCTGGGGCTGCGACTGATGAACTAGAATGGACACACCCAGACCCAGATCCAATGATGGGTATGATGAATTTTCTCGCTGGCATGCTCGCGGAATTAATTGCGAAAAAACTCCGAGAAATGGCTGAACGATACGAGGAGGAGAAACTTCGTAAAAAAACAGACGAAAAGCTACGGACTGAAGCGGATAGAATTGCCGAACGTGAAAGACTATTCCGGAAAGAGTTTGACAATAAACTGCGTGACATTGAAAATGGTCGAGTAAAACAGCTTGATGAATATTTTAGGGACCAACAAGACAAAGCTCTTCGTGAACGGGGTCTTTCTGATGAAGATCTTAAACGTCTCACTTCAGAGGCGGAAGCAAAAAATAGATCACTCATGGAAGAGTACCTTCGCGACCAACAAGACCGAGTTTTACGTGATGCAGGTCTCACTGATGAGAACATTCGAAACATGGTTGAAAGAGTTGAAGAAGGTCAAAGAGCTGCATTCGAAGAGCAACTCCGTGCAGAACAATCTAGAGCACTCGCTGATGCTGGATTTGCAGACGAAGACATTCAAAGAAAGATTGCAGAGTTTGAAAATGATCAAAGAGCAGCGTTTGAAGAGGGACTCCGCGCAGACCAATCCAGAGCACTCGCTGATGCTGGATTTGCAGACGAAGACATTCAGAGAAAAATTGCAGAGTTTGAAGAGAAACAAAGAGCAGCGTTTGAAGAGGGACTTCGCGACCAACAAGACCGAGTTTTACGTGATGCAGGTCTCACTGATGAGGACATTCAAAGAAAAGTGGCTGCCGTTGAAGAAGGTCAAAGAGCTGCGTTTGAAGAGGAACTCCGTGCAGAACAATCTAGAGCACTCGCTGATGCTGGATTTGCAGACGAAGACATTCAGAGAAAGATTGCAGAATTTGAAAATGATCAAAGAGCAGCGTTTGAAGAGCAACTCCGCGCAGACCAATCCAGAGCACTCGCTGATGCTGGATTTGCAGACGAAGACATTCAGAGAAAAGTGGCGGATTTTGAACAAAAGTTGAAATATGCATTTGAAGAAAACTTTAGAGCTCTTCAAAGCGATGCTCTTCGTGAAGTTGGTCTCACGGATGAGGACCTTCGGCAAATTCAAACGGCAGCCGAGGAAAAATTGAGAGCTGCATTAGAGGAACAACTGAGACTGGAACAAAATGAACAATTTCGTAACGCTGGAATCACGGATGAACAATTCAACAGAATCAAAGCGGCTGTTGAGGATGCAAAATTGCGAAGCACCGACGAGAGTCTCCGCCGGCAAGCAAGTGGTGATTTTAGTTCTCAGGGTTTCACGGACGAACAAATGAAGGTACGAAGAGAGTTGATTGAAAAAACTAAAATTTCCATCATCGAAGAACAATTTAAACTGCAACAATCGAGAGCACTTGAAAGCGCAGGTTTCTCGGACGAAGACATTCGAACAAAGGTGGCTAGCGCAGAAAATTCAAAACAAGCTGAACTCACGGAGAAACTTCGTAAACAACAGAGTGACCTTTTGGAATCAAGGGGTCTCACTGCAGATGACCAAGCTCGACGCATTGCAAATGCAGAGGAAACTATGCGAAATAAATTTGAAGAAAAGTTGCGCGCCGAGAGAAGTAGTACGCTTCTTGACCGTGGACTCACAGAAGCTGAAACTGCGAGACGCATAGATGAGATTGACAAAACATACAAAAAGTATCTTGATGAGTTACAACGCGCAGGGATTTCCAGGTCTCAAGCAAGTGCAGGTGTCGACGCTGATTATGCACGTGACATTGCCAAACGATTTGAAAGAATGTACGACGAACGATTCCGAGTCCAACGATCACGTCAGACAGACGCAGAAAGTGTTAAATCACAGGTCAATCAACGTGTTCGAAAGTTCCTGGACGAACAGTTGCGTACACAAATTTCAGATTTGAGACCCGGCAAGGGATTAACAGATGCAGATTGGACACAAAAGATGGCTGAAGTAGATTCACGCATCAGAGCTACTTTTGAAGCCAAGCTTCGAAACGCGCTTGTACAACAGTTTACAAGTTCGGGTCTTTCTGACGCTGATGTAAAAACGAAAATTGACGAAACTGTCGAACGAACAAAAAAGATATTCGAGGAACGCTTTCGAAAGACGAACGAAATTCTCAGTAGATTGACACCGGCTGAGCGTGCAAAGCTTCAACATTTCCGCACATCGTCGTATGAAATTAGTCGAATGGTTCGTGGTGAACCTCGTCGCGGAGAAGATGGACGTGTTGACGAAAGCAGAATGCCATACGACAGCGCAGAGGGTTCAAATAAGATTAGCACAAAAGCCATGTCCAACTTTTCACACTTGCAACTTTTGGTCATCACAGAAACCAAATCTCCTTTGGGTCGAAACATTCTTCGAGCCCTCTTTCAGGCTAAAAACGGAATTGCAAAACTTGCTGATAATCCAATCAACAGAACACTTGATAAACTCGCAGCAACAAAAGCAGGAAAGGCGCTCGCAAATGGATTTGACGCGATAAATGACTTTTTGGATTTTGCTCAAGTTGTCATGACATTTACTGATGCCGCCTTTTATAATCAGTTTCCAGCTGAAGGTGATCTATTTACGACGGAACGTATGGATGGCTACTCAACTTTCACACTGAAGAGCCAATACGATGTCATTGGTGCATACAACAGTAAAATGGACAGACAAAACGAAGACGCCAAAGCTGTGATTGACGGTGGGGGTGATCCCCCTTACGGATTCCCCTTTGCGTACGTCCAGTTTCCCCTCATCAATGGTCCACTGACTCAGGTTGACATGAACACACCAGGTTTCGAAGGTGACGTGTACTATAATCAGACACGCCTGGAACTCGAGATTGACGCTGCCCGTGAATACCTTTTGAGAACTATGGAACCATTCAAAAGTTCTATTCAATCATCGATAGATTCGGCATACGGTGTAGGAACTTCAAGCACTATTTCAGTCGACATTACACAAACGTTTGTCGATCTTTTGAAATATTACGACCCGGAATTTATAGGTCTTACCGATTCTCAACGCGACCAATTGTACGAGCTGGCATACTCGAACGTCTGTCACAAGTATGATGGTATCGTTTACATTGACTATTATAAATATGATCCACATAGAAAGGGTCGAAAACGATTCCAGTGTGGTTTCAAATCACCCTTGGTGTGTAACCAAAACACTATGCGTTGGTTTGACGAACTGAACAAAGGAAAAGTTATCGGAGGTGAATACGCAGAATGGTACAATTATAGTGAACTTCTTGAAAAACAATGGACGACGAAAGTCGGAGACAATGATGTCACGAGTAATATCCTTCTTTCCAATACATTTCAGTCATATCAACTCGGTGGAAACGTCTACGCAAATGTTGCAACCAACACGAACGGTCTGACTGGTGCGTGTATGGTGATGAACAGCACATTGTACGGAATTTGTTACTCGACGCAAAAGGACTTTCAGGAAAACTACAATGTCGATTCCGTATCTGGTGCCGGATACGACTTTAATACGCACAAATGTAAGTTTACACCGGCGTATTGTCAAAGTCTCGGAACATGTTTCCAAAGAAGTACCAACACATGCGAACTTCCGGGGAAAGAACTCGAAGGCGTGTCTATGATATTCGGAACTGGTGGTCCACGTGAATTCATTCGTCAGCACGGATGTACGGTTGAAGACGGACTCGGAAACACAGATCCATTACAAATTACTCGAGCTGGTCTGGGTGTGATTTACGAAGCCCTTCACCGAATGGAGGACTGGGGTCCTGGTCTCAAAGAATCACTGGGAACTCCAGTTGGTGGACTCATGTTTGCGACGGCAGTCATGAGTTGTGTCATGGCATCCAACAAAAAGGCGTTTGCGGCACTTTCTGGGAGGGCACAATTCATCACAGGTGCAGTCATGGGTTGTGCAATGGTCACTATGATGGTTCTCATCGCTGTGGAAAGTCTCGCAGGTGTATATGAACAGCGATCCGCACCAATCGACGATGCTCTCGAGTACACCATCGGTGGATGGAGAGAACGAGAGAGTGTTGACCCACCTTCGTCATCGAATAAAGCGCCTCGCCCAATGACATTCCTCGATGGATGGGTTACAAAACCAATCAAATATCACAAACCAGGTAAAATGAATGAGCCTTATGCGTCAGTTTCAGCCTTTCCACTCAAGTCGAGTGCCAGTGACCCACTTGGTGTCACTGTGACACGGAGTATGTTTGATACAACTCTGAATGATACAGGGACGCCTGCAAATGCTCTCCGCGATCGTTTGTCAACGTGTCTTCCGGATACACAATCTGCTGAACGATTTTCCCAGGTTGCTGGGGTTATGGTGAGTCTAGCGACTCTTGTACCGACTTTAGCATTGTCTATTGCCGGTATACCGACAATAGGTGATATGTTTGCAGGTTCTATGGCGTGCTTTACACAATATACATGTTACCATGATCCACCCACCGGGTATCAACAATTTTCACTTGTCCGAGCATCATCAAACGCACGCGCCAATCAAATAACGTGTATTCAGCCATTCCCCATCATGAGTACACAGCAAGCAAACGGTCTTGTCGATACAAGTATTGGACCTCTCGCCGGTCCATCGACAGCATGGCTCACGAGTAACATTTGGACGTCTGGTGAAGACGCATACACACCAACATTCCCCATGGAGTCTGTGACACGTGGACCAGAATCAGAAAACAGATGGTACTACCAGCTCGTGTACGACAAAAAACAAATCAGTCGCACGGCAATATGGGACAACGCAAAGATGCAAGAGTACTTTGACGGAACAACAATCAATTATATCCGTCAGAGTACTTGTCAAGATGATTTTTACGAAACAGACGCACAGGGAAATCCAGTTCCCGTCGACCCACGGTGTTTCGGGTTTCTTCAAGTTGCACTTTCAAATTATAAGTTCAGTCCCATGACACTTATGGGCACAATTTCAAATGCAGTCATTCCTCCTTCTTAAGGGAGAGGGTTGGCGGCTGTTGCTCCTAAAATGTATGTTGAACTCGGTGCACAAGTTGCTGCTGCCGTTGTCGACCACGGGAATGTGACACCGGACCGCACAGTTCCTGGACCATTGTCAGCGGCAGTTTGCCAGTTGACAGTGGAACCACTGGGAGTGACGGTGAAAAGTGAACTACATGCACTGCCTACAGGGAAACTCGGACCAAGAGCAGGTGCTCCAATGAGCGGTGTTGTTGGTGCCATGTAAGTGTTTCCTTCTGTGCGTGGTGCAACTCCTGCGTACTTTGCCCACTCCCAAATTTTTGGGAGTGTCACATTACTTCCCATCCACCCATACGATGAACTACTTGATGCAGATCTTGTCCATCCCCTGTAAAGCGCTTGGGACGTTGTGTCTGTGGATGTTGTGTACAAGTCTGGGCACAGGGTTGCAAAGTATTTGCGTGTCGCACCAGTAAAGTCAGCTTTACGAGCCGCCATGATAATGTTTGTAGAGTAGACGTTTCCGGCGGCTGATATCAACGGCGTGTACACTGTATTGATTGCGTCAATGTCTGTTCTGTACTCCACGTAAGACACATTTGCTGAACCACCAACAAGTCCGTTGTTTGCTGTTAAAACTGCCGTCGTACCAGCTGCGTTTGGTAAAAATGGGCACCGATCGTTATAATATGACGTGACGTTCGATGAAATACACGCGTCCAATGTGGCCGTGGCAGTAGCTGCTGCCGTTCCTGAATTCACATCATTGATGTATGTGGTTTCGCACGAGACGAGATTGGAGCTGTATCTCGTCTGCCGAGTCGTGTTGTTGTCAGATGCTGGTGTCGGTGGTATGACGTACTCTGACTTGTTTTTGTACTTTCTGTACATGAAAATGAGTACTGCGACGATAACAAATGCTATGATACCCTGAACGATTCGCTTGTTCAGCATTTAATAGTAATGAATATTTTTATATTCACCTTTTCACCGAAGTCTGTCAGCTGTTTTGCGGCGGTCATCGCGAAGCGATGACCTTTTATGCGGGTTCTATGACGAAGATGTAGTCCTTGTCATCAAACTTGTCACCACCTGGACCCTGTGAAGGAAGTGTCTGAAGTTCCCTGTACAAACAATTGAAAGGATAAGACTCCGTATTAAACTGTGGGGGAAATGAATTGAAAAAGATGTTATTTGGATTGTTTCGATCCACTAGATCTACACTTGCAAACCCGAGTGTAAATCCCGTGACAAAACCTTCTGTAAATGCTGCAAAGAAACTTGCTGTGTCTGTACTTGAACTGGACCCTATGTTTGTATAACTTCCTATGTATGAACCCCATTTGAGGTACGGACGAGCCTTGACATTTGAAGGTTTCCAACCCGGACACACACCATTTCCTGAAGTGTCAAGTGTTGTGGCATCAGTTTTTACATATGCAGGTCCAATTCCAGTTGTTCTTTTATCAGATCCACGTGAACGGATGTAATATCCATTCTGGACCCAATCAACTGGAATAAATTCCCAGTACAACAAGTCTGGGTTTCCGCTGCTGTAATTTGCCATCCCCGTCGTTACATCACGTGTATCTGGGTCTAGATTAGTCCCTGTTGCACATGAACCACTACATGTTTCATACGTGTACGTTCCTTTTGCTGTCGTCAGACAAACTTCACCAGTTCTCGCATTTGTAATTGTTGTTCCCATTTGATACATTGGTCTGAAATAACTAAAACTCATACCTGGGGGTCTTGAATCATATACTGTTTCACAATTCTTTGGTACTATTCCAGCTGCAAATGGTTCTGCTCCCATCCAAATTTGTGCATTTCCTCTGTTTCCTCGTATATTCACAGTTGCAGTCGTCTGCGGCTGAATATATGGACGTATCGTGAAATTTCCACTTGTAATGGCTGTATGTGTAACTGTCACTGTGTTTGAAAAACTCAAACTACTCCGGACTGCTGAAGTTGTAGTTACGTTTGACACGATGTTTGATTCGTTTGTTATTGTGTACACCGAACCTTGTTTTGCAACTCCGCGGATGGGACAATAATTACACGAATCAAGTTCTGCAGTTGAGAATGACTGAACAGTTGTTCCGAGCTGATTGACCAAAGAAAGAATGTCTGTGTTGCACGCCGTCATGTTCTGACACGTGGATCCGGAATCGCTCAAGTTTGTGTACGGTGTGCGGTTTTTATTCTGTTCACCCTTGAGAATGTATGGATCGCGAACAAAACTGCTCTTCTCTGGGCTGTAAGCATCTGATGCTTCGTAATCAGTCGGAGTAACTGTTGAATAAAATTCACAAATTGATGAAGTGTAATAAAAGTTGAATCCTTTGCATGATGGATTCTTGGCGCACGCTTGACCACACACGTCAACTGTCGAAGTAAGATTGGAACCGAGACGAGTTCCTTTAACGTAATAATAGTCAAACTTAAACCCGGGTGGAGCACGTAACCGAGGCGGTGGTGTCGTACCGTACTTCTTTTGGAAAACACCAATGTCACTTCCCGTTGTCATCATTGTCGAAACCGTATATGGCACCGACGTCGTACTAAATTTGCTGACGTTGGACAAGAAATCAAACTGAACAAATCCACAATCGACGTTTGAGCTACAGTTGGACAGCGCCTCTTGAGCCTTGTCAGGAAGAAGATCAGCTCCGATTTGCGTCGGAGGGTAGTTACCATAAATGAGATCCGTAATGTCCGCCGCTGCAGATTTTTCCATGACGCATGAAAGTGTAGTGCACCCTTTAATTGCGCCTGTAAGTACAGTGAATGCCGACATTGCATTTGATGTATCTGGTGTCACTGCAGCATTTGCAGTCTGTAAGGTCCATTCATTAATGGTTGCTGTCGTAGCTGCAACATTCGTCACAACAAGCCTGAATAAAGGATATGCGTTTGAAATTGGCGGTGTGATATAAAATGTCTGATTGAAGTTTGTGATTGAAGTTTTTCTGTCAATAAAATCCCATGCAAATCCGTCATTTGAACCGAGGATAGCCCAACCACGCAGATCAGACGTGTTCAACAAGTATGACGAAAGGATATAGCTATTCGACGTTTCGATTTGAACAAACTCACCATTCCATAAAATGCCCGCAGTGTCGCGCGTTGATCTCTTGCCGGACGCAGGGTAGTTTCCTCCCGAGTATCCAGTCGCTTGCCAATACGTTGCCGAGTTTTTGTCGATGATGTTTGCAGGAACACCCATCGTCGCAGCTGTTGTTGTGGCTGCATCAGCGACATTTGAAGGAAGTGAACACACACGGGAATTCCAATACGGTTTATTAGATGGACATACCGTACACGAAGGCGGTGTCGTGGTGACGTTCCAGAATGGTGTCGAGTCGGGACACACCTCGCACATTTTTAATGTGTTATTCCATCGCGGCTCTGATGCAACTGGACAAGGCTGACATCTGTTGACTGACATCATACTGTATGCAGAAGGCGCCCGATTGTAAAGTGGACGAAGTGAATTTATAGCAAAGCACGTTTTACATATTTTGGTTGCAGTGTCAAATATTGGATTATCGGGTGGACACGCCTGACACGCCGTGATTGGTCCAGTCCATGCCGGCGCTGAATCCGGACAAGGTTCACAACGACTAAGAGATGCGTTCCAGAATGGTTTCGTGGAATCGATCTCGTAACACGCTTTACATACATTTCCTTGGCGACTTTCTGGGCATCCAGCGACACATGATTTTGTGACTGGGTTCCAGTATGGTGTCCCGGATGGACATGCTCCACAAATTCCATTCGTCGCAACTGGTTTGTCGTCCGGACACACTTTTGTACATTGCGTCCCGTCCCAATTTGGTGAAGCGGGTGAACATGGTAATTGACATACATTATTCGTATCTGCAAATGGTAAAACTGATGGGCACGTAGCAACACACGCAATACCGTTCCAATTTTGCTTTATAGCTGGACACCTTGTGCATGTAGCTGTCGCTACGTCATACACAGGTGTTGCATCTGCACATACCGTACATGTTTTGAGACCTGGATTGAAATAAGGCAAATTTGAAGGACATAAACCTGTTGTGGAATATCGAATAATAACAATACCTGAACCACCTCGTGAACCTGGATTGATTACTGGATTTCCAGCATAGTTTGCTGGTCCAGGACTTGCAACGGCTGCGCCTCCTCCGCCACCTCCACCCGTACCAGGTTTACCATTGTCACCGCGTGTCATGTTTGTTTTTTGGTATCCTGGTTCATTGTACACGACTGAACCTGCGCCGTATCCACCACCTCCTTTCCCTCCATCTCCTCCTAATCCGGCAGCAACATACGTCTGGTTTATTGTGACTGCGCTTCCGCCGCCGCCGCCACCATAATATTGTTCGGAACCTGTTATTGAATATGGTTTTCCGTCTCCTCCATTTCCACCCTTGATGATATTTCCATTTGTTCCATTTGTATTTTTACCACCACCACCACCACCTGCACTTCCAGTTCCAGCTATGTAAACACCAGAGCCACCTGAAAATCCAGTCCCAGATCCAGGGTAGCCAATGTTACCGATTCCAGATCCTCCACCCCCTGATGCACCGGATTGTGCATCCACTATTTCTGGGTATGCTGAACCAGCACCTCCTCCCGTGGCGACATATGTTCCGAACGATGAATTTCCTCCATTTTGGTTTGGAGCTCCGCCTTGACCTACGGTCACTCTCGTCGTTCGTTGCCCGAATGAAATGTTTGTGAGATATCGAACGTCGCCACCGCCACCTCCTCCAGCTGACCGTGGATCTGAAATGCTTTCAGTGGAATAGGTTCCTCCGCCTCCTCCACCACCGACGATGAGGACTTCACCGACGAGTGATTTATCAGCTGGAGGACTGAAATCACCATCGGACGTGAATGTGTGAACGATGTACGCTCCGTCGTTCACGACAGAGTTTCCACCAGTGGCTCCACCTTGGGTTGAAAAGTTCACTTGGGAACCTGCACACTCGTATCCGTTAAAGTATGGACGTGCACCCTGACACAACAAAGGCGGAATGGCACATATGTTGTTAAATTGTGGATTTGGTGTCAATGGAGCTGGGCACGTAGCGACACACGTCTTTGTACTTGGATCGTAATAAGTGGAGGGTTCACAGGGTATACACATTCCCAACGAAGCATCAAACAGCGGTGTGGCTGGATCTGTTGCGATACATGTCGTGCACACTGGACTCAGTAGGGAATAATTGTAATATGGAAGTGAGGCTGGACACTCTTCAGCACTTAGGTATGACATGATGAATGTACCTGATCCACCTGAACCGGGTGTGACACCCGGTGTGTAAAGCGAAGTTCGTGATTGTGTATATGATGCAACTGGTACATTACTATTATTAATGTTTTGAATAGTTGAAGTAAATGTTTCTGTTAAAGCGGAATTGAGTCCTCCTCCACCGCCTCCACCTGTTCCAGGTTTCCCCGCCATGTTTACAGCATTTGTCATTGAAGCAATGAAATCAACGTAGAGTCCGTCGCCTCCACCGTGTCCAGGCTCTGCTGTACCTCGTATACTTCCACCTGATCCACCAAAACATCGTGTGGAAGTTCCAATTGTGTGGCAACTTCCAGCTGACCCATTGTTACCGTAGATGTACGGACCCGCCCCCCCTTGCATAGTCGTGCATCCGCGTGGAACAGACATTATCTACTAGGTACTCATCTTATTTTTTCTTGTATACATATCACTGACGTTCAACTTGGACAATAATAGTGCCCGAAGGCATAACTACTATTATGTTTCGATCAACAATCCCCAGGTGTATTCTTCAATATAGTACCATACGGAGATGAACCAATTGAATACGTTGATCCATATGTTTCTTGTGCAACTTGTGTACACGTTTTACCTGTACCTGTAGCTGGAGTAATAGAAATAGACCATGAACGATAATGTGGGATTATAGTTGTAACACATGCTCTCTTGGCACCCTGTGGACCAAGTACACAATCTGTAGCGGGTGGTGGTGGTGGTGGTGGTGGTGGTGGAGTACATGTTGAGTCTGCACATTGACAATACAATATAGTGGAGGCTCCGAGATTTATAAATCTAAATGCGAGTGAGGACGTCAAGCTGGTCAACACTGATCCACCGTTTGCAGTATAATTTGTATTTGGTCCCATTAAGGATGTGTTGCCGCCTGCGCTATCAGGACCACCACCGGCTCCTACTGTAACATTGTATGTCCCCCCTGATAATGACTGATTATCTTCAAATCTTACAATTCCGCCGCCTCCTGGTTTTCCGTCACTTGAACCACCGGCGCCACCACCAACAAGCAGTAGTTTTGCAATAGTTGGACTTAAAAGCGTAAAAGATCCTGATTGCGTAAATTCGTGAATTGTGTACTTGTTTTCGTAGCGTGTTGTGAATCCAGAGCCTGTTACGACTGCACTTGGATTCAACTGCTGCATACACGAAAACCCTGTCCAGTACGGTGTAGCGTATGAACAGACACATTGGGAACTAGACGTCGATCCGGCTGGTGATGTTGTATTTGCAGGGCACGGTTGACACGTTCTCGTAGCAGAATCCGCATAGGTTGCAACTGGACACTGTGTCGCGCAATTTTTGTTCAACAAGTCCATGTAGGTACCAGCGATGGTACCAGCGATGGTCGCAACTTCGGTTGGGCTTAAGGCTGTATTGAACCAGTAAACTTCCTTGACGAAAATATCGGTGGTGGTGTAATTTTCCTGGTTCCAGCCCCACGGGGGTGTAATAACAGCCGGATATGTCGGACTACTAGTTCCGGCTTCGACGCCATTCTTATAGATTTTCATAACATTAGTTGGTCTATCGTAAGTCATCGTGACGTTGTAATATACACCGGGCGTAAAAGACCCGGCGGTGTAATCTAGTGAGTTCGAACCGAAATGCGCGCGTATAGAACCTTGAATAGCCGCATTCGTCCAGATACCCGGTAAACCAGGGTGAGGACCAGCTCCGATGATTCGGATCCATTGTTGAGGAACCGATCCAACGAATTTTACCGACACGACGAGCGACCAACTGCTATCCACCGAGGTAACAGTTGGGGCGCGAGTCGTTTGCGAACTCGGCTGCGTCTTTGCGGATGCAATTTGGGGGGTGGGATTCGCCGTTATTCTTAGTTCAGCCAATTGAATCGCCTGACCAGTGGACAGGTGTGTTCCGGGTCCGGGACACATACATTGTCTACCTTGTACGGATCCAGTTGTTGCATTTGTTGTCTGGATCGCCATGACCTGCGCTTGCGTGCGCGTGAGTGTTGCATTATCAGCATTTATATCACCCATAACAGGGTCGGCTGGTCTGTAATCATACTGTGGCGTTGCAGCAATGTCATCACTTAAAGTCGTTGGTATGGTAGTATAATAAGGAACTGCGCGGTATGTATCCAATAGCTTAGTTATAAACTGATCTTTATATGTTGCACTGGGGTTGAATATAGTTGCAGCGTAAGTCCACGGAGAATTACAGACAGTAGTTCCAGAAAGAATATTATTTATTCTTGATATAGTACTGTCATATGCTAGCCATCCAGTCCCGGCATTATATTGAACGCCGGTCACTGTTCCAGTTTTACATAATGAACATGATCCGGTATTAATGTCTTTTTTGTATACACAAGAACTTGGTTTATCAAAATTTCTTTCTTCGCCATCCCTATAATCGATAATCTTATGATGACAACCTGCTATAAAAGATTGATAAGAATTAACTTGGCTAGCACCCCAAGGAGGACAAAAGTTTGATGTTTTAGACTGAGCCCACATAACACTATATAAATCAAATCTACTGCCTATAACTACATCATAATCATCTGTGACATTTGACCATTTGTTACACCCAGGTATTCCTGCAAGAACTGTTTGAAAACTTCCAGCGTATGGTTCTTGTCTATAACCTGATGCACATGAATATGTCGAATTATAAAACTTGCATGAATTTCCTTCAATCGTGAGATATGTTCCGGTTTGTAAAGTGCTTGCACTACACGTGTACCGTTTACACCGAGTTCCTTCGAGTTTCCACGCACTCTTGGCTGTTGTCGACCCTGAGGTTGGATTTCGATCATATTCAGAACCTCCATTTTGACATGAATAATATATTGGGTTTGTTGTTCTACACCGAGTCGGGTCTGTATCTTGTGTCCACCCTGCAGGGCATGTATATTGCGCGGGGCTCACCGGACAACTACACGTCACAGTCGGTGCAGTCATAGGCTGACCTGATTTGAGACACACAGACCCGTTCAATGTCCATGATGCGTCTGGGCATGTATACCGGCTGAGAGTACACGCAGATGTCGGACACGTGTACGTCGTCGAGTAACACGTGTTTGCTGTTTTGTAACACGCCCCCGGAACTGAAAGTCCTGCAAACAATTTAATAGCGTCACTCGAAAGAACTTGATTCCACCAATAGACATTCTTGACTTTGATGTATCCGTTGTTGTTTCCTGATGTCGGACGCCATGTAAATGCAGGTGCATCAGTGGGGAGTGCTAATGTACCAGAAGTCGTGTTTTCACTTTGTTTTTGACCGTTGATGTACATGGCAATCGTTCTGTTGGGTCCATCAACCGTACATGTACATTTGAACCATGTACCGGGAACGACGTTGTAGTTTGAACTTGTATAAAAATTATAATCTGCCGGTGGACCACCAGGATTTGTTGAATAGACAAATGATATCCAAGAGTCTGATATGTGCAACGATGGTTTACGTTTGTTTGTGTTATCAATAGGCCATGTTGGACCTGGGATGTTCTGGAATATGTCTCTCCAGACTCCAGGTGTTTCGCTCTGAATATTGATGTCGAGTGAAAATGTAAACGAGGTTCCATTTCTAACTGGTTGTCTCGTAAACGCTCTCGATGTCGTTCCAATGTCAATTTCGGCAGGCTCGAGAAGTTGTCCGCTCTCAATGAGATCGTCATACGAAACACCTGTACAATCGTAGTCACTCACCTTTGAACACACTGAACCAGTGAGTGTCCACGAGTCATCAGGACAAGTACTGGTTGTCAATGTTGATACTTGACCTCCGGTACACAGAGTGCAAACACCTGAACCATTGAGACCCCCTGAACCATCGGGACACACGCACGCAGAGACTCCAACAGCGCCTATGGTGGATGTTTGGTTTCCGGGGCACTGAATACACGAACGAGAACCATTGTCTCCATACATACCAACGGGACATTGTGAAACACATGATCCTGCATTCAAAAAAGTACCAGATGCACATACACAGGCTGAAACACTCGTTGAACCCGCTGATGATGAGCCATACGGACACACCGTGCACGTACCAGATGAAGCATAACTTCCAGTTGGACAATACATGACACACCCCGATCGAGTCTGTGTTCCCTGTGGACTTGTCTGATCTTGTCCACACGGAGTGCAAACACCTGACCCATTTGTTCCATATGTTCCCACGGGACACACGCACGCAGTGACGCTCGTTGCACCGGCACTCGCCGTCACTTGGTTTCCGGGACACTGTACACAATCTTCACCTTTGTATGTGTTTACCGGACAATTAGTGACACATGCACCGTACGCCGGTTTTGAAACCGATGTTGACGTGGCAGATTGAATCAAGTCAATTGAAGTTTGAAGCGCGGATAAACCATTCGAGAATAGACAATAGTTTTGTGGCATGAGTATTGATCCAGTGGGGCATCTCATTTCAGTTTTTGTACACAAAGAACTCGATAGTGTCCATGACTGATCTGGACACGTAAGTGAAGTTCCATTACACGTCGTTCCAGAGAGTGTAAAACCAGGTTCACAAAAAGCCGCACCTGCAACTGGAATAGAACGCACATCAGTGAGTGTCGAACATTTTGTACATACATTACTTGTGGCAGAAGACACAGGGACGGAACATGCAGCTACGCATTTTTTTTGCAAAGGATCCCATTTGGGAGTTGATGCCGGACATGGTGTTTTGAGGTACACAATGACGTACTGAGCAGTCCCACTTTGAAACACTCCATAGTCTGTGGTGTACACGGATCCTCTGTCTAAAAGTCCATTCGTAATTTGATTCGGGTCAACGTTATATGTAGCTGCTGCTAATGTTCTAGGACCTTTTGAATATACATTTGTAGCTGTTATAACCAACTCGTCGTAAATGTCGATAGTTTCTAATGTAGACACATTCCTTCTAGTTGTTATGGTATGTATGATATAGTTACCTCGGTCTTCACCGATTCCTGCAACGGTTGTTGTATATGTACGAATTTTAGAATGATAAACTCTCGTGATCAATTTATAACAAAATGAAGATCCTACACCTGAACCCGTTCCAGATGGACACACGGAACAGGTTGCTGAACCCATAACATTTGAGTACTGTCCAGCTGGACATGGCGTACACACCGCGTCACTCGTTCCTCGAGATCCATTAAAACTTGTTCCAACCGGACAGTTTAAACAAGAAGGAGACCCTATGCCAGAGTATGTTCCCCGTCCACACGACACGCAATCACTCATTGATGTTGCACCGGGTCCGACATAAAAAGTCCCCGATGGACATGTGTTGCATTGAAGTAAAGTACTATTGTACCATTTTCCAGCAGGGCACGTATTCAAACACGCAGATCCAATCACAGAGAGTGTTCCAACTGGACATGCCGCTGAACAAATTGATGCACTAGCCGCTGAAAATAATCCAGTCGGACATTGCTCACAAACACCGTTGTTATTGTATGTCCCTGCATTACACGCACCACACGTTCCTGGTGACCCCAGTGACGATGACGAACCAGGTGTAAATCCAGTGAGGAATGTACTTCCAGTGGTACAAGTCGGTGAGTTTGAAAAAACAGTGTCTGTCGTAGATGTGCATGTCGCAGTGACGTATTGTGTTCCGGTCGGTTGGCTACACGCACCACACGTTCCTGGTGACCCCAGTGACGATGACGAACCAGGTGTAAATCCAGTGAGGAATGTACTTCCAGTGGTACAAGTCGGTGAGTTTGAAAAAACAGTATTTGTCGTAGATGTGCATGTCGCAGTGACGTATTGTGTTCCGGTCGGTTGGCTACATGTTGTACACGTTCCTGGTGACCCCAGTGACGATGACGAACCAGGTGTAAATCCAGTGAGGAATGGACTTCCAGTGGTACAAGTCGGTGAGTTTGAAAAAACAGTATTTGTCGTAGATGTGCATGTCGCAGTGACGTATTGTGTTCCGGTCGGTTGGCTACATGTTGTACACGTTCCTGGTGATCCTAATGCTGTAGATGAACCAGGGGTAAACCCCATGAGGAACTGACCGGCATTACAAGTCGGTGAGTTTAAAAACACAGTGTCTGTCGTAGATGTACATGTCGCAGTGACGTATTGTGTTCCGGTCGGTTGGCTACAACTAGTAGTTATTTTACGAATTCGGTCGTTATATCCGTCTGCAACGTAAAGGTTACCACCAGAATCAATTGCAACGCCATATGGATTATAAAACTGTGCAGCTGTACCTTGACCATCAGCATACCCCCACGAGGAACCTGCAAATGTACTCACGAGTCCAGAAGATGTTATTTTACGAATTCGGTGGTTATCTGTGTCTGCAACGTAAAGGTTACCACTCGAATCAATTGCAACGCCATATGGTCTATAAAACTGTGCAGCTGTACCTTGACCATCTAGATAAGCTGCAGTCCCAGAACCTGCAAATGTACTCACGAGTCCAGAAGATGTTATTTTACGAATTCTGTTATTAAATGTGTCTGCAACGTAAAAGTTACCACCAGAATCAATTGCAACGCCATATGGATTATAAAACCGTGCAGCTGTACCTTGACCATCCAGAGAACCTGGAGAAGAACCTGCAAATGTACTCACGAGTCCATCAGGTGTTATTTTACGAATTTTATGGTTAACTCGGTCTGCAACGTAAACATTATCACCAGAATCAACTGCAACGCCAGATGGTCTATAAAACTGTGCAGCTGTACCTTGACCATCTAGATAAGCTGCAGTCCCAGAACCTGCAAATGTACTCACGAGTCCAGAAGATGTTATTTTACGAATTCTGTTATTAAATGTGTCTGCAACGTAAAGGTTACCACTCGAATCAATTGCAACACCAGATGGTCTATAAAACTGTGCAGCTGTACCTTGACCATCCAGAAAACCTGCAGAAGAACCTGCAAATGTACTCACGAGTCCAGAAGGTGTTATTTTACGAATTCTGTTATTAAATGTGTCTGCAACGTAAAAGTTACCAACTGAATCAATTGTAAGACCATTCGGTGAGCTGAGCTGTGCAGCTGTACCTTGACCATCAGCATACCCCCACGAGGAACCTGCAAATGTACTCACGGCTACAGTAGATGTTGTTGTTAATGACATGTTCTACTAATGAAGTGACAAATTAAACTCGTTCAAAAGTTCACCAAGAGAGTGATAGTACCTTTTCAAGTCTTTGTCAAATCGTTTGTCCGTCGTGTGCTTCTTTTGTGCGACAAGCCACGCCAGATTCGCCTTGGAGTACTTGGTCCGCATCTGATTCTCTGTCGGTTTGCGGGGACGCGCTTTGACTTCTACAGCCGGTTCTTCAGGTGTTCGATCAATAAAAGACAAAGCCTGCATACACGTGTCTGCCAAGTCATCCTTCTTCTTGTGCTTGTCAAACACCTGAATCCATTCGGGTTGTGTTTCCTGTAAAAACTGGCGACACCGCTCGATGGATGCTTTTTTTCGTTGAATGTACCGTGCACGCCCTGGACCTGAAATGTCCGGAACCTTGTGACGTGCATCGTACACGATAACATTCTTGTCGTGACAAAGAAAGTACGTGTGCAAAAAGTGCTCGACACCCTTCATCGTCTTGTTCCGATCCGGCTGTTTCTCAATGAGAACAGTGTGTGCATCCATTGTCCATGGCTTGCCTCGGAGATGCGTCCGAAGAGCCTTGAAGAGTCCGTCGGCGTGTTGCGGCGGAACACCAGACACGTCCCATTGATAGATGCGACGTGTCGAGGAGTCAATCAGACACATGGCAAGGTTCTTTATACCAACATCAATGCTTAAAAGACTCATATGTTATTAAAGACCTAGAGACTTTTAAGTAAAGATGGAAAAGTCCGACGGACTTGGCGCTGCGCCATGGTGTTGGTGGTGTTGTCATCCATTTGAAGGTACGGCATTTCATGCTCCGTACAAGTATGACGACAAGCGTAAGCATTTTCAGACGACTGGTCATTTTTGTTCGTGGGAGTGTACAAAGGCGTATATTTTGAACGAGGGGGGTCCACGGTCGGGTGAGCGTCAAATGCTCCTCGCGTTGATGAGACAGCACGCCATGAAAAAATACACATCCACAAAAGCCTCCCCCAAGCGAACTGCGCTCAAGGTGTTTGGGGGGACACTCACAATTGAAGAATTTCGTTCAGGGTCTTCGAATGTTCAAGTTTTCATGCCGTACGAAACGCATATGATGCCTACGATCATAGCATCGAATGCTGTACCGGCACGGAAACCAGGTGATGAAAATTCATGTGATCTGGTACTCAAGCGACCCAAGCCACTTGCACGTGCAAAGAGCACACTTGAAACTTCTTTGGGTATTACAAGACGAACGAAAGCACCATGAACTTTCTCAAGCCTCGATACTGTTGCTTATTTTCTAGTTACCAGCCCAAGACCCACAAGACTGTACTTGACATTCATGGATTTTCAGTGACTGTATACGGAAAATACTTTACGCGTTACGGTGCTGTAAAAGCGGTTGAACAAGTAGATACTTTTAGCCACGTTACGCGTAAAACCGGTCCATTCACCTGGGATGTTTTTTTTGGAAATGTTGTGTTTGAAAATGTATACGCTTATTCTGACAAACAAGCTGTTCAGACGACTCGGCGGGTGATTAACATGATGTAGGTCCCCGAAAAATGAAGAGAGTCACCATGACGATGAACCAGCCGGGAACTTTTACGTGAAATTCAATCTCAGGGAGCTTCCACCCATAGTACACATCAACCGTCTTGACTGAATCCGCGACGGACTCGGCGTCGTCAATGTCGCCATCGCTGTAGGCGCGACGATGATTCATTTTACAAATTTAGAGTGTTGTTTTTTTATGTGTTTACAGTAAGGCATGGCAGCCTTTAGTGCGTCATCAGGATATGCTCGTCAGTTGGCAAATCGTGCAGGACCCAGAAGTGTTGGTGGATACACACCACGCGGACCTTTTATTAATGACAAAAAATTATGGGTCAATTATATGCTAGCATATAACAAAGCAAAAGCAAATTATGAGGCTGCGAAAAAAAAATACAATAACCAAAAAAGAAATGTATCCGGCGGACTTCGTGGATGGATAAACCGCCGTAAATATGGAAATATTGGTGAACAAGCACGTAAATTAAGAAATAACCAATTGAACGCACAACTTAAAAGGAATATGAATAATGCAAAAGCAAGAATTGAAAAGGTAAACAAAAATGGACGTGCAAGCAAAAATTGGTACAATCAGGCCTACGGGCAAGAAAGAGGCAACGCAAAATATGCCCTTGATTTGGCTAGAGGCAAACCAAAACATGTCCTTGATAGGGCTAGAGTTTAATGACAATCCGATACTTTCCACCAAGAACACGTTCAGTTTGACGTGCCGCGCCGTTCAACGATGGCTTTGACCAAAGTAGCCAACGGGACCAGAACCCCGCCTTAAAGCGCCCTGAAGGGCTCCAATTCTCGCGCTTCACGTGACGTGTGAGATAACGCAACATACGCGCATGATCTTTGTGAATAGTGTAATCAGAGTATCCACGAAGACCAAAGTTGACCTTTTTCCCATCGGGAAAAACTGCACGCCATTTATGTGGAGGAGAAGCACGTGTGACGTGTATCACCTCTTTCATACTTTCAGTCAAGAATCTTTTTCCATTGCACGACGAATCTCGATGAGCTTTGCAGAAACATAAATTGACAAGTCAAGTGCCTCCTCGAGCGCCTCTTGGACCCAGTCATACCCAGAGTTTTGCATCAAACCATGTCCATACGCCTTGCGACCCTTTTCCATTCTTTCAGATATCAAAGCCTTGATTTCATCGTTACAGTCGTTGTTCATTATGTGTACTTAATTATCATCCTCCTTAGGTGGAGTAAAGTGCTTCAGCGCCACCTTGTGAGCGTGCACCTTGGCAATCTTCTCCGTGACGTTGTATCGCTTGTCCTCCATCGCCGCCTGAAGGATATCCTTGTACACCTGCGTGTCCTCGAGCGCCAGCTTCAGCTCCTCATTCGTCTCCTTCGTGCGCGCCTTGAGATCGTTCAGCTTCTCAATCAGAATCTGGATAGCCTGCACCATTTATGAATTTGAAGCATTTCTTTCTTAGATGCCTGCGCGTGTCAAAGCACGATTCACTGCACTTATGATGTTTGCATATTCTCTGTTTCTGTAATGTTGCAAAAGAGACTGATACACTTGATGACGCAAGAGCGCACGATTCAAACCGAGTCCACTTCTATTTACAATCTCCCTGTTTGCATTCGAGTTTATGTTACGACGGCGCTTAACCGGACGGGCGTTTCCGTTGCCATTGTTATTTCTCCCACGTTTAGTACCAGGCATTTACTTTACGCGCACATAAAAAATTGAAACCTTGATAGATCATGTCGTACAAAAAGCTTACACACGTCGAGCACATTTTATGCAGACCCGACTCGTATGTAGGGTCGTTGGCTCGTGAGACTACAAACACGTGGATTTCGTCAACTAATGGATTTGAACAGTCGAGTGTCTCTGTATCTCCTGGACTCATCAAAATCTTTGATGAAGTGCTCGTCAACGCGATCGATCAGCACTCAATCAACCCCAAAAAAACAACGCGCATCGACGTCACCTTTCAAGGTGACCTGTTTGCAGTGCGTAATAACGGTGATGGCATCCCTGGAACCGTGCATGCAGAGACTGGTGTGCGCCTCCCGGAACTTATTTTTGGTCACCTTTTGACGTCAAGCAACTACGATGACACGGAGCAACGTACGACTGGCGGACGAAACGGCTACGGTGCCAAACTCACCAACGTATTTTCAAGCAAGTTTGTCGTGCGAACACTGCACAAGAACCAAAAGTACGTTCAAAAATGGTCGAAAAACATGACGGTGTGCGAGGATCCAGTCACCACCGCTATGGCTGCAAAGGGTGGCTATGTTGATGTTGAGTTTCAGCCAGACTGGTCTCGTTTTGAGGGGGGCGCGAGCCAACTTCCCGACTTGATCAAGGTGCTGACGAAGCGTGTTTGGGACGCGGCGGCGTGTTGTCCAAAGTGCCACGTGTACTTGAATGGAACTCGTCTCGAAGTGAAGAGCCTCGAGGACTATGCTCGCATGCACGTCGGTGATGTCCCTTTTGCAACTCTGGGACACGACATTGTCGTCGGACATTCGACGACGGGTTCATTCCAACAAATTTCATTCGTCAATGGCATTTCAACTACACAGGGTGGTACTCACGTTGATCGATTTGTGAATCAGCTCGTACCGAAACTCGCAACAGGCATTCGTCCAGCTCAAATCAAGGCGAGCCTGTTTGTGATGATGCGATGCACGGTCATCAATCCGACATTTTCGAGCCAGACCAAGACGGAGTGTACATCAAAGATGGACGTCACGTACGACTTCAAGCCCAAGTTTATCAAGGATGTCTTAGCGTCGGGTGTTGGCGATGACCTCACGGCACTCACAGTGTCCAAGACTGAAAAGGAACTCAAGAAAACAGACGGCACAAAGAAGAATCGCATCACCGGCATTCCAAAACTGGATGACGCCAACTGGGCTGGAACTGCAAAGAGTCACGACTGTACATTGATTGTGACTGAGGGGGACTCAGCCAAGACGCTCGCGGTTGCGGGTCTGAGCATCGTAGGTCGCAATGCATATGGCGTCTTCCCACTCCGGGGGAAACCTAGGAACGTTCGGGACGCTAGCGTAAAACAGTTGACTGACAATCAAGAGTTTTCTGATTTGAAAAAGATTTTGGGTCTGCAACATGGTCGTGTCTATACATCTCTGCGAGAACTTCGATATGGACGTTTGATGATTATGACTGACGCTGACCTCGACGGGAGTCACATCAAGGGTCTGGTGCTCAACATGATTCATCATTTCTGGCCAAGTCTGCTGGACCTCGGATTTGTTGTGGCTATGGTGACACCGGTGATCAAGGCGGGAAAGGATTGGTATTTTACGGAGGAGGCTTTTCGGGCGAGTCAGTCGCGTGGCAATGTCAAGTACTACAAGGGTCTCGGAACTTCGACATCTTCAGAGGCGAAGGAGTACTTCAAGATGATTGATCGTTTGACTGTCAAGTTTACACCAGACTCTCGAACAAACGAGTCGATGACACTGGCATTTTCAAAGGCAATGTCGGATGCGCGGAAGGGTTGGCTCACGGGACATATGGCTGAAACACCACCTGTAGTCGAATACGGTGTCGTGAAACAGTTGACTGTGACTGATTTCATCCATCGTGACATGGCAAACTTTTCGGTCGAGGACATTAAGCGCTCGATTCCACACGTTGCAGATGGTCTCAAGCCGAGTCAGCGCAAGGTGATTTACGCCTGTCTGAAGCGTAATCTGACCAAGGATGCCAAGGTGGCTCAGTTGAGTGGGTACATTGCAGAGCAGACGGCGTATCACCACGGTGAGACGTCACTCCAAGGGACGATCATCGGACTTGCGCAGAACTTTGTCGGTTCGAACAATGTCAATTTGCTCGAGCCGAGTGGTCAGTTTGGGACACGTCTGATGGGTGGGAAGGATGCAGCCAGTCCTCGTTACATTTTCACTCGACTTGCTGAAAAGACTCGCAAGTTGTTTGACGTGCGCGACGAACCCGTGCTCAAGTACATTTCGGAGGATGGTCAGCAGGTGGAGCCGGTGCACTACCTTCCGATTGTGCCTATGGTCCTTGTGAATGGAGCAGAGGGGATCGGCACTGGATTTTCATCGTACGTCCCACCGTATGATCCAAAGGTGGTGACGAAGAATATCATTCACGCGCTTCGAGGCGAGGCGATGGAGGCGATGAAACCGCACTTTCGAGGGTTTACCGGAAAGACGGAAAAGACGGGTGAACATACATGGACTTTGACTGGGACGTTTGAGCGCAAGGGTGACAAGATTCACGTGACTGAGTTGCCACCAGGGAAGTGGATTCAGGATTACAAAGAGTTTCTTGATGGACTCGAGGTTCGTTACGAGAATCACTCGACTGAAACGAATGCCGACTTTACAGTGTGGACGGAGCTCAACGATCCGAAGCAGCTTGGACTTGTCAAGACGATTCACACGAGTAATATGTATCTGATTGGACCGAACGGTGCTGTGAAAAAGTACGCTAGCCCAGAGGAGATTCTGGTGGATTATCTTGAAATTCGCCTCGCACTGTACAAGACTCGCAAGGCGTATCTCATCAAGGAGCTTCGTAAGCAGGTGACGTCAGAGACACTTCGTGCGCGTTTCATCACGGAGGTGTCGAGTGGTCGACTCGTCGTGTTTCAGCGGTCGCGAGCAGACATTGAGAGCGACATGACGCGTCTCGGTTTTCCACATGAGCTGTTGGTTTCGGTCAGGACGTACCAGTACACAGCAGAGGAAATCAACAAGACGGTGAAGCACATCCATGAACTGCAGGCGGAACTCGCAGCACTCGAAGCGACGACCGTGTCGAACCTGTGGAAACAAGATCTTGAGTCCTTATAGAGATGAGTACAGAAAATCTGAGTGATACCATCTACATTGATGAAATTATTCCACCGACAACATCGGAGAGTGATAAGGCTATTATGATCACACGGTTAATTGAAAGGTTGAGTGCAATGTCGGCAGAGTATATTTTAAATAGCCTGCCACCCAATCCAACAAGGGCGCAGTTTATTGCACTATATAAAGACATTTTAAATATACCTGATGTAAAAAGTATTACAGTCAGTGGCTTTTACGGACCGTCTCAGGGTTCATTGTATTATTCTCTTTTACAGGTTCGAAACTTGACTCAAAATACATTATTAAACCCCATACCTGGTCCAAATATGTCAGACGAACAGATTCTTATGTATTATAAGAGTTCTTTTAGAATTACTGCACCAAACTCGGCTATACAGTCCCAAATCGTGAATTTACAGACTGCTCAAACCAAGGATGAATTTCTCAGGTTGCTCCCAGCACTTCGTGACGCAATTGATACAATTATTCCACCCGTTCACACACCGACATCTTTAAATGACATTCTTTCTGAACTTCGTCGATTTCAAAGCTTACCAGATTCTATTGATCAGCAGATTGTATTCGTTGCTTATTTGCCTATGCTTTCTTATTTCTTGGACGTAGATTCGCTTCGGTCTGCACTTGGAACATCTCAGCAACGTTCATATATAAACGCATTTGTTTCAGAATTTTCAAGTAAACTCACTGAAGTTAAAAGTCATGTTACTCTTTTATCACCACCTTTACCACCATTTGGACGTACAGGTCTTACGTCAGCTTATTTACAATACCGGTCTAGTTATGAAATCGCTAGAAACGACGTGGATCGTCTCAGAACACTTACAGCATATAGAAATTTTGTAAATAACATTATCGATGGACAATCCCGGTCGGTTGAACAGCTTCCGACGTCTGTGACTCTTACTGGGTTTTACGCACCATCGATTGATCCAACATCAAAAACTTTTATGGTTTATATTAGCGATGCAACACCTGGACTCGAAATTAAACCCGGTATGATCATTACTGGGTTGAATGGAATTCAAGGTCGCGTTCTCGTTAAATCGTACACATCGAATGTGTATGGGTCAGTTATTATAAACCCAGGTCCTCCATCTATTTCGTTTCCGTATGTTTCTGCTGTAACTGCTATTATAAAAGGATCGGGTAGTGTACCAATCGCTCCGAGTTCTCTTCTTCAATTGACGTTCAAATATGAGTTGGAGATTATATCAAGGGCACGTGTGTTTCGCGGACCAGTTGATAATTCAAACACATTTACAGTATACGTTGTAGAACAGTTTGATGGTCCGACACCAGACAAGGACTGGACAATCGAAGGACTCACAAAACCATCTGAACTTATTGTTGATGTTACTGGAATTATTACTATAAATAGTGTAATCTACGAATCTGGGACATCCAATGTTGTTTTAGGAACATCCGTCAGACCCCAAGACTATGTTTATAAACTTAATGTAACATCAAGTGTCAAACAAACCTTACCTTTACCTGGTTCAATTGTTACTACAGATTTTTATTCTCCAACTGCGGATATTCAAAGTAAATACTATTCCTTGTATGATCCGAAAATTTTTGATCCAACTGATATAAAAGGTCAAGCTGGACAACTTCGTGATTTAAACTCAAATGTATCAACTACAGAGGGACCTGAAGTGTATCATACTGTAGTTGACCGTGGTTCAGGTGTTGGTGCTCTTATTTCGATGGCTGCAATAGGCGCTCAAGAACCATATATGTTCGGGGGTAATTCAAGTTGGATCCCGGAAGTGAAACAACACACTGAATTTTCAATTACACAGCGTTTGTCTGTGCCATTGGCTAATGTTGGTGGTTATCTTGGAAAAACTGTTCAGGTTAATTTATTTCCAAGAGAATGCGGAGATCTCTTGTCAAACATGTATCTCCAGTGTTCTTTGCCGGGTGGATATACATACACAGAACTTGTCGGTCGAGCAATAATTGATAAAGTGGAGTTTATGGTTGACGGTGTGGTATATGAAAGTATTACAGACGATTGGTATATAATTCATGATCAACTGTTTTTGGATGCAGACGAGAAACTTGGTATGTACCAAGCAGTAAGCAACGGAACACCGGAAGGCACAAACGTTGACGCAACAGGAACTCTCAACTTGATTGTGCCACTCGATTTTTTCTTTTGCGATCGGTTCAAGCATGGAAAAAAACGTATCAAACCTTACTTTCCTTTGTGTGCGGTTACATTATCAACCGTGTCTGTTAGATTTACGTTTAATACAAAAGCGTGGATTACACAATCAACTGATAACATAGATTTGATTAATCCACGATTGATGATTGAGGAAATACACTTATCAGCTAAGGAACGTATGTATTATCAATTTAATCCTTTGACTTTCAAAGTTCCACGTGTATGGAAAGAATCTAGTCAGACATATTCAAATGGTTTGGCTCGACTTAATTTCACAGCTAAATTTCCAGTTGCTATGATGGTATGGTTTGTTCGAAACAAAGCATATGAAACACAAGATCGTTATTATTTCGAATCAAGATATTCATATGGATATACATCCGAGTATATCCAAAGTGCTACACCCGTGACGTTCTTTAATGGCGTGTCACTCAACTACATTGATACGATTGATTATGCAACAATGTACTTGAACAATAATAATATTCTTTCAAACTTCCCCGGTGGGTTGTACTATACGTTTAAACAACCATTGGATCACGGTCTCTCTGTACCTACCAAAAGTTTATACATGTACTGTTTTAGTGAACGTCCTAGTATTTACAACTCGGGTGGTACACTCGATTTTAAAACACTTAATTCACAAACTTCTCATTTAGACATTAAATTTTTAGAGCAATATGCACCACAAATTGCAGCAAACTTTTCTTTGAATTTGTTTTATTATGGTTACGTAACATTGAACATACAGAATGGTGTATGTACGCTCTTGTAACTTGATGATTAACGTTTGACATATTGTTTTCACCAGATGGTTCGTTCAATAAATTTCGTTGTTATTATACAGTTTGAGTAATATTTATATAACCATTGTTAGTTGATCCACCGGAATTGGTGGTCCCTATGATTGTAGAACCGGGGATAAGATAAGAAGTCCCTGGGGAGCAACTCCAATTTGCTCCTGTTCCAGCGACATACGTACCTGACGTTGTTCCTCCTGAATATCCACCACCACCACCCACGATATATAATGGGTTAGCAGTTATATCGAAATCGAAAAATTCACATCCGCCACCACCCCCACCGAAACCACCAGGGTATGGAGTTCCTAATGTACCCCCTGTACCACCGAATGCTCCGTTTGTAGTCGTAAGTCCTCCACCAGTATCATATGTTCCACCCGAACCATCGGTACTTATACCTGCACCTGAACCACCTGATGTACCTGTAACACCGCCGCTACCATCACCCTCCGATACTAAGGGGTCAGATGCTTGTGGTGCACCTGCACCCCCGGAAACAAACAGCCATAAACTATTTGTCAGGTCGTATATGAACGTCCCCCCTGCTCCACCTACCTGATTAGGTGATGCCTGTCCTATAACGTATTCGATAGTTATAGGCTCAGTTATTGTATATTCAGCAGAAAACGAAGAATACGAACCGTAAGTACTATTATAGTCAAATGGAGTGCCAGATCCAAACATTGGGCCCGCCCCACCTGCGAGTTCGAAAGTATAAGTTCCAGGAGTTAGGTTTAGGGTTTCTATCGTTCCCGTATATGCCAAGTTCACTTAAATGAGCGTATACGCATTCACAGAAGCGCCGCCCGCCTCTCCGACACCGGTCGCATTCACACCGGCAACTGTGAAATAATATTCGGTGCCGGGTGTCAACCCCGTGTAAGTATAAGAGAACGAGGATATGGACACGTTCTCAAAGCCTATTAATCCATCGAGCACTGAATAAGCATATACGTTAAATGAAGTCGCGTATTCAGGTACATATTCGAACCACACTACATCTATAGTTGTTGCCGTCACATTTGGTGGATCGGGATACCCCGCCGTAGGACCAAAACCGGGAAGAGGCAGAGGAAGCGTACTTATCGGGTCGGACGTCGTCGGTGGACCATTACCCGTTGCATTCGAAGGTGTGATCGTGAACGTGTATTCAGTGTCCGGTACCAAATCTGGAAACGTGAGAGTCGTCCCGGATGTCGTTTGCGTAGTTGATGGTGGTGATGTCTCAATAGAGTAAGAAGTTGCGTACAAGGCTGGATTCCATATCAGGTCGACTGTGGTTTCCGTTGGGTTGGACGCCACGAAACCAGTGACGGCGTCCGGAAGAGGAAGGAGAG